AATCGGTCTGGGCTACACTCTGTGCTCTGTATGATCTGACGGAACGTTGATCCTCTACATCACAGGTCACTGAGCATCAACACAGACTCCGCATAATCGTAAGCGGAACTAACAATCGCGGAGTATATCAGTGGCAGATGGCGAGTCTCATAAGCTCGAGGTCAGTGGTTCGAATCCACTCTCCGCAACCAAATAAAGCGGGTAGATCGTGGCAAGGGGCGCCCAGCAGTCTTCCAAACTGATCATGCGGAGTTCGACTCTCCCTACCCGCTCCAGGACGTTCCGTGTAGCAACGGATAGTGCGACCCGCACGATGAGAAGTGGTGTAGCAACCACGGGTGGTCCCAGTCTAACCTAACTGGCGCTGGCAATGCGACAATCCCGAGGGTGGCGAGCGGGTGCCTACCAGCCCAAGTAGTCCTGCTGAGGGACTGGAAGCCGATGGGCCAAAGGTGGTAACACGAATCCAACCAGGACGCTGGCAGGCAACAAAAAGACCGCGGCTCTCGGGCAAGCACTTTCTAAACACAAGGAGAATGTCATGGCAAGAATCACATCAGAAAAAGCAGTAGAAGCCGTAGGTAATCGTTATGATCTAGTGTTGATCGCTAGTCGCCGAGCACGTGAGTTATCCAACGGCCATGCTCCTCACATCACGACCGACGATACTACCACAGTCAAGGCCATCCGCGAGATTGAACAAGGTCATGTGGGCAGAGATTACCTAAATAAAAACCCAGAAATAAACAAGAAAAAATCCAAATCTTGATTTTTATTGCAAAGAGATATATACACATATTATGCTATCATTCATACGCGAACTCACTGATCCACTGTTAGATTATCTCAAGGACGATCCAGTGCGTCCCGAGATCTCACGCGAATTCCGTGTGAGTGGTCAGCGTTTCGTGTCAGCCCTGGTAGACGATCAACCACGTGCCATGGTCTGCGTGAGCCTGCATGATTTTGTGCCTGAGACTGTGGCGGATCTGTCGCAGGACCCTGCGGAACCCAACACAGCGATATTTTATACTATCTGGAGTTATGCTCCTGGAGCGGCCACAGAACTGTTGTTTGCCACAGTGGATCAAATCCGAGAACTTTATCCCACTGTGCGACGATTCGTCACACTGAGTCCCAAGACAGAAATGGCTCGCAAATTCCATCTACGCAACGGGGCACATGTGCTGAGAGAAAACACAGACACTGTCAACTACGAATATATAATTGCATGACCAAATTCACTGACACTCTACGGGCCGCGCTAGAGAAAAAACATGCCGCGGCACATCCTGACACCAAGTCGGATGCCAAAGATGATGGCAAAAGCAAACCTAAAAGGACACCGCCGGTGATCACGGGTAAACCAGTAAAGAAAGTCACTGGACGTGGACGCTAGTATTTGGAACTTGCCTTGGTGGCAACTGGGTTGGGGACTGGCAGTGGTAGCCAACTACATTTATTGGATCTTTGTTGATCCTGTGTTGCATACAGAACGCAGTTGACCAAAAACTGCTTTTCTAGTATAATGCTAGAATGGACTTTTACATAGATGAAGCATATCTCACTGATGTTGTAGTGCGGACTGAATATCCTCGCTACAACGATCGCACAGAGCTGACTGCAGAAGAACTTATCTCGGTAATAAAACATCCTGCGCCTGCTGTTAGTATTGGCACCAAAGATCATCCTGAGTTTGCTTGCCTACGTGAGCAGTTAGAACAAGATGGATATATTCAAGTTCAACGTGGTTGGTGGAACGGTGATCGTGTGTTAAAGCCATTCCAGTTAAACGATGTAAAATTTAAAAAAGGTGATCAGTTTCCCTGTGCCGCGGCCATGAACGGTCATTTAAAGTTTCGAAAACTATATAAACAAAAGAAAGGAGGGCACAATGCCTAGTGTATTTTTAGTATCAGACACGCACTTTGGTCACGCAGGTGTGTGCCGCTTCACACTCAACGACGGAGTAACCAAACTTCGTCCCTGGGATGATCCAGAGGAGATGGATGAGTTCATGATCAAGGCCTGGAACGAACGTGTCCGACCTACAGACAAAGTCTACCACTTGGGCGATGTTGTGATCAACAGAAAAGCGTTGAAAACTCTTGCTCGTCTAAACGGTGACAAGGTCTTGATCCGCGGCAATCACGACATCTTCAGAGATGATGAGTATCGAGCATACTTCCGTGAGCTTCGTGCTTACCATGTGATGAATGGCATGATCTTGAGTCATATCCCTATCCATAGCGAAAGCCTGGGTCGGTTTGGTGTCAACATCCATGGTCACTTGCATGCCAACCGGGTGATGAAAGCCATGCCGCCGGCATACAGGCCTGATATCATAGATCCACGTTATCATTGTGTGTGCGTGGAACAAACTGACTTTGCTCCTATCTTGTTCGAAGATGTGATCAAGCGCATCGAAGCAGAAGGTGGTACTATCGGTTTTCAAAACGGCAACGGCCCTCGAGGTGCAGATTGATGACATATCCAAGGATCAAATTCTGGGAAGCCACCATCCGCACCCCAGATGGTCAAGAGTTTAAAGACCGTGTGGGAGCAGATACGGCCGAACAGGCTCGTAGACTTTTGCAAGAACGGCATGGCCCACGTGCAGTGCCTTACTTGCCGCGCATGATCCCCAGTTAGGGCCACAGTCAGCCTTGCTCACTTGGCCAGCGCCAATAAGTGCCGATAGCAAAATGACTGGGTGACGTCGGGTAATACCGCAAGAGCCGTAGATACCATAAGTCTGCGCCGGACTGGGTAACCGGCATACATATTTCATGCCAAAAATCATTTCCATAGAACCTGCCATTGATCCTAATGCCAGACCTACATTCTTACTAGATTGGGAATTGACCATGAAGTGCAATCTAGACTGTAGTTACTGTCCTACTCCAGATCAGGTTCCTGTATCTATGGCCTATCATGACAATTCAGCTGATCATCCATCGTTGGAAAAATGTCTATCGACTATAGATTTCATGTATGAATATGTGGATCTTTACATGCAACAAAAACCACGATGGAATAGGTCTGTGGTGCTCAATATCTACGGTGGAGAGAGTTTGTTTCATCCAGACATAGAAAAGATCATGGCTGCGGTCAGAGACAAACATAAGCCTTATCGAGACAGTTGGCCATTGACTGTGACTTGCACAACCAATGGCGTCGTTGGTCCAAATCTCATGAAGAGAGTGGTAGGCTTTGTAGATGAATTCACAGTGAGTTATCATGCGGAATCATTGTCCAAACAAAAACAACAAGTGCTAGACAATCTTCGTTTGATAAAAAATAGTGGCCGTCGTCTCAAGTGTGTTGTGCTCATGCACGGCGATGAAAAATTTTGGCCAGAATTGCAAGAAGTCATTGCTTTCTGCCAACAAGAGAATATTCGATATCTTCCCCGGCATTTGGATGGTCATGTCAATGCCAATTATGGCCCCAAACAAATACAATGGTTCCAAAATTTATGGAATCAACGCAGTCCTGGCCATGCCGCGATCAAACAGCGAGAAATTATTGAACACAAACAACAAACACTGACGAGCAATGTAGATCTATCTGATGTGGGCAGGGCCTGTTGCGGCGGCAGATTGATGTGTGTCAATCAAGAAATGAAAGATCCGATATTTTACATTCCTGACAATAACTTCCTGGGCTGGAAATGCAGTGTGAATTGGTATTTTTTGTATGTTAAACAACACACCGATGAAGTTTATCTCAACAAAGACTGTCGCATGAATTTTGACGGGTCTGTATCACCAATCGGTTATCTCAATAATACCACGGAAATTTTAGATTGGCTCAAAACTAGATTCCATGGATCCAACCTTCCCGTCATCACCTGTGCCAAAAATCTTTGCACATGTGGTCTGTGCGCACCAAAAAGCCAATCCGAATCTAACTTTCGTGAGATAATGCGTAAACATGTAGCCGATATCAATGTTTTTGATGTTGACACAGCGTGATGATTATCGTAAAATAACATTCTGCCCTGTTAGTTAAATGGTATAACAGTTGATTTGTAATCATCAATTGGCAGTTCGATTCTGTCACGGGGCACCAATCTAATATAAAAGGAAACAGTCATGCTAAAACCCAACTCCACATATCGAATGAGCAAGGCTGCCAAGACATATCTGGCATTCAATTGGTATCGACTTGGCATCCGTTCTATCATGCGTGCCACTGTCGAAGCCGAATTGGCAGACAAGATCCAACCTCGGGGCCGGCGCGACAAAAATGATGCCTAATAAGTAAAGGCATGTTGCACACCGAACTTGCTCTGCATCTTGGCCCAGGACTTTGGTATCTACCACAAGTATTTGACATTGCAACCTATCGTGAGATACGTCGATCATATCGGGAAACTGTGACAGGGTGGCAATGCCTCGGCCCCAACAGGCTCATGAGCCTGCCCAACAACCCAGATTACTCATATCTGCGTGAAGTGGCTCTGGACATCAATCTCGCTGTGAGCGAATTGACTGATCATAGATTGCGTCCATTGGATCAGACCATATTCGTGGATCTCCCTGGTCATCAACTCACATGGCATTTTGACCACAACAATTATCGCGTATTGCTCCAGGTCTACTGCGGAGATATCGCACAGCCCGGTATGGGCACTCAGTGGTATGTGGGCGAAAAAAATACAGAATTGTTAGAACAATATGGCACAGATAAAATAGTAGATGTGACGGGCCTAGAAACAGTGGAAACAGCCTACGCACCCAATGCGGGCTACATCAACGATAATACTGTCAAAAAAGCACATGGCACCCGCCGTGTAGGGCCGGGTCTCAGCAGAGAGAGCGTGCTTTTTACTTTTGGATAAATTTTCTTGTCAGATTGTATTTTACGTAAGTAATGCGTTATTATCGTCGCACGTAATAACAGATCAAACTTTCGAAAGGAAATACAATGAAAAAAACAGCGATTGCAGGTATCCTGGCAGCGACTCTAGCGGGTGCCGTGCATGCTCAGAGTAATGTCACAGTCTACGGTGTATTGGACACAGGTGTAGTCAGTGCAAGTAACTCCGGCACGGCCAATGGTCAGTTCACAGGCGTAGTAAGTGGTATCCACGGAGCCAGCCATATTGGTTTTAGAAGCACTGAAAAAATTGATAACAAATTGACAGTAGGTGTCAAAATTGAATCCGACATCAACGTGGCAAACGGAACACAAGGACTAGCATCAGGATCTGGTTCAGCTAACGCTGTGTTTGCTCGTGGATCCAATGTGTTCTTGCAACACACTGACCTTGGCACAGTGACGATCGGTCGACAAGACAATGCGGCCTGGAGCACATATTCCAGCCTAGACTCGCGTCGCCACAGCAACTTTGGTGGTAATCCTGTGTTCCTGTCGGATGGTTCCAGTTTCGGCGGTACGGCCACTTCCAAAACAGGACTGAGCAAATACACAGGTGGTCCATTTGTGAGCCAGGCAATTCGCTATGATACGCCAACGTTTGGTGGGTTCAGCGCGACCTATGCTCGTATGTTTGGTAACGTAGCTGGTGACATGGATGCCAGCGCAGCCGACCAAGTGGTCTTGCGCTACGACAACAAAGGCATGGTGTTTGGTGCTGTGGGTTATTACAATACCAATGCCAGCACTGGTACAAGCCAAGGACGCAACAATTATGCAGGCGTAGGTATCCGTGCTACCAAAGATCTCACTCTGTTGACCAACTACTGGAAGATGGAAGACCCCAACGGTGCCGGAGCCGCAAACACCAAATTTGATCTTTACAGCGTGGGTGCTCGTTATCAGATCAATCCTAAGTTGGAGGCCACTGTTGGTTTCTATCGCTTAGAGGACAAGATCAACAGCAACAATGGTGCTGATCGTCAGTCCGCTGGTCTAGCATACTCACTCAGCAAGCGCACCACACTCATGGCCATGGCTTCTTATGCGCAAAACAAAGGAACCACTGGATTTGCAGCCTGGGGCGGCGGTGGATCTAATGCCAATACTTTAGGCAACAGTTTTGGATTGAATGCCGCTGGAATTGATCAGAAGGCCTATGCTGTAGCGATCCGTCACAGCTTCTAAAAACAAAAAGGAATACAATCATGAAGAAAATCGTTACTTCTGCGATGATGTCATTCCTTTTCGCTATCTCTGGGCCGTCGCTGGCTCAGTCGATAGTGGGAGGGTTTGGTAGCACGACTACAGAATACAAAATCATCACCAACAATCCAGTGGGGGCCGGTGCTGATGTGTTGGCACGCAAAATCAGCCAGATCATGCAAGAACGTCATAACATCAACAGCAAGGTCTACAATATCACCACAGGCGGCGGTTTAGCATCCGCTCAAGAATTTAAGAAGGAACGACTTGCAGTCACTATCACCAGCGCCAGTGCATTGGCTTATCTACCTATACAACTAGGCAATGTAGGTTATACCCGTGCAGATTTTAACGTGATCAACGAGATTGGGATCGGCGGGGTCATTTGGTTTTCTTCTGCTGACAGCGGGATCAATGATCTCGATGATCTTGTCAAAGTTTTACCTACCTTGCCCAAGTCATCGGTTTCTGTTGGTGCTGCCGACGGTGGTTCGAACGCCCAGGCATTCTTGAAAACCAAGAATCTAAAAGTTCCTGTGGTCACTTTCCGTTCAAACTCAGATGCTGTGTTACAGGTGGCCGGTGGTCATGTGCCGGTTGGCGTGGTTACTTTGACCACTGAGCAGATTTGGACTTTTGCGGCAGAGAAAAAGATCAAGATCCTTGGAGTCACAAGCAAAAAGACCCTGGAACATCGTGGACATAAGATCCCATCAATCAATGAGAAATTTGGAGTTCCTATCCTACCGGGCGGTGCTTTCTTGGCCATGACCCCGGGCGACACAGTCGAGCATCGTGCTCTCAAAGTCGCTTTGTTGGAGGCTCTCAAAGATCCAGAAATCGAAGCCATAAAGAAAAAATACTGGCCCATGGGTAACTACATCACGCTGGATGAAATCATTCAAGTGGCACAGAAAAATCAAGATCTTATCAAGAAATGACCCTGAGTAAAAATCGCGGATACTGGAGAGTCAACGGAGAATGCTTTGACAACAAAGTCAAGGCTATACTGGCGGCACAACACCAGGGACTCGGATTTGATGATGTCAGTTATCATTACAATGATGAGTGGTATGATCAACATGACTGGTCAGTGGAGCCAAAAGAAACACTGGATGAACTGTATCTAAAAAGAGCCCAACAACTGAGAGAAAAATACAAGACTCTTATTTTGCGATACAGCGGTGGCGCCGACAGCCTCAACATACTAAGGACTTTCGTTGATAACAACATCAAACTTGATATAGTCACTATGAACGAGTGGCATGCACCTGGCACAGATCCGTGGCTTTCAATTGCCAACGTAGAAAAAAATCTAATAGCCAAACCGTTCGTCGAGGATCTTGTCAAAAAAGGTGCAAACTTCAAAGTAATTGTCAATGATTTCAGTCCTACCATTTCGGTGTTAGGGTCTGATCCTGGTTGGATATTTGACATCGATGCTCCTAGATTTAATTGTATCGATATAACTGCTCATAGAGCATGCACCACTGAAGAATTCGAAGAATGGAATGATCCTTCTACCGCGGTGATTGTTGGCGTAGACAAGCCCAAAGTTTGGGTCAGAAATGGAGGTAAAATTTGGTATTTTTCGCAAAATGATACATTACACTCGATGCACAATCGGGCTGATCATATGATACCGGAACCTTTTTATTGGTCAGCAGATCTGCCGGAATTGGTCATAAAACAATGCCATGTTGTTAAAAATTATTGGAGGCACCATCTAGACAAAGTAGATATAACCGAAAATGATAAACAATCAATACAGAAAAAAACTCAAGTGATTCCTTTGATTTATCCTAAATATTATGGTCACCTGGATCCTCATGCTTCCGAACTTCCTTACTGGGATCATGATGACATAAATTCACAATATCGAAACGGAAACCATCAATCTCCGCGTGGATATGGCTGGGATTGGGAGTTCCATAAGTCTCCATATTTTAAAGTCTGGAAAGACGGCATAGACCTGGCAGACAGAATTATCCATCGACGGTTTAAAACCAAAGATACTATCTGGGAAAATGGGCTACTTGTCTGCCGGACTAAACCTAGATGGTTAGGTAAGTGATCACTGACCACCCTGCTACAAGCAGGGTTTTGTTGTATTTTTACAACAATCATTTAGATTGACCAGAAATAGCCATTTTGCTACAATATAGGTATAGTAAACATTACAGGAGCCCTACTGTGAAATCACTCAAAGCCTATGTAGATCAAAAGAATCAATGGAACGCTATTTTTGGCGGCCGGCCATTGGTCATTGGCCAAGATAATCAACGCATCGCCGACATGATCGACGGTGATCTTTCCCCAGAAAATCTCACCTGCGACGGAGAATTGCCTCGCAGTCAAGTTCAAACTCGTTATCGTCAACTCACGGCCGCGGCACAAGAACTACGTCGTCTAGATCCCACAGTAAAGTTTTATGAGTTCTCTTGAGTTGACTGAAAAATCAATTCAGCATACAATTATAAAATCGTAAACAAGAAGGAGTAAGCCCTATGTCAGTTGAACATCGCACCGTTACCGCGGTTGGTGCCCGCAAATCGATCAAGAAGTGCTTCGACAAGAAGCGTCCCCTGTTCCTGTGGGGTCCCCCCGGAATCGGCAAGTCAGAAGTGGTAGCAGACATCACCCGCGAATTGGGCGGTTTGATGATCGACCTTCGCTTGGGCCAGATGGATCCAACCGATATCCGTGGTATTCCGTTTTATAACAAAGAAGTAGGCAAGATGGATTGGGCACCCCCCATTGACTTGCCCGATGCAGAAACCGCCAGCCAGTATCCGGTAGTGGTATTGTTCTTGGATGAGATGAATTCTGCGGCTCCGGCTGTGCAAGCGGCCGCTTACCAGTTGGTGCTCAACCGCCGTGTGGGCAAGTATATCCTGCCAGACAATGTAGTGCTGGTAGCCGCGGGCAATCGCGAATCAGACAAAGGTGTGACCTATCGCATGCCTACTCCGTTGGCCAATCGCTTCGTCCACTTAGAGATGCGAGTTGACTTTCCTGTGTGGCAAGAGTGGGCTGTCAATAACAGCATCCACAAAGATGTGGTAGGTTACTTGAGTTTTGCCAAGCAAGACCTCTACGACTTTGATGCAAAATCTGCGTCACGCTCGTTTGCTACTCCACGCTCGTGGACCTTTGTGAGCGAACTCTTGGCAGACGAAGATGTGGACGAGACCACTTACACTGATCTCATCGCAGGTGCTGTGGGTGAAGGCTTGGCAGTGAAGTTCATGGCGCATCGCAAAATCGCATCTAAGATGCCCCGGCCTGAAGACATCTTGTCAGGCAAGGAAAAAGAACTCAAGGTCAAAGAAGTATCGGCCATGTATAGCCTGGTGATCTCCATGTGCTATGAACTCAAAGGTGCTATCGAGCGCAAGGTCAAGGATTCAGAGTTCCATGCCATGTCTGACAACTTCTTCCGCTACATGATGGACAATTTCGAGACTGAACTGGTTGTGATGGGTGCTCGTATCGCGCTCACCACATACAATCTTCCGTTCCAACCTACCAAGCTCAAGAACTTCGACGAGTTCCATCAGCGGTATGGCAAGTATATTCTCAGCGCAAGCCAGAATTCCTAAACGGTTCAGGGTTGGATCCACTTTCGGAAACGAGACATAGGGCTATGTCGGATCCAACCCATCTTTTCTCCCAACCACCCGTGAGGGTGGTTTTCGCACCTTACGATCATGACCGAGTGCAGGAAGTCCTGGTGCAAGTGTGTCGAGAATTTGGCCGTCCTGGAGCACGTTGGAAGTATCGTAGTCCCGACATAGGCACCATCGAAGACAATGTATGGGTGGTGGATTTCCATTTTGCCAATCCACATGATGCAATCATATTTGGTCTTAAATATCAACGATGAGATACAAGATAGTCAAACTGGATGGTCGTTGGAGTTACAGAAAATACTTCGAGTATGCTGTGATTTTTTCTGGTCGCATGAGCAACAGCCAAGGTCCCATGCAGTTTGCCGAAGCACAGAAATATTTCTTTGATATCTATGGCTGGAGTGCCGAGATACGCCAGTGGGCTGACATCCGAGAGTATCATCACAATGTGTGGAACTATATCAAACCCCCGCCCGTGGGAATCATGCCCGAATGCGTGAACCCCATGTGGTCATGGACCAATGGCTACGAAGATCTGCGTATATACGTGAAAAGCCAGCAAGAACTCACGCTGTTCACGCTGAAATACCCGGTTGACCAATAATTCCATTTTATGTATAATAATAGAATACAGTGAAGGAGCACCCTATGTCTACAGCACAAACTACCACCCAAAACAAAGACGACGCTAAAAAGTTTGAAAATCTCCTGGGCCCCATGGATCCCAAACTAGATCGCGAAGTGCGCGAGATGCTGGTCACTGCCCGTGTGGGACTCCTGCTCCGTGCTTCATTCTTTGGCAATCTGGCCACTCGTTTGAAGTTGGTCAATGCCGATGAGTGGTGTCCTACTGCCGCCACAGACGGGCGCCATTTTTATTATAACAGCCGATTCATCAAACTACTCAAACCCAAAGAGATCGAGTTTTTGTTTGGGCACGAGGTCTTGCATTGTGTGTATGATCACTTTGGTCGCCGTGGCGATCGTGATCCACAGTTATTCAATATCGCCAATGACTTCTGTGTCAACGCAGATTTGAAGAAGCATCGCGTGGGCGAGTTCATCACTTCAGTGCCTTGCTTGTATGATGCCAAGTTTGAAGGCAAGAGTTCTGAAGAGATCTATGACTATCTCTACGAGAACGCTGAAAAAATCAACATCAATGACCTCATCGACAAATTGCTGGATGAGCACATGGATGGCGACGAAAATGGCGATAGCGGGTCCGATGGCGACAAAGAAGGCAAGGGCAAAGGTCGCCCCAAACTGAGTGCCGAAGAGCGTGCCAAGATCCGTGACGAGATCAAAGAAGCCATGCTGGCGGCCGCCCAAGCATCGGATGCAGGCAACATCCCGGCCGGTGTCAAACGCATGATCCAGGATTTAACCGATCCCAAGATGAACTGGCGCGAACTGCTCCGTATGCAACTCGAGAGCACTATCAAGAGTGATTACACTTGGATGAAGGCCAGCCGACGTGGTTGGCACATGGATGCTGTGATGCCGGGCATGCGGAACACTGACGCTATCGATATCGCAGTGGCCATTGACATGAGCGGTTCAATCTCAGATGCGCAAGGCAAGGACTTCCTCAGCGAAGTCAAGGGCATCATGGAAAGTTTCGATTCCTATCGCATCCATTTGTTCACGTTTGATACCCAACCATACAATCCGCAGAACTATAATTCCGACAATCTCGAAGATATCACAGACTATGATTTGCAAGGTGGTGGTGGCACCGACTTTGATGCTATATTCCAGCACTTGAAAGAAAACGAGATCGAACCCAAGCGCCTGGTGGTGTTCACAGACGGTTATCCGTTTGGAAGTTGGGGCGATGAAAACTACTGCGACACAGTGTGGATCATCCACGGAGACAAAAATCCAAACCCACCCTTTGGTGTATGGGCACTGTATGAGGAGCAACAGTGACCTTCAGTGAATTCATATACTTCGCCTGTGGCTTCTGGATGGGTTGGTGGATCGGTGAACCAATCATTCGATCTATCCCCAAGATCATTCGCGAGATCAGAGAAACCCGCTGGAGGCAATGAAGCAGACATGATCACTAACTTGCACTCACGATCAGATTGGCTTTATACCAATACCAGTCCCAGTTCAGTGTATGTGGGCAATCAGCAGAGTGCAGGCATGTTGAGATATAATACCCAAAGCAATCAACTGGAAGTGTATGACGGAAACAACTGGTTGAGTTTTGGCTCTGGTGCTACAGTAGGACTGTCTCCAGAAGCCGAGCAAATCTTGAGTTGGGGCAGAGAAAAAATGGCCGAAGAACACGAACTAGAGAAACTCATGAAAGATCACCCGGGTTTGAAGGAATTACACGAGAAATTCCTACTAATGAAGGCCTTGGTAGCACGAGAGTCTAAAAAACCGTGAGATCAAGATCAAAAAGGTAAAACTGAAACAAAAACTACTCTGCAACCGCCGCTAAGGCGGTTTTTTTGTGGCATAAACTACGTAGATTTCTTTTTCGCTCGTAAATAGATGTATGGAGAACCAACCCCAGAATCTATCAGTGTCAGACTTGATCATGCTTCAAAGCATAGTGCAAGTGGCCTGTGAACGCGGTTGTTTCCGTGCCGATGAAATGAGCCAGATAGGTCAATGCTATGATCGATTGAGTGCTTGGTTGGCACAAATGACTGCACCAGCAGAAACAGAGACACCCAACGAAGAAACAAAAGGAGAATGACAATGTTCATTAAACACGTAGGTAAACAAGGCGATCGCAGGGTAGCCATTATATTCAGAGAAGTGCCAGGTGAGGACCATATGTGTTTGGTCGTATATCCCGACGTTCTTCCAACTCACATGCATGATGCGCTGATGAAAGCCATCGAAACACCCGAAGCACAGCAGAGCGACAATCTAGCCGATGCTGTCCACAGACAGATGTTCCCGGATGGTCGTCCCATGCTAGTGGCTTTGCATTCAGAAGGCATGTTGAAAAAGATACAGACCGAAACAGTGATCGTGACCCCTACACCCACTGCTTCATGCAAACTCAGCGAACTCAACGACATCCTTCGCCAGATGAAAGAAGGCAAACAGGCCGTAGATAAGTTGGCCGAACTGGATGCCAATGCCGGAATTTCCGGCAAAGCCAAGGTCCGTGACGGTCTAGGACGTGAACTGCGTTCACCACCTGCTGCCAGGACCAATCTCGCAGGCAGTAATCAAGTGTTGACAGACGACGCACTGGCTACAAATCTCCGACAACAAGCCGAGCGCATGTCTGCCGAAGCCAAGAGTCTATTGGCCGAGAGTGCCAGATTGATGGAGGAAGCGGCCACCATGACCGGCGCTCCTACCAAACCCGCTAAACCTAAAAAAACAACTAAATCAAAGGTAGCGGATGCGGCTCAAAGTTGATGACGTAGAAAAATGGGAAGAAGTGATCTCGTCAGTAGACAAAGATCACATCCCTATCGATTGTGTCAAAAAAGTCACAATCAAACTCAAGGGTAATCGACAGAAATCTATCAATCTAGAAATCCTGCGCCGTAATGGGCTGGATATCGAAGAGATTGAATCTGTGATGGCACGCACCATGAATGAACTGGGCAACCAGATAGTAAATATCGATTTTGTTATCGATGTAAACACAGTGGCCCGTCATGTGCAACCACTCACTGACAAAATCCTAGGAAAACTATGAATGTTCGTTTGGTATCCTACAGTCAACCCACAGGTGAATTTAGACACATGGGCATCCAAGATGCGCAAGAACTCATTGCGTATTGCGCCCGTGTCAGCAATCCCGCCAACCAACTCAACACTGAATCATCAGAAAAGCTCATCAGATACTTGGTCCGACATCAACACTGGAGTCCACTGGAAATGGTCTCAGCCTGTTGCGAAATTACCACAACCAGAGACATCGCCAGACAGATACTTAGACATAGATCATTCTCATTCCAAGAGTTCAGTCAGCGATATGCTGACCCTACTCGAGACCTCTCGTTCGTATGTAGAGAAGCACGGCTTCAAGACACTGCCAATCGCCAAAACAGCATCGCCGTGGATGATCCAATGTTACAGATCGAATGGGAACGTGCCCAACAACGAGTTATCTATGCCGCCAAGCGAGAATATGAGTGGGCTATCGCTAATGGCATAGCCAAAGAACAGGCCCGTGCTGTGTTGCCAGAAGGTTTGATCGAAAGTAGGCTCTACATGAACGGCACCTTGCGTTCATGGATACACTTCATCGAACTGCGCAGTGGTAATGGCACACAAAAAGAACACATGGAAGTGGCTCGTGCCTGCGCCGAGGTCATAGCCAAAGTATTTCCTATGGCCACAGATCTGGTTGCACAATCCTAATATACCTGTTATACTGTGACTGTGAAGGTCATATTCCATTCTTTTACCATGGGCGATGTAGATGATTTAGATATCTATGTGGCCCAACCCATTTACGAATGGCAACAGACTGACAAGGGAAAATGGGTCATGGACAACGCTTCCGACCTTAAGTATTATACCAGTGCCGACCCAACGACCTTTGGGCATAAAATCACCATCCAAGGGAAACTGGAGGATATCAAAGCAACGGAGTATTATCTGCGATGGAGTTGATAAAACATTTTTCATTTATTCTTCCATACATCAACGACCTTTTTGATCAGGATGTAATGGTCACTGTTAGTTTTGATAGAGATTTTAATATACAGCAGTCAAATATCGTAATATTGACAACCGACCATTGGGGAGATGACGAATACCTTCTGACCCCACCCGACTGCCGTCCTCAATCAATGATTGACTGTCTGAAAATTAAAGTCCGCCAATATCCAACAAAAACTTTTTATCTCATGACTGTCTGCCCTTTTCTAGAAGAATTTTTTACAGATGAGAAAAATTTAATTGTTATACATTGGGGAAATGATTTCATGCTACATCCAGATACTGACTATTCTGGGATTAGTCCTGTAATGGAAAAAGAATTTTCTAAAAATTGGCATTGGGTTTCATTATCTAATAATCTAAGAGTTCACAGAAGCATTTGTCATCTAATACTTTTAGGACTAGATATAAAACACGGTTATCAAAGATTTGACCCATCGTGGATTATCAGGCACGAATCTTGGAAATCATTCAAGTCATATCTAAAATATAACAAATATCCTTATCTGAATAGTATCTCTAGAAAATTCTATCCTGTCATGGAAAAAGGATTTTTAAAAGTTAAAAACTCAGAAGGATATGATGCAAAAAAGTATCTGCACAGGGATAACAAATCTGCAGAAGTGGGGATGAACCTAAAAGAAAATTTTAATCAATCTCTCAAGAACGTTTTCTACCAACATAGCGCAATCGAAGTGGTGACAGAAACTGTTTTTATAAACCAAACTGGAATAATTACGGAAAAATATCTTAACACTGTATATGGCAGCAATTTTCCTATCATAATTGGCATGCACAGAACTGTTGCTCACCTAAGATCTTTGGGATTTGATATGTTTGACGACATTATCGATCATTCTTATGATGAGATCGTTGATCCTTATGTCAGAATGACAAAAGCTATCACGGATAATCGAAAAATGCTCGAGGACAAAGGTGTTGCTATTTCTGCTTGGTTTGATTGTCAAGATAGATTCCAACAAAACTATCGTCTAATCGAGGCAATTTATCAAAATAAGGAACACATGGTGAAACAACAAATACATAATACTCTAGATAGAAAAAAAACACGAAACTGAATATTTCTTCAAATGGCACAAATAACTAATTTTATCAGCGAAAGTTTATTATAATGCGAAAAATTTTAGTCACTGGAGGTTTGGGACTCATTGGACACAATGTTGTTCGCCGCCTCATTGATGCAGGACACGAGGTATCTGTAACAGATACACAAACCAACTACGGGTTGGTTCCACAGGATGAACTAGATTATCTCATGGCCGAGCGGCGTGCTAAGATTCCAGAGATGAATCTGCGCACACATCGCATAGATATCGCAGATCAGGCTGGAATCGACTGGCTCGTCAAACACTATCAACCCGATACTGTGATACACATGGCCAGTTTTCCCCGGCAGAAAGTGGTCAATGTCAACCCCATGATAGGATCACGTGCCATGAGCGAGGGCTTGCTCAATTTGCTAGAAGCCGCAAAGAATAATCATGTGTGCAAATTCATATATATTAGTAGCAGTATGGTCTATGGAGACTTCACTGACGATGTCACAGAAGATGCTGAATGCCGTCCACAAGGGCAGTACGGCATCATGAAACTTGCAGGAGAATGGCTTGTCCGAGATTATAGTAGGCGTGGTTTTTTTGATCATGTCATTATTCGTCCTTCCGCTGTATACGGAGAACTCGATGTTGAAGATCGTGTTATTTCAAAGTTTCTGTTGACAGCCATGCGTGGCGGCACACTCAAAGTCAATGGTGCCACCGAAACTCTCGATTTCACTTATGTGGGTGATGCCGCCGACGGTATAGTTGCGGCGGCCTTGAGCACCACAGCCAATAATCAAACCTATAACATTACCAAGAGCCATTCATGGAGCCTGCTGGACGCGGCTAACTTAGCTGTGCGGATAGTAGGGAAAGGTTCGGTAGAAGTGCGTGACAAAGATGCCGATTTCCCCAGCAGAGGTGCGCTCAACATCGATGCCGCACGACGAGATTTCGGGTATGATCCCAAGGTAGATATCGAAGAAGGTTTCCAGAAATACTATGAGTGGCTTAACAGTTCCCTTTACTGGTCTCCGAAAACAGTATAACAATCTCCGCCAGGAGATACTAGACGCCACAGACGAAGTGTTGCGCAGTGGCCAACTCATGAATGGCAATTTCACTGCCGAATTTGAGTCTTGGTTGGCCAAACGCAATCATGTAAAATATGCCATATGTGTCCACTCTGGCACATCGGCCCTGGAAGCCATCGCGGAATTCTACGCCAAAAACTCTGCTGTGCCCAATCCTCCCACTGTGTTGATTCCCAGCCTGACCTATGCGGCCACGGCCAACGCTTTTATACGTGCAGGATGGGATGTTGTGTTTATTGACACCGATCATCATGGTATCATTGACGTCAAAAAAATACCTACGGATATTAGTTATCAGGCCGTTGTGTTGGTAGGGCTGTATGGCGCCTCAGTGAGCCACATGGGTGACATATCCACCTGGCGGCAATGGACGCTGAACGACAAGATCGTGATTGAAGATGCGGCACAACACTGGTTGGCCGCTGATTGCACTCGTATTGGTAGAGCATCTGCCTTGTCATTTGATCCCATGAAGAACTTACCTTGCTATGGCAACGGGGGTGCAGTGATCACCAATGATTCAGATCTCCTGCACTGGGTCAGAGCCTGGAGAGACAACGGTAAATCCACCAACAACGACACAGGAACCAACAGCCGTATGAGCGAGATTGACTGTGCCCATATGATGGTCAAAGCACGACATATCGACACGTGGCAGATCCGTAGGTCTAAGATAGCAGGATATTGGAGAGAACGTCTAAAGAATACTGATATCCGTTGCTTGATAGATCAAGACAACGAACATGACCATGCTTATCATAAGTTCGTGATTGACATCAACAATAGAGACATCCTGCAAAAAAATCTAGCCATACGCAAGATAGAGACCAAGATACACTATGTCCAGCCCTTGCATGAAATTGGCTTGTTCCGTGCGTATCAAGGGCCCGATATCTTGAGTTGTGCTAGTGCTTTGAGTCGACGTGTATTGAGCCTGCCGTTGTATCCTGAACTCACTGATCTTGAAGTTGAGTATGTCATTGATCAGGTGACAGATTGCGCCTGAGCAAGGCATAACTGGCCAGCCAAGACCACTCATAACTTTTCTTCAACGCATCAAAGTCACCGTTGACTTCATCATAGTAAGCCACAGCATCCTCGGCTCCCCAGATTGACCATTGTCCATTGGGATTTCCTGCACCTGCTGTGAGCCATTTCTTCAGCCTGTATTGACTTTCTACATCTGTCTGACCACGCAATTTAACGCACTCGCGGAAGGCAGTGCGCCATGCTGACCAAGCAGTGTAAGCATATCGGGCTGTGCCCGACACTACGGGCACCACTTCATGTTCGTCATCCAGTGTGAAATCCAGTCCTCGACCGGCATTGGCCAAAACCAATCTTTTGTTGTAAGCGATCATGGCTTGATGTCCATAGGTCAATCCTGTGATAGGGTTGAAAGCATGGAAAATGTAATGTTTAGCGGCCTGCATGCGATCTGGTTGCCAAGACCAATCAAAATCGTTGACCACTTCTAACTTCGCGAACACAGCGAAAAACCAATCAGTGTTGGATGCTTGAGCTGCCGCATGATAGGCTGCCGCACGGCCGTTGACACCATCGCTACGCACTGCTCTATTGTCATGCCCTCTTTGCAGGGCATAAATCAAAGTCTGCCAATTTTGATCAGCATTGGGTTCACCGTTGGAAATAAAAACGATATCAAGGGGTCTGTCATTGTTTTTGTTTTTGTGTGTTTTATCTATGTAGGGATAATCATATAACTGTGTTTTGAGATGATTTTTGGCCTCTCTAGGGACCAGCACAGAACTGGCTCCAGGTGTGAGTGGAATGACAGTCTTGACCTTTTCTCTCCAGAGATTCATGGCGGGCACATCTTCAACAGCATCGTGCCGCACAAACTGCACCACCGGTGCCTGGAAATCGTATGCCCACACAGCGGGCACTTGGCTGTCATGCTCGTGTCGGCACACAGGCACAGGACGCCGAGGTACTGATTGGCCTTCTACGAAGTGTATGGTATCAAACCATTCCAGCAAAGCCAGTTCCTTGGATTTCTCAAGGAAACTGGGAACATGCACCAGAAAAGTATCCCCAAACTTCTGATCATCGCTGGCCCATACGTGCAACATGTCCTGCTGCCATTCTGACGGATGCCAGGTAAAATCAAACCTGCTGTAATCACACACACTGGACACTATCCACACATATTGATGTTGGCATTTGCCGAGTATGCGCCTGAGTGTGCCAAAATAGTCTGAAATATATCGAGTCTTTTCTCGACACGGGATCAGCAGACCATCTCCATGATCTATACCTATCCTTGGATAGCTGCCTATGCGTTGGATTATGTCATGAGTTCGGTTGACATCTCGCATACTGGTTTTGGGTATAAGATACGTTCCACCATTTTCCTGATGCTGGCTAGGCCATACATGAGTTTGTGCAGATTCCCATGGCACAGGTTCCCATGACCAATCAAATCGAGAATAGTCGTTCAGACCGTCTACTATCCATAAGTATCTCGTGCGACTGAGTTCAATAGCATGATCAACAGATTCTGCTTTCCGTTCATGTGGGAACAAATAGGTAGGATTATTTAGATAAAAAACGTCAAACATGATTAGAATAGATGAAATTTATTATAACATATTCCTACAAAAAATAAAAGACAAAACGGCCAGCATACATTGGTTTGAACCATTTGGGACTACTGCGTTTGAAAATATTTGCAGTATGCCCGACATCACCGAACCAGCGACCAGGATTTTATTTTGGGATCAAGAACCATTACATCGTGATCGTGTGGCTAATGTATTGCCCCGATTCCGTGAATGCTATGGTGATGATCGCGGACCCGACGAAGTAATTATCGTCCATTCAGAGAGAGATAGCGAAAACATTGATTGGATAGAAAATACCTACGGTGTAAAATCACAATATTATTTTTTCCATGCTTGGGCTTCGCTGGATTGGTATAGAGGCTATGATCGATCTTTACTATCAATTCCTTTCCAGAATCGCAAAATTAAACATACATTCTTGTGTCCTAACAATATCATCGGCGGTCAACGTAAGCACCGTCTAGAATTATTGTCAGAGTTGGTAGATAGAGATCTAATAGCAGACAATTTTGTAAGTTTTCCAGAACGCTGTCCTTACGAAAATAAAACCGTGGCAGAACTTTGCCGAGAATATGACATAGCGTTAGGATCTATCGATCTTCCTCTAATCATCGATCAAGGATCTGACTATGCTGGCAACAGTCACAAGATAGACATGTGGTCGTTTGCCGATCTAAGTTTATTACAGGTGGTCACAGAAACAGTGTATTCTGGTCGTAGATCGCATCTTACCGAAAAAACATTCAAATCTATAGTGATGCAACAACCATTTGTGTTAGTATCCTGTCGAGGTAGTTTAGATTATATCCGATCATATGGATTTAAAACTTTTGGAGAATTCTGGAACGAAGACTATGATGATTATGATGATAACACCAGAATCATGCGTATAGGAAAACTACTCAATGACATCAACAATCTTTCCGTTAAAGAAAAAGTGACTCTACAAAAACACTTGGCTCCTATAGTAGAGCATAATTTTAATTGGTTCTACAGCCAACAGTTCGAACATCTCCTTTGGCAAGAATTATCAGATGTGATCGACCAATGGTAAAGTTTTGTGTAGATAAAAGCGTCGATGGCAAACCATATCCCAATGTTGCTACATGGAATGCCAGACCTTATACCTCAGATTGGCGCAAATTCAGCACCAACTGGCCTTACAGCGAGCCTGTGCATTTTTTTGAATATCTCGATCAAGAAAATATACCATATCAAATAGTTGATTGGACCCAATCTGACAGATCCACTCTATACCCCATAAGTTTGAGTTTTTTCGATTTTAATATTGATTGGTTTGTGCTGTTGCCTGTTATGATCAGAGAAAAACTAAGATCAAGAAATATCACACTTTGGTTTTTTTACAGCGAAGGTGATCATCCTGGACGCATACGGGATCATCTACATGCACAATTTCAAAAATACGACATAGATCTCGGTCTGATACAATTCACCAGCGCCAATTCCGCCGCTGATCAATTGTCTGGATTCCATTATTTTGTTGACGATGAATGTTTGTATCGTCTACGCAATACCAATTGCCCTATCAAATTCCATGATCGCCCAAGGAGTCACAAATACACAGCATTGGTAAGGACTCACAAGTGGTGGCGGGCTACTACCATGGCCAGAATCTGGGCATTGGGATTACACAATCATGGATTTTTTTCTTATAATCACTATCTTTCAGTGGAAGACAAAGAGACTGATAACCCCATCGAAATAGATAGATTTGATAATCTGCGTGCCAATACCTACGAATTTTTACAGCATTGCCCATTTCGAGCAGACGAATTATCATCACAGGAGCATAATCTGTATGCCACCACGGTGGTCGAACATTTCGAAGATAGTTATCTCAATGTCGTGCTGGAAACTCACCTGGATGCGGATCAAAGTGGAGGAGTTTTCCTCACCGAAAAAACATTCAAACCCATCAAGAACTGCCAGCTGTTCATGATATTCGGAGCTCGAGGTAGCATAGCACAATTAAGGAACATGGGGTATGACACGTTCGACCATGTGATTGATCACTCATACGATGTCATAGAAAACAATACCGAACGATGGGATCGGGCATGCAAAGAATTTGAAAGACTCATGCGCACCGATTTACATTCGATTTACATTGGATGTAAATCAGCATTGGAACACAACCAGCAGTTATTTTTGTCTAGTAAAGCCAACTGTTTAAATAACCTACTTAAACGAAGCCTTGAAATATGCAACCACTTGTAAACAGTTATACCAGTTGGCAACCTCTAGAAGAAGTGATCGTAGGTCGTGCCTACGATCCGGACTACTTTGATTTTTTAGATAACGCCCAAGTCCGCAACCAACTACAACAGATATTGTTTGAAACAGCAGAAGATCTCAATAATCTCCAACGCACAATAGAATCATATGGTGCTGTGGTCAGACGACCAAATTTACCTCCCAAACAGATCTTTGAAAATAATCAAATGAACGTTGATCAGGGCATACCTATTCCCCCCTTGACTCCTAGAGATTGGCAAATCACCCTCGGACAAAAACTGCTACGTATGTTGTCAATACCCGAACTCGATGATGTTTGTGATCTTTACAAAGATCAAGTGGTGAATCCTCACGACAATGATCAAAATTTAAATGATAATCAAAATTTCGATGAGAATTGCACGCTGAATGGTGCCAGTGCCAGCTGCATAGTTCGGGTTGGCAGAGACATATTTTTTGACAATTCAGAATTTTTAAAACCAGAACAGAGTCGATGGATCGTTGAAAATCTACTAGGACCAGAATATCGTATACACGAAGCTGTCACTGATGGGCACGGGGATGCTGTGTTTGCCATCCTCAAACCTGGAGTTATATTAAGTAGCAAGCACGATAGCAATTTAGATTTCGGCAGAGATTTTCCCGGTTGGGAAGTGTGCAAGGTTTGGGATAGCTCAATTTGGGCAGCCATGGAGGTTGGCAAGTTCAAAGAAGATAACTTTAACGGCCGCTGGTATGTGCAAGGTCAAACACCCACCGAAGAATTCACGAAATTCGTAGATGAATATCTCAACAAATGGACGGGATTTGTGAGTGAAACAGTGTTTGATGTTAACTGTCTGGTGCTAGACGAATCACATGTAATCTTCTCGGCATACAACAAACCAGTATTTGATTTCTGTAAACAGCATAAAATTGAACCTATCATCTCGGAATTGCGTCACAGCTATTTCTGGGATGGGGGTGTTAGCTGTTGCACACAAGACATCCGGCGACGCGGTGGCTTAGAGACTTATCTCTAGTTGCAAACTTTTACACCGTATAGTTTTTCAAACCGATCAGCATCGTCTCTATCATTGACCATAGGCTCACCGCGTATGTTTAGACTGGTGTTAAGCAACATAGGACATCCTGTTTCTACATACCAACGTTCTAACAGTTCTCGTATACCTGACCCACAGTCCTTGCTTACTGTTTGAACACGACTGGTCTTATCTACATGTATGATAGCAGGAAAATGATCCGGATGGCGACAACGTGCTACCACTTGCATGTAAGGGCTACTGGTATATCCTTGGGGCATCTCAAAATAATCGTTGACACATTCTTCTAGTATCACAGGTGCAAACGGTCTAAACTGTTGTCTGCGTTTGATCGCATTGACTTTCTCCTTGATCTCGCTGCCTCTAGGGTCTGCAAGGAGGCTACGGTTTCCGAGTGCGCGGGGACCGAACTCAGCTCTGCCGGAGGCAACTCCCACAATCTGTTCATTAAGTAGCCGAGCCACAAGCTCATCAACAGGATAAGGGCCAGGTATATTATACCCAAGATAAGGACTGGTCCAGTTAACTCTATGCCCATGAGCCAAAGCGGCAGCACCAAGGCTGCTACCAGCATCACCAGGATTAGGCATGATCCAAATATTTTCATAGATGTCTCCAAGATTTCTATTGGCTAAACAGTTGAGAGCAACACCTCCCATGTATACAAGATTGGTTTCGCCTGTGAGTTCGCGAGCTTTTTTCATTACACTCATTATGAGATCTTCAGCCACTAACTGCGTAGCGCACGCAATATCTTCATTGGTAGCCGATTCTAAAAATGTTGAGTCAACTCCTATATGGAAGTTTTCATTGAGTTCAATGCTGTTGTAGTCTTTGATCACGCGATTGCTCAAGGCTTGGTACCACGTATCTCGACCCCAGGCGGCCATGCCCATAGTAATGTATTCTTCGTCCATGGGTTTTAGTCCCACACGATCAGTCATGGCGCTGTAGAATAATCCAATTGAGTGTGGATACATTTGGCGCCATAGTCTCTGGTATTGTGCCCGACCCTTGTTGTTGTAACATGCACGATAGATGCTAACAGTATCTAACTCACCAATGGCATCTATAACAACAACTACTGCACGGTCAAATGGTGATGTTTGAAAACCTGCGGCTGCATGGCTGAGATGATGGCTGGTGCTGACTTCGTTACGAGCCGGATTTTGATACCAAGACCCAAGATGCTTTTTCAATGCACCGCGTGTGGTCCAAGGGCCAAAGTTGCGTTGCCCAGAAAATATCTGCTGTATGTTGTGCATCCATGGATGTTCATAGAACGCCACTGTATCGTATTCCCACTCACACAGTTCTTTGAGCAGTCCAGGAGCAATAGTAGGATCGTTTTTCTTTTTACTATATCGTTCTGAGTGGCCGGCAAAAACTATTTCACCATCTGACCTGATGACAGTGGCTGCCGCATCATGGAACCCTGCACTGATACCAAGTATGTGTTTCATTTATAGATAAACGGATCTCTTTTGCGTAACTCTTTTAGTTTTTTGCGATAGCGTATTTCAAGTTTGATCCGGTTGATCAAGTTTGTTAACCATTTCATTTTTTCCTCCTATGATTTGTATCTGTCGAGTTTGATAATCAGGATCACTCCAGCAATAGTCATAGACACATTCGGCATCACTGGTTTTAACTCTGTAGACATCTAGATGAGTATTTAAACGGCTCCATATGGATTGATAATCATTTGTCCAAAAGGTATCAATGAGATCCACTTGACCGATTTGCGGATGCCCAATAGTTAAACTTTTGTCATTGGGATCAAATCCATTCACTGTTAGCCATTCACGGAACTCTTGTAATCTTATCTTTTGCCATTCGTAGTTGCCAGGATTGTTAGCCCACTCTATATCAAAGTCTCCTGCTGCCTCAGTCTGGCTACGCATGGTAGTTGAAATTAACTCACCCACACGACTGTCACGTCCTTCATCCTGGAACACTTCCCAATGATGTTTGCCCACTGCTTTGTTCACACCTACAAATACTCCGCCTATGGGTCGATTGATAGTTTCTATACCAAACAGCTCGTAGTCTTTTTCGTCTAACACAAATCTTGGTGCATTAAGCCAACACATCAGTTGACTGGGCCTTTGCCAAGCGGGCGCTTCAATCTGTTTTCGATAACTGAGAGCCCAAGATTCAAATTCGTGACACAATAAATTCAATTGCCGGATATGCCAGCGTGTGGCAGCATTAGCTTTTAGATAGTATTCTTTGGGAGAGCCGCTGACACCTTGTAAATCTTCAAAATATCTATGCAACCAGTTGAACTTGTCATGTATGATATTGCGACCGGCTGCGCGACCATCTATAGGTGTATCTGTGATACAATTCGCCATATCAAAATAGTCGTCGATGTGATAACCAAGATTGGCTTGATTGATTGCCGCTATACTGAGATTGACCTGCTCTAGTATATAGGAACCGTTGCGAGCATGATCGACAAACCCAAAGAAACAATAGTTTTTTTCTAGATGATAATCTTTCCGCAATAGATCATTGAGTGCTGACAGCCATTTATGACTGAGAGAGTTATCATAGATGTCCACATATACTGGCAGTAGATCGCCAGTATGACGATTTTGTAGATCAATCTGCAATCTATCTAATATCTTGCCACCAATCATACATGTCCTGATTTTGTTGTAATATATGTGCCATGGTATATTGATCACCACGTATCTTTTCTAGTTCTAAAATCCTGCGCTTGCCTTTGATCAATCCTGCTTGATATTGATCAGGCCATTGTTCCGCAAACGTGGGTCTTTGCTTGAGTTGTAGTAAAACATCTCGTAGTGCGCCACGTGTGGCAGGCACTATCTCATCCACTTTGCGATGTAATATTTCTCTAGGCAATGCCAGCGGACTCATTAAAATGTCCGGAGTAAAACTAAACACAACTTTGGCCAAGATGTCAACACCTAGTTCATCGGCTGTGCGTTGCATCGACTCAACTTCAAACAAACCTGGCAGAGTCAAAGTAAAGTCCAATCGCATCTGTCTGCGATGTCGTGCGATTTCTAGGCCACGTTTAAAGTTTTCTAAAAATACGGGCCAGGCCAAACCGGTTCTGATGTATTCTCCGATGGGTCCTGTTCCATCGATGCTTGCACAGATTTGGAAGTCTCGTATATTTGCCAGCAAATCACGATAAAGACTAATCCCATTATAATCCACGCGGCTAAGGTTGGTATTGTATCTTGCATAAAGTCTTGGGCCATCACCCAGTTCAATGATTCTTTTCATATAGCGCCAATGCTGTTCATACATCAGCGGCTCTCCGCCCACCCAATAGATTTCTTCTACACGATGTTCTTCTACTGCTTGAGCAAACTCTGCTTCTACCTGTGTGTCCTGGAACTGTATGATTTCACGTTTGACATCAGGCCGCATCCAGTTGTTTTTGGGATTTGACCAGTCTACCATGTCGTGTTTTTTCTCTTCAGTTTCCCAAGAGCTGGAAAGCATGTCTCCGCACATGCGACATTTAAAGTTGCAAAGATTACTAAATCTGTAGTCCCAGCTCACTGGTTTCAGTGTGGTTACACCGTCGGGTGTGGTGGCTGCCATGGCTTCCTCATACTTGTGACCAAACAGTCCCCAAAAGTAACTGCGATAGACATCTGTATTCAATAACTTCTCATTGCACACCGCACACTCTGGCAAGGTCTCTCCGGCCATCATGCGCCGTCTCACAGATTTCATGTGTTCACTGTTCCAATGTTCATCCAGTGTGATGGGAATATAACGTCCGCTGCCGGCGGCTGTGTCTATATACTGTTCAAAGTTCTGTGCAGGCTCACGACTGGCACAACACATCCTCCTCTCGGTCTGTGGCGAGAGATATGTGTGTGTCCACGGAGCCATGCACAGTGTTTCAGACTTCATAATCTATCACTCGTGCTAACTCCGGCGCTATCTGTGAAAGGTTCTGACGACGCCTTAGATCTAGATCTTTTATCTTTATCTTCAAAAGATTTCCATCAGTGCTGGCACCATTGATCATGAAATCTACCACGCGATCAAACTCAGATCGGAATGACTCGGGCACCCATTCACTTGACAATCTCTGTCGAACTGCCTGTTTAGCACGTTCGGGCAGGTTAGCAATACTGAAATAATAAGGATCATGCAACATGTTCCAGTAGACAAAATCAAACTTTTGACGATCGATCCATTGTGCCACGTCTGACAGATACATCACGTTGAACGCATTGATGGTGCAACACACCTGTAGAGTGATGTTTGAAATCCTAGATCTCATCTGTCGGAACAGTTCGATATTGTGATTGATTTCCGACCAGCCAGCATTGCTACGTTGATATTCAAATCTCTCACCTACGTCATCCACAGAAAAAGCGATTTCAACATGCCGGAAATGGCACCAGATGTCTTCGGCTTCTTCGGGATATTGTGTGCCGTTGGTGTTGTAGTGTATTTCAATTTGATGAGCATATCCACGGTCTACCAGGCGGCGCAGTAGATCAAAATGCTCTCGGATCATGAAAGGTTCGCCACCAGTGAACTCAATGTATCGGACTTGGGCCATGGCCGAATCCAGTTCGTGCCAAAACTGCTCGCTGTTGCGCGGCCATGCTCCATCACGTAACATTTGATAATGGAAACTTTTCTTTTTATCTTCTCTATCAACAATAAAGTTCAACTCTTCTGAAGCAAAAGTCGACGAAGACCATGAACCACAGATGCGGCATTTGAGATTACAGATATTACCTAATTTGAGATCCAAAAACATCAAAGGTTTAGCATCTGCTGTCCAATTGTCAGAAATGCCCATATGTTTGAGCCTATCTAGAGTATGCATCCTTTTACTGGTACGACCGGCACGTTCTTCTTGCCAACATCTACGACAGGTCTGTGGTTGCTGGCCATCTAAAAACTGCTGACGCAGATTTTTTAGATGTTGGCTGTTCTGTATCTGGTCAAAGGTAGAGTTTGTAAGTTGGAATTTTTTCCCTTGATCATCTACTATCTCGTCCATGGCCAAACAGCAAGGTCTCACTGTGCCTATGGGACTGGTTTCTAAGCTAACCCACGGTAACACACAGAATTTCTCGTGTGGTATTTTCATTGCAAGGCCTCCAGTTCGGGTATCACAGACAGCAGATTCTGTCCGCGGATGGCGTCTAGTTCGTGAGTCTTGCGCCAGAATACCTCCAGTAATTGAGTGTTATCTGACCCCATCATAAAATTGATAGCCGATTCAAAACCCACCGTGGCACGTTGCAAAGGATCTTGTGTTCTCAACCAATCAAGGTGCTCTTCAAAGCGTATCCTTAGACGTTGTTTGTATTTCATAGGTGCTATGTCTATTCTATAGTGTGCTGGATCTTGCAAGATATTGACATTGAGATCCTGCGCACGTATCAGTCCTTGCTCTACCCAAGATTTATGAAAATCAGGTAGATGCCATGCGTTCATGATACTCAGCGTAGGAGAAATATAGAAATCTACGTTGGGGCAGATATCTATCATCCTACGACGATTATCTTCTACTGTGTTCCAATTGGTACCATTGCGTATGTATTCAGCACGCAAGTCCATGGCATCCAGGCTGGCTCCTACTGCTACACTCTTAAACTTTTTCCAATAGTCAAACACATATCGATCTTTGAGTTTGACTTGCGTGAAGTTTGTATTGTAGATCAGGCGCACATCAAATCGTTCTCTGCGTTCTAATTCTTCCAGGATGCGATAGTGCTCATCCATCATCAGAGGCTCGCCACCTGCAAAATATATCTGCTCTACATAATCAATATGCGGTAACAATTGGTTCCACATATCTTCGGGATCGCGACCTGCAATGTTCAAAGGTCTATTGTGTTTGGCCCATTCAGGACCGGCTAACTTGATCTGATCTTGATACCATGAACTGGAAAAGATATGCCCACAACTGCGACAACTGAGATTGCAAAGATTACTGAAACGTATATCCCAATAAGTCATCTCAAACGGATTGCTTTCTAATTTCTTGATGTGATGACCGTGATGTTTGTTGGCTGATCTCCGACCTGAAAAAAATCCCGATTCCTCTTGTTCATAGCATCGACCACAGGCCGGGTTGGGCCGTTCGGCTAACATGTCTTCTCGCAACTGTGTCATGGACGGACCTTGCCAAATTTCGGCCAAGGTATTCTTTCTGCAATCGCCCACTGGGTATCGCATCTCTGCATGACAGCAAGGATAGGCTTCACCTGTGGGATAAGCATGCAGGTGTATCCAAGGATAGATACAGAATGTTTTGCTGTCTTTCAGCAGAAATTGTTCGCGATCGTTGAGATCCGTTGGTCGGACTAAATCTGCGGAATTATATTGATATTGTGTCATACCACTCACTCAATGCAGGAAAAGTCCTGCGGAAATTTTTGCCACGGCGCCGATCATATTGCTCGTAAAATTGTTTAAAATCGTTGTGCAATCGCGGCATATCAAATGCATCTGAATGCGGAGTCTTGACCACGTCAAGATAATCTATCAATCGTTGCATGTGATTGCGTTCGTGTTCATGCATCATGACATTGTCAGTCCAGCGATCTAACCAGGCCTGCAATCGATCTCTATGACGCATACGGATGTGATCAGGCAAAACCAGTGGTGATTGGAAACTGGGAAATCTCAGGATGTTCAGCGTGAAGTTAGGAAAGTCCGAACCATGGTCCTGTTTCCATAACATGAGATAGGTCAGGAACTCTGGCAGGCTTTCCAAGCACAAAGCATTGATGGTGCACATCACATGCAGTCCTCTCAGTTTTTTTGACTGCATGATACGTTCCATGTTCAAGGACCACTGTCCATAGTTCAAACCATCGCGGATATATTCAGCATGAGGACCGATGCTCTCATTGGAAGTATACAGATCCAGTTCTACATCTTCGCAGGCATTGATAGCACGTTCTATCACATCATATTCCATGCCAAGATTTGAGTTGATGGCCAGGCGTGTTTGCGAACGTCCGCGATTTTGTTGGAACCAATCCAACAACTTCCAGGTATATCCGCTCATCAGTGGTTCACCACCGGTGATGCGCAGTTCTTTCAGTGTTCTATGTAGGTCTGATTCCCACCACTGGAAAAATGCGTCCACATAAGGATTCCGATCATTGAATGTATACAACTGACTGCTGTCATGAGCGTGAGTGAAATGATTACGACCATCTGATACCAGGCCGGTGTAAGCACCGTGTTGTTTAATATCCCGAACCCATGTAGAACTAAAAGCAGGATTGCAATAAGAACAAGCGAACTGGCAAGTCCTATCAAAGGCGATTTCCAAGGTTTGTAAATCCACGTCTTGGTCCGCTGGAGTATGGTATGCATCATCAAGGTCCTCGTCTGAATATATCACTGTCTTATACACACGGTCGCTGACGTTGTCTCGACCTATGTCTTCAATCTTCCAGCAGTATTCGCACCCTTGTGGGCGCTCGCCGCGTTGCATCATGCCTCGTTCGGATTTTTTTTTGGCAGTATTGTGCAAGGCTTTGGGATTGGCTTCTGCATCTTCTACGCTGACTTTGTGAGGCAGCGGGTGATGGCAACTGGTAGTCATGCCGGAGCCTAGCCAAATAGTAGCGTTATACCATTTGGCTCCACAAAAACTATCGGATTTGATATCGATCACCCGACGTTTGTATTCAATATCTGTTTCGTTGTCTTTACGTGGCATGCATGAACTTTTGGAATTTTACAGTAAATGTTTTCTGTTGGTTAGTATGTAGTTCTTGGGCGTGCTGTTGGTTATATAAACAGATGTCTCGTGTTTCGATCCAAAATTGGTCTAGATCTTGATCGCATAACCACTGGACTTCTTGTATCAATCTGTCCAGTCTCCCCTTACCATCTATTATAGTATCAAACGATTCATCGATCAACGATCCGAATGTTCTAAATCCCATGCGATGTAGGTCTCGATAGAATCCCATGTTGGCACAAATAACAAAAGGATGTGCCGCTAATATTGGCTTGTAGGTTTTCTCTGTGCGGAAACTGTGCGGATATTCAAACACAGTTTCACTGACTACGCTGAAGTAAGTGTCATTGAACTGTGGTGCATAGATCACGCCATCTAACCATGATGGTTCTGGTTGAATTTCATACCGTGATGGCAAAGATTTTTCGGATAAATCCATATGCTCAACATAGACTCTGTTGAAATCTCTATGCCCCCATGTATCATAGTTCTCTAGACAAGACCACAATGCTCGATCCAACAATCCAAAAAATTTCAATTTGGCGATCAAGTATTTCCTATGCGGACGCAGTTTTCGATTGGTAAAAAGAAATTTATAAGGTCGAGTAACCTGTTGGCTTAATACCAGGTTGGTTTCTTGGCTGCCGATAGTGGCCCGTAAAAAATGCTCGTTGTTGAGATTTTGTATATCCGGATCAGAATCACCGCCTGTTATCCATCTAAGAGATCCTCTTTGGAACCATGTATAGTAGAGATGATGTTTGACTATGTGCCACTGAGTGGCCACTGATTCATCTGTTTTTTCTACAGCGATAGTGCTGCCATTTTCCAAACTCTTGATCACCAACTCTGGTCGCATAACCAGAGTCTTCAAGGATATAGCATAACACCCTTGTCGATCACTTAGATAGTCAACAACGATGTCATCTGCTGTATCGAGATACCCAAGTGGCAGTCCAGGCTCAACAATAATATTACCATTCATGCCTGATTATCGCCTGGAACGATTCTATAATTGTCTTCCACAGAATCTGGTGTGCTGACTTCTATGATTGTTCCTGCTTCAATACAGATCAACTGATGAGGCTGGCAAGGTGGATTGTGCCAAGTTGCCCCTTCATTTAATTCTTTTTCATGAGATTCAGCGGTATCAGTATCTATCCAACGAATTAGAAATTTGCCATTTTGGACATACCAAGTTTCATCTTTGTCTCGATGGAAATGCATACTGAAGCGGGCACCGGTCTCAAAATTTAAAAACTTTGCACAATATTGGTTATTAGTTGCCCAAATAAATTCAGATCCCCATTTTTTAGGAACCAGTCCTGTCAATCTGGTCATGATTCAAATACATGATGCATTTTGTGATATTGTTCACGACTAAACTCAATGAACCTTTCACGGTTATAGCGAAGATCGGGCAACATATCTTGATAGATGTCTTCGATCTCTGACAGAGTCATATCGCATAACCAATGTAATACACTCATCACACTACCATGCTGGTCCTCTGAGGTTTCTATATCAACATGTGGCCAATAATGGTTAAATGTTTTAAATCCTCGATTACGCAACCATGGATATATCCTAGTCTGCCCATGTATGACAAAAGGTCTTAATCCAATCATTGGTTTCCATGTTTTCTCAGTTACAAACAAGGGATGCCAATTGTTAAACTCTGTTTCGCTGACCACATGTAAAAAATGATTTTTCCACACAGTTAGAGGACCTAGTCCAAACAAATCGCAAGGAATTCCACCACAGTCATCCTCTGTAATAAAATCATCTAAGTTCTCACCCAATGTTATGTTAGGGCCCATCATACCATCAGCATAGATATCTGCATGTTCTTTTGATCCGCCACCTAAAGTAATGATTCCCCTACGATCAAGACGAGATGCCAATATAAGATTAGTGAGCTCCACACGGTGTAGTCTTGGTTTGCGTTGTAGACAAACGAATACGTGTTTAACTGATTGAAGGCTGATTTGATCCAAAGTGGGTATGGTCATTAACTTATAGGCGGCTGCCGCGTGCCAATTCCATTGATACTTTTGATTTTCCCATGTGCCGATGCGTATTACTTTCTCGCACTTGATTTGATTGATAATACTATCTATTAGATCTTCGCGCAGATACACAGGATCGATTGTAGATAACAAAAACAAATTGTCAAATTTAGCGCAATCTTTGTAGATCAATTTTTCTAACTTTTGCCATTGTCCGTTATCAAACTGAGGACCAAACCAAGTCATATTCAATAATAAATTCTTTTCATCTTTGAACTTAGACTCAATTTGTTCTGCAGTCTTTTGCAATACTTCTCGTTCCAAAGGCCCATAGTGATAAGCAAGTGGGAACGTGGTTCCAATAACAGTTATCATGATAGACAATTTTGTTTATACCATTGGATTGTGATATCTATACCCTGTGATAAATTATATTTTGGTTGCCACCCCATGGATTTTATTTTACTGTTGTCTAAAGTTCTAACAATAGTAGCTGTTGGTTTTGTGATATCCCATTGTATATCCCCTGCAAAACCAGATAAGTGCTTTACTAGATCGGCGGCAGTCTTAAGGTTAACTGGATTACCGGCAGAAAGATTTATTGGCTCACTGGCAGAATAATTTTGCATACAAAAAATACAAGCGTCGGCAGCGTCGTCCACAAACATAAAATCTCTTACCTGACTTCCATCTCCCCAAAGAGATACTGCGGCGTCTTGACGTTTGACAGCATTGACAAATTTGCTTATAAAATCACTCATGACATGAGATTTGACATTATCAAAAGTATCGTTAGGCCCGTAAAGGTTACCGGGCATCACTGTGATAAAATCACATCCCCATTGTTTTCTAAAATACTGAGCCATTTTGATCCCAGCAATTTTTGCCACGGCGTAGGCTTCGCTAATTGGTTCTAAATATCCAGATAAAAGTTGATCTTCAGTGATAGGTATTTGACAGTCTTTGGGATAGGCAGAACTACTACCAGTAAACAAAAGTTTTTTACACTGATATTTGCGAGACACATCAAAAACATTGTTTTGTATTTCTAAGTTATACAGCATTGTTTCTCCCCAATCCTGACTCAAAAGTCCTATCAACTTAGCCGCTACTAAAAATACATACTCTGGCCTATGCCGATTGAACCAAGCATCGACCTGTGTTTTATTTCTCAGATCTAATTCTTCGGGACTAGGATATAGTATGTTAGTATATCCTTGTGATCGTAATTGTCTCACTATAGCCGATCCAAGGTGTCCACGAAATCCACCTGCTACAAATATTTTAGACTGTTTTTCCATGTTCATCTGTCCTGATTGTCGTAATAAATTATCTGACTACCTAGATATTCAAATAAAATTGGCACACTGGTCAATCCTAGTGCCTCTTCAACTTTTTGTTTGGCATCCAGCGGTGTGACAAAAAGCATAAATCCACCACCGCCTGCCCCCAACAACTTACCTCCCAGAGCTCCTGCTGTTAGAGCACGATCATATATTTCATCAATTTTCTGATTGGTCGATTCGGGCTGTATTGCCTTTTTTAGAATCCATTGTTCGTTTAGAGCCTCGGCAAAGTCTGTCAGTCTGTTTTGATTTGCATCAAACAATATACTCTGCGCTCGATCAGTTAAAGCATTCATATCCTGCAATTTTTTTTCTTGTTGCCCAAGTAAAGCAATAGTTTTTTTCGCTAACTGACCGCTCTCTCTGCAATCTTGTGTATGAAACATCTGCATTGATGATTCCAATTCTCGGTGTATGCCAGAATCAAGTATCAAGGGATTGACCGTAAAATCTTGATGTCCACCAAAATTGATTTTATTGAAACCACCAAATGCGGCGGCCACCTGATCTTGGCTACCCACATCTTGTTTCAAAACTTTCTGCTCGATATACAAGGCATCTAATGCTAACTGACGTTTAGTCTTGAGTTGATTAGTCAAGGTATAGAGACCGTGTAGAAGACCTACTGTGAAACTACTGCTAGAACCTATGCCTGTGCGATTAGGCAAATCTCCGTGATGTGTAATATCGATACCAAAATCAATATTACAAAACTTCAAACATTCTCTGATCACAGGAATAGATATTTCATCTATGGAATTGGTTTCTTGTACCTCATAATATCTTATGCGATATTTGTAATCAAACACTTGAGGCAATTTCCTAATAACAATAAAACTATATTTGTTAATAGTGGTGCTGATTACTGATCCCGGATGATACTCATACCAATCTGGATAGTCGGTCATGCCTCCGAAAAAACTTACTCTATAAGGAGTTCTAACTATGATCATCTTATCAAATAATTTTTATTGATCTCGTTAACCTTCTCTCGCCAATGGTCTAGTAGATCTTGCATGGTCCGATCAAAGGTAATTTCCGGTTTCCATCCAGTATGCTTACGAAATTTTTCTGTGTTTGGTATCTGGAGATCTGCATCTATTGGACGCAATCGGTCAAGGTCGACTTCTACCCGTATGCTGTCCTGACAGGCACTTAATGATATTAACTTATCAAGGATATCCTGCACTCGGCATACATGCGTGCCTCCTATGTTGTAATATTCTCCAGGGACAGGATTTACGGTAACAAGCATAAGATAAGCTCGCACAGCATCTCTGACATCAGCAACAGTCCGTAAACTATCAAGATTGCCCACCTTGACAACAGGTTCTATTTTACCTTTTTCAATCATAGCGATCTGTTTGGCAAAAGATGATTCAGCAAACACATCTCCGCGACGCGGACCGGTATGTGTGAACATTCTAGTGGTCATGACTTTTAATCCGTATGCTTCGGCATAAAATCTTCCCAACAAGTCTGTACCAACCTTGCTAATAGCATATGGCGAGGCTGGATGAAAAGTGCAATTTTCATCTATAGGAAGTTTTTCTTTAGGAACTCGACCAAATACTTCTGAACTAGCACAAACATGTATTATTGCGTCAGGACAGTGAATTTTACATGCTTCTAACAATCTTGCTGTGCCTTGGATGTTAGTGTTAAGAGTTTCTACAGGACTATCAAAACTAGTCTTTGGAAAACTTTGTGCCGCAAGGTGGAAAACATAATCGGGCTTTGAATTTTTTATGATTTTTTGCAATGACGGATCATCATTTAAATCACCATACTCGAGCATGATGCGTTTTTTTTGATTTATATCGGGGATCAAATGATTGATGTTGTCAAGAGGACTCCGCCATCTTATTACACCAACAATATTCCAGTCAGTTTCTTTAAGGATCAGATCGGCTAGATGGCTTCCGACCATGCCTGTGATTCCGGTGATAAGTGCAGTAGTCATTTTGCTTGGTTAATATATAATTTATTGTTTGATTAATTGCTTGGCTAGATATCCACAATCGGCCCACCATTCGACCATTTCTGGGAATACTTTGAGAAATCTCGTGCCGCGGCGTCGGTCATGTTCATCGAAAAATCGGAACCAATCCGCACGCTGACGGCGCACATAATCAGGATCTAGTTTCTTTCCTTCTCGCATCCACGCGATGTCTCTATCCAATCTCTGTAGTTCGTAATCTTTAAAGCCTTTGAATCGTCGTTCTTCGGTTTCGAGATTTTTCATCATGAAAACCCAAACTTCTTCCAGTTTGTCTGCGTAACTTTCGGGCAAGATCTGCAGGCTCTGCCAGGCTGGATTTCTCAACACAGGAGTATCGAACCAAACACGCTGATAAGTGTTAGAATAGATCTGTCTTAATCCCAACATCCCTACCATGAGTTCCTGGAAACTAGTCACTGACAAGTTGTTCATGGTTATGATAAATGTGATGGAACTGCGATGTGGTATTTCAGTGAGGAATTGATTCACACGATCCCATAACAGGGCAAAATCCATACCATGCCGTATATACTCGGCACGGTCCATCCAAGCATCAAGGCTCACATACTGCATGAAATGCTCCACACGCTCGTTGTCGCAGATCATTTTCACATAACCTTTGTAGCGTTGCCAAAGACGTTCGTCGGCACAGAAGTTTGATGTTACATTAAGATGCAGTCGCGGATTGTGATGAGCCATCACATAGTCAAACACTTTATAAGTGTTCTTGTCCATCATAGGCTCGCCGCCGGTCATACGGAAATGTTCTAGTTCCGGATACAGCGCAGGCCACCACTGCCAAAATGCTTCAAGATAGGGATTGTGTTCACGAAAAGGTATGGGTTTGCGATCTCCTTGGAAGTAAGCAGGATCGTTATGAGGTGTAGCAGTGGGCCAGGCGCCGTGACGTTCTGCTTCTTCCATCCAGGACGTAGAAAATTGTGGACTGCAATAACTACATTTGAGATTGCAAACAGAATTGAAATTGACTTCCACATAACTAGGAGTGACATCTTGGTCCCATGGCGCGGTCACTATCTTTTCAAAATCACGAGCCGCCCAGGGTTCTCCGGATCTGTAATGACGATCCGACATTTCTCCGAGATCTTCCATGTTCCAACAATACTGACATTCGCCCGGGCGTGTGCCTTCTAACATCAATCGGCGTTGCTGTTTTTTGTGTTCAGTATTGTGGATACCCGATGGACTGCGTTGTATGTCCTCGATGCGTATTTTGTGCAACGGAGGATGATAGCAGGAATTGGTATGGCCAGTGGTGAGATGTAAACTGACTTGTTTCCACTTGGCCAAACAAAGACTAGAACTTACAGTATCGAGTTTTTGTTTGATTATTTCTGCATCACTTAAGAATTTTGACTTGAAGTCTTGTAATACTTCATCGCCTTTGTTTTGTTCAGACAATATTGACAATCTCCGTTGAATACTTTTGATCTAGCAGAAGATTGTAGTTATGATCTAGAATAGATTGCATATCCTGATACATGTGATACAATTCTGACTTAGATTTTTTGACCAAGTCATCAATGAGTTTTAGTGTTGATTGCAATCTATCTTTGGTATCAAACCCATCATAGTCTTCGTTCCAAAAATTCCAAAATGTCTTAAACCCCATCTGCCGTAGATACTCTAGATAATTCCGGCTGGCAAAAACAATAAATGGTTTTTTCATCCACATCGGTCTAAAAGTCTTTTCGGTAGCATAAAAAGTTTCCCCTGACACATGTGATTCAACTACCACATCAACTAGAATATTTTTATAGTAATTTGTCAGCGGATCTGAAAAATCATAACCTTCACTGTCAGTGTATCTATCTGGACTAGACAACAACAAAGGAAGATCATCAATCAACACACTGGCGTCTTTGACACTTTCAATGCGATAAGATAATAGTTTGTCAAATTCAAAATGCACCAAATCATCCACACCGGTATTAGCCGAGAAATGTATCAGGCTTTTACGGCCGTGATAGCGTCTTAAATGTCCTGCAATAGCCAGTCGAGCCGCTGTGGGTCTCCCAAACAATGCATAGAAGACATGCGTTTGATCCCAAGAATGCATGCTGTTATCTATGGATTCAATTTTTTTTGGCCAGTGATTTTCTAAAAATTTTATATGATAATAAGGATGTGATTCCAATGGATTGGCCGTGATAACAGTAACATTTTTATGTTCCATGGATTCTAATAATCGATAAACTCCCAAAGTTTTCATGCTCACAGCTTCGGGGGCCACAGTAATCTCAATCGGAAGACCTTGATTAGCAAACAAAAATCTAACAAATTCATCTTTGTTCCAAAACTTATCACTGGTTGCAAGGATCTGGAAAGATACTGTCATTACCACCCCTCTTGTCGTCGGATCACATCAATCTCACGTGTCATTACGCCGAGATTCTGCCAGTTAGATCTGTAATGATCCTTGAAAAATGCGCTCTGGAACGGGGGCATGAACGCCATGGGTAATCCCAATTGTGTGCTCAATGGATCGGTATAAAAATCAATCACCCCTGCTGGGTCTTGTTCAGCCACTGTGGATTCCCATATCGTTTTTAGAGTATCAAACCACTGCACTTCTCGATAGTCCCAGTCAGAAAGCATGGTCATGTATGTGCCTTGACGGGCACCGGCTATGGCCCAAAATCCATTTTCAACATCGCAGCCTATGTTGTGCCATATCGTGAGATGATCGAAATTGCGTTTATGCACACGATCCTTGAATTCACTCACTGTGGGACGGCGCCCACGATCCAGGCACATCTTGACGCCTTCTCGGAACCCTGCACGCCAGGCATGGAATGGTGATCCATTGGGATAGGTTGTTGAATAGCAATCATGCATGGGCCAATACAGTGGATCAAAGCAGAATTCTACCACTGTTTCGTCTCGCCCATCTGTGGATTCATGGGTTTTCATGTTGAGAACGAAATCTCGGGTCCACGAACTCAACCCACCGTTGCCATACATCAGACCATTGACATGATTGCGAGCACGCCACCGCAACACAGCACGCTCCCATGATTCATCTGGAAATTCCAGTGTGAGATTGAAAAAGTTTTCTTGGGGAAGATTGTCTCCATCTATCAAGATGAAACGCTCGGTTTCTGATGCGTCGGCTGCGGCCTTGTGTGCGGCATCTGATCCTTTGACGCTGTCCACACGTTTGGCCCAGGGGACCATGTTGCGTATTTTGACCCAAAATTCTTCTTTGAGAGGCTCGTCATAGGACAGGTAGACGACGTCAAGATCTGCTATATCAACTTTCTTCATTGGTCACGGTTACTTTCCAAAATTTCTTTTGAGTATAGGTGGTTGGCACAACGATACAAACATCGTCGGCATGGCAAGCATATTCGCCATGATCTGCTGGTGCCAATCGCCAACTGCTCTGTTGTGTTATTTTAATCAATTTTCCATCGCGCACTTTGAGATCCATGCGCACTTGTTCAAAGGTATGACGATCCACTACAATGTATGTGCCAGGAAGATCTTCCATGGAATAGCAAGTGATGGTTCCGGAATCGTCATAGTAGATGCGGAATTCGGCTCGATTTTCGGGCACGGTCCAATCATGCTGTGTGGCGGCTTGCCAAAAGGCATCCATAATGCTCCTCCAATTCTAGTGCCAGGGGTTTGTGATGATAATGCACAACCCCATGCTGTTCTATGGTGTTGATGCGCAGTCTTCCATCTACCAATTCGTAGACAAATTCGTCGGTCCATGGGCGTGCGTCTGTCTTGAGATAGTTGACTGCGGGCTTCATGTGTATCATGCTGGGCCATGCGTCGGGCAAAGTCACAAGATCCTCGCCCATATACTTGGCCGCCATGGCATAGATCATATCAGTGTTGGCAGGAATGCTATCACAATATTTCAATGTTTTACGAGCCTCGGGCCACTTTTCAAACAGCACACGCACCAGTTCAAAAAATTCCGATGCCGTGCGACTCAATCTCCAATATGTGATGGCATTGTAGAGATCTGGAAGATCATTGTCGTCCCAGTGTCTACGATAAGCGCGGCAATCACTGACGTTGTTGAGATAGTTACGCATACCACGACTGACTACGACATCTCGATGTTCGAACCAAGACCACCAATGGTCGATGGATCCGTTGACTATCATATCAGATTCGAGTTTGATCGTTTCGCGGAATGGAGAAGCATGGAATGCTTGCCAGTCGTTGGCCAACTTCCATGTGTCGTTGGCAGCTTGATCTCCATGAGGGAAAGGTTTGATGATATCAAACACCGGATCTGATTCTTCGGCGTCTGTGACCAAACATATCCTACAATCTGGCATCCACCAACGTAGGCTCTTGGCCAGTGCTCGAGCACAGGCTACGTAGTCATCGCGACCGTTGTTGCTGGCTATGATTAGATATCCACGTTCAAATAGCACTGGCACAGATTTTCCCCAGATCAGGTTTGTTCATGACATGGAGATCACAATCCTCCAATAACATGCGTTGGTGACGCTCTTGATTATCAACCATCCTCACATAGTTCAGTTGGAATCTATCGGGCTCCAATTGATTCAAATACACATCATAAAAACTGGTAAACAAAGGCCACGGAATGCTGGGTATAGAATCCTCGACGTGCCCATAAACAGTGTTGAGAGCGATGCTGATAGCGTAGTCATTGCGATAGAGATCTTGGCTGAATTTATAGATGCGACTGTAATGATACCAGTTATCTTCGATCATGTGCATCATCTCAAACACAGATTGTGCCAACGCACTCTTCCGGAAATACAGTACCGTGGCCCACCACATGGGCATTTCTACCGATCCAAATCTAGTATCGGCAGCAAAGTTCCTGCGTTCTGTGACATCTAACACATAACGATGGCATAAAATATCTTGATCGGTTTCAAACAGGATTTTCAGTCTATCTGAAGCAACGATATAATCTGTATCAAGCACCAAGGTCTGATCATAAGGACTCAAATCATAGGCCCTGCATCTACCTCGATTGAACCATGTGGCTGATGAATCCGCATTCATATGATCGTATTTGCGTGTGCCTCCACTGCGACTTTCGGCCGTGATCACTTGATCAAACATCGTGACATCGTTGGGCGCTGAATCAGTGATCAATGTGACTGGTAATCCAAGATGTCTGTTGATCCTGGGTGCGGACCATTGTGCTTGTTGCACATAATCCACACGATCATTGTTGAACGCGAATAATAGAACGCCTTGAGTCATCGTTGTTGAGATAATTGTTGATGCTCGATCAACCAAGCCGTCATCTGCTCCTGCCAACGATCATGCGCCAGGTGCTGTAATTCCAACACATTGATCTGCACAGGAGTGCCATAAAGATCCTCTATGACTGCGTCTTCAGTGGGACAACTCTGTAACAGGGCCAAGAGTTCAGGACCTGCCCGCCACATACCGCCGGCAAAGGCAAAGGTCATTTTGGAATGGTATTTTTCTTTCAGCAGGCGTTTCTGCGTGGCATGATCAAAACGGCTACGGATTTGTTTGACTAGTTGTTCTGGATCCAAGTTCATACTCCATTATAACAGAGTATGTAGCAAAACAAAAGGGCCCGGAGGCCCTTTTTTTACCGATTGACGATGTTTTATGATCCAGTTTGTGATCCAGCCAGTGTGGGTGTTCCCCAACTGGTCGTGGTAAGATATGTGGTAGCACTGGGGATCAGTGTGAGGGTAGATGTAAGTGTACCATCTACTGTGGTCAAACCGCCGGGTTTGGCGATGGTGGAGGCAATGGTTATTACTGAACCAGCATCAGCGTTGGAACCTTGTGTACCGTTGCTCTTGATGTTTACAGTGATTGAGTTACCTTCATAGCCATAGTAAGAACTGGCCGATTGTGTGAATACCTGCACATTGGCAGTGGTGAGATCGTAGTATCCAGTGTTAGCGGAGATAGTCGGAGATCCAGATCCACCAGTTTTCACAGTTCCGGTATAACTACCGCCTGCGATGGTCTGTGTTCCTGTTCCTGCTGTGTAGTTAAGTGTTCCGCATGCAGTGCAAAGGTTGGTGATAGCAGTGTTTTGATCGCTGACTGAACCGCCGGTGCGGCTCCAGGTCTGGGTGATACGTCCACCGGCGTTAAAGAAATAACGTGCGGCATCTCCAGATGCAAAGGTCACTGTTTGTGTAAATATCACCGACGAGGTCCAGGAGGTAGCACGACTTACAGCACCACCGGCAGTGATCGATGTGCCCACAGCGGCGCAGTTCAATCTGTTGTTAAAAATCGTGGTGATGTTGGTCGACAGAGCTGCATAGGCACTGATCGTGTCCCCTGCCACCGGGCTAGAGATCGCAGTGATCGATGATCCTTGTTGGCTGGCTGCACTGGATATACGTGCCAGCATGGTCGACCATTGCGTAGCTGTCACTGTTTGTCCTGCTGACACTGCGCTCAAAACTGGTAAAGTGGTCTGACCATATCCTTTGTCACCTGTGCCCACACCCCATACAGTGTTGACGTTTGCGACGTTGTTGTCACCTGTGCCGGCAGCATTACCTGTGGCAAAGATGTTGTAATCGTCGTCTAATATTACTGATCCGGTCGAGTAGGCCATTCTTGTTATCCTTAATTAATCGTGACGATCGCTTCTACTGTGCCTTCGTCTTCGGTCAGTTTATCACGGATCGCGCGACCAATAACATTATATGCTGTCCATTCATTACGAGAGGCTGATCTTGCTAGTCCGTTTCCTGCTGAAACCAAGCGATCACCTTTACGCACCTTGCCGATCACACGCACAGGCACACGACCTGTCATAGCGATAGGTGGATGTGTGGCGTCGTCACCAGCGGCACCGTTCATGGTGTAGGCCGGACGTGTTGATATCACACCAAACACTTCATCGGTGGCATCTTCCATGGCAGCAGTGATTTCTTTGGCACCACCAAGCATGACCACTGTTCCGGGAGGATATGTGGTATCTGCTTCAAATCTTTCAGCCAAGTCAGCGTATTCAGCCGATGTGGCTTTGGCGAATATTGTGTTGAAATATCCCGAAGATGTTCCAATGTTGCCTATGCCGTTGGCATTGTTGTTAATGATACTGCCCAAAGACACAGCGGCTGTTCCAAAATTCACTGTTCCGCCTGTTGACGCAATCTGCCCTGTGACCACTAGATTTGTGTTTATATTAACGTTAGATGTAGCACCATCGAGCGTCATACAAGTGGTGGTAGAACCTCCATCGTTGACCTGGAATATGATATCGCCATCCAGTGTTTGATTGCGGAGATATACGTCGGTTCCTGAGACAAACAAACGAGCATCTGAGTCACCGCCCACATATAGACCAGTATCATTGAGTATACTCAATGTGCCTGTGGTGGATGTGGCTGCGTCTGTGCGCATGAAAGAAGTCGAGTTCAGATTATCCAACAGGTCAGCGTTGGTAGCCGTGCCTTTCATTGTAGGGTAGTCTGTGCTCATGTTCAAGCCAGGCCCAATGGTTGCAAAACCTGTCAGTGCCGCGGCTGGAGTAAATGTTGGGTCTTTGGAGAATATAGCGACGATAGCATTATTGACAAACATTTTGACAACAACGTGATCGCTACCCGGTGATGAATCGGTAATGGTGTCGACTATGGCGCCAGAAGTTCCAGTGCCCGATGTAAAGGCCGGACCTACTAAGATGAAACTGGATCCATTGTAGACCTTGAGCTGGGCGTTCACTGTGTCAAACCACAGGTCACCTGTGACATTCGATGTCGGAGCAGATGCGCTGGCAGTGGCGCTGGAAATCACTTTGAAAGTGGTTCCGTTGTAGACTTTCATCACACCATTGGTCTTGTCCCACCAAAGTTGTCCTACCAAAGGGTCCCCTGGGGCAGTGGTATTGCTACCACTTTCCAACAAGTGGATGAAGTTTTCATCTAGGAATTCGCCATAGCCAGCATAGTTTTTGCCCACTAGGGTCATGCTGGAATCGCTGTTGATGGTTCCGTCCGCGATTACCGCGAATATGGTGCCATCTGTTAAGTTAATCGTATATGCCATTCTCTTTACTCCGCTTTAGGATATTTACCACGGTTTAATATACTCATATTTATGTAGAGCTCAAATTTGTTAAGGTTTGTATCCGCACTGTATAATCTATCTGTATCTGGCGGTTCAAACTCTTTTGCACCGGGTGGAAGATCACATGAGTGATCAACCGTAAATCTGTAGGACTACCGTTCCAGGTTTTTAAACCCAGTTCGTCAAACACATATTCACCATTGAAATTGGTTGAATTGTCAAAGGCTTGTTGGCCAGCGGGTTCACCGTAGTCCAACAAGCAACTTACTAAGATATCAGTGTAAACAGTGCCCGTGGTATGCAGGATAGTCATGTTGTTCCTGCTGGGATCTGTATTGGCCGCTGAATTGTTATCTACTACCTTGGCATAGGTAGGATTGTAAAGATCAGCATTCTGACCTGTGGTGTTAGGGGGCAAATATGTGATCACTCCAGTGGGATCCACGGATGATCCACCGTTGCCAAAAGCCATGAGATATATCTGTCCAACGGTCTTGTTGGCTAGGGTATTGGCCATGCTGATAGATATGTTTTCATAGTGGATGGCATTTTTCTTATCCACAAATACTTCTTGAGTGTTGGGATCAAATATCCGGACGAAACCCTCGATTTTTACTGGAACTTGCATCATGCTCGGGTCTCCAGGATGGTTTCTTTGGTATTTGGATCGAATATTTTCACGAAACCCGAAACCGCTATACCACCCACTTCATTGGGTTTGCGACGTGGCTGTGGTTGAGACTGCGGCGGAGTTGGTGTAGACTGTTGTTTATTATCCATGGTAGTATTTAGCATGGCTTCAGACCCTTCCTTCAATGAACCAAGCAGCTTCGGTATTCTGTTCCTGTAAAGGTATACCGTTGCTGGCTGTGTTTATGCCTTGGGCGTATAACACCTTGGCTTGGACGATGAATATGACCACTTCCACACCCGACTGCGGTGCTGTGGCAAATGTTATCGTGATTGGATCCACAGATGATACGCTGTATTCTGAAGCATCAACTATAGTTCCGCCCACGCTGACCTGTATGGGTCTGGTCACTGATATATCTGTGACAAAAGTGTCTGTGGCCACATCTGCTTGGGTGATAAAGAATGTGTTGCTGTTGAGATCATTGATCACTACCACACGCTCGGCTGGAATCACTGTGTCAAATTGCACAGTGATTGGGTTGAGATCAGTGACGTCATAGACCGTTTCTGGCTGTAACACTAAATCAGTAGCAGAGAAGGCAGCGGCCCAACGGCTGGTTGAGCCTGTGGTGGGCACGGTCAGTGTAGAAACAGGACCAGAAATTGGCGTATATGTCACGCGGAACTGTAATCCAGCATCAGGAACAAAATTCAGTTGCACAGTTATAGGATTCACACTGATGATAGTGAAATCGTCTTGAGGTATCTCTACCAGGGTGCCAATGGTAGGTCCAAGGTAGCACTGGATAGATCCACCAAGATACACATCAATTTCGTTGACATAGCCAAATTCTGCGTTGTATGTGGTAGTGCTACCGTCGGCCAAGAACGTCTGTTCCAATGTGTTTTGTTGGTAGACATTTGGTAGCAATTCGCCTCGACCGATGCTGAGCACAGGTGCATCTATTGCATGAGAATCTGCACCAGTTCCTGCTGTGCCGCGTCGCAGTCCGCTGACTGTATTGGCCCAGTCGTCTCGTTCGCGATAGGTAATGCGTTCACCGTTGACAGTAATCTGTCCAAAGATATTGTTGGGTAGATTGGGTTCATCGAGATTCTTGGCATCTCTGACATAGATGATGTCGTCTGTGGCCGACAATGCTTGCGTGAGAACAGTAGAAGTGTCAGGCAATATCCGATAGATCTTCTGTATCCCCAGCATGTCCTGGAAGATACGGAAAGCAATAGCCTCAGGAACCACAGTCTGTGTGAACGAAGTTATAGCGACCACATCTCCTGGACCAATGATACTGCCACTGATGGTCACTACACTACCGCTGACCGTGAATCCATTACCGGCCAGCAGTCGCCAACCATTGAGGGTGACCCAGAGGCGTTCAGTGTCCAAGATTGGACGACCAGTGTCAAAATTGTTGGTTTCAATCACAGCGCCCGCAGAATAATCGTAACTGCCCGGGAGTCCTGTGACATCTCCTGCATCAAAATTGGTGCTGTCATAGGGCTCACCAATTGTGGTTCCGGTCTGTGTGGGTCCTACAAATACCTGGGTCAATAATCCTTGTTCTTGTGTGTCATTCCATGTAGTTATACCAATCACTGCACCAACAGAAGCACCTACTCGCAATATCAATTGATCGTTGTTGACTATGTAATCTGCATCTGTGGTAAGTGCTATCACTATTGTAGTTCCAGGAGCAGGCGCGGTATTGAACTGCACATAACGATCACTGCTGCCATCCCATGGACTCACAGTGTAATCAACTGCCAGGAACAATCGTTCTTGATCTACATAGACTTCGACATCGTTGTCGCTGATCAAGCCTTGATTGACTTGTCCACGAGTGGGCAGATAAAATGGTCCTGCGCTGGATCCATCGCCAAAGTATTCCACGCTCTCTGCGGGACGCAAGCGGTTACCGTCACGTTCTACGATGAGGTTGATATCGTTGGTGCCTTGGAGACTGTTGTCCAAAATATAGGTATCAGTGCTGCCATCATATATGAAATACTGTGTGAGAGGGAAACTCCATGTTTTCTGAGGAGTGGTGATGCCCATCACAGTGACCACTACCCAATCATTGATGCCATAGGTATCAGCAAAGGTAACTGTGGTGGTTTGACCGCCTGAACTAGAAGCGTAATTGTAGTTCGTGATGATCGCACCGTTGACCACGATATTGAGTTCGTAAATTTCGTTGTAGGCCACGGGCAACAACAAACTGTTGCCCACTAGGTTGCCTGGATAGCTTTCTTTGTAGAGTTGGCTTCCGCCTCCGATGCCATAGATTTCTATGGATACAATATCTCCGGCAGCGGCGCCTGCCGTCACAGTCACTACCTGGCTGGGCCAATTTACGGTATATTGTTCTTGGGGTATGAGACTTACTCTATTGGTGATATTGACCACTCTCACTGCCACAGCATGCGCCATGGCATCAGCAAAGCTCACGGATGCGTTGCTGGGTGTCCATGCGAGATTCACGGTCTTGATATTGAAACCGTGCCCGTCGCCGGTCCAGTCTGAACCAGGGCGTGTATACACACGCATGTCCAAGGTGTCAAACGTGGCACCGGGAACCAATTCTTCTGGTGCATGGCTGGAATAGGTGTCTATGAAAGCGCCGCCGGCCACGTTTATATCCGTAGTGCGTTCACCGAGATAGGTGTCAAGGAATGAACTTTCATAGATCGCATCTAGGATCGCTGGATCGTATGTGGGACGGCCTTCCGGACCGTAGTCGATGTTATCAAACGGATTGATGTCAAAATTGCCCACATCAAATCCGGTGTTCTGATCAAATCCAGGACCTTTGACTTGCACTCCTGGGTAGTCAATGCCCACGATAACCTGGGCCAATTCTCTGCCGGGTTCATTGGGGGTAGGTGCATACAGACCTATCACACGATCGGCAGCGGCCAGTGTGGCAGGATCAACCAAAGTATAATCTTCAGGATCAAATATAGAACCACTGTCCAGTTCTGAACTGTCATCTACTTCGTTGACACTGTAGACTTGATCTTGGAAACGCACCAACTGACCTTCAGCATACTTGGTATTAGGCTCCCAATCCAAGACTTGGCTGGTATATTCATAGCGGTCAAACTTGATGGTAGTGGTGAAATTACGCACCAATTCATTGCCCATCACGGCCACTACACGGGCACCTGATCCATTGCCACCCGTTATGGTGATGGCAGGAGTTATGGTATAACCTGTGCCCGGATCTACCACGATCACTTGCACCAATTGTCCACCGGTATTCACCCGAGCCACAGCCAATCCAGGAGCACCAGACCAAGCCAAAGTCAAAGTGCCATTGGTTTCGGTGCCTTCGGTAAATGTAGGTGCCAAGGTTCCTGATGTGCCATCGATCTGCACAGTGTATAAGTTACTGCGATAGAATATCTGTTGGCCTGCTGTGTAAACAGTATTGGTCTGCCATTCAGCACCAATAACTACCTGAGGCGCGATGGTATAACCTGCTCCGGGTTCTATGACATCTACGGCTTGGAGTTCAAGAGTATAGTGCTGATACCATTGGTTCCAGGGCAGAGTCTGCCAGATTGGTGCTGTGCTAGGAGTGCTAGAAACAGGATCCAACGGTGGTTCGCCGTCATCCAATATGGGGCTCACAAACTGGTTGTAAGTGGTATCAAAGTAGGCCGGACAATCAAAATCCGTGACACTGCCTTGATAGGTATCAATGCCTTCGTATTTGAGATTGAACTCTTTTATCTTGACGTGATACGGTTTGACTTCTTTGATGTATTCCAACACAAAGTCCTGGTTGTCTTGGCGGAAGATCTGATAGGGCAAAAGGTCACGTATCTTGTGATTGACATCAATCAACGAAGTCTTGAACAGCCACTCTGGTGCCACTTGTTCTTGCAAGATAAAGTCAAACATCAGCATCAAGAGATTGTTTCGGAATATCAACAGTTCGCCAGTGAGCAATTCTTCGTTGATAGCACGTATGATCTGGCGTGTTTCTGTGCCAGGGAATGTGTCAAAGTATTGGCTGTCAAAGGTTTCGATATCAAAACCAAAGCGTCCCAACGCATAGTCCCAGATCTCGGCCTTGACTGCGATGGTTCCATCTTCCAGCACCACTCTATTCCATGTGCCATCCAACAATTGGTAGATTTCAAATTTGCCAAAACTGTTACGTGTGACTTTCACACTGGAACCTTCGGGCAGGGTCAATCTAGCAAGATCGCTGAAAGTGGCCACTTCGGCGGCAGGTCTCTGTGATGTATTGTAACCAGGTTTGACCCAATCAATATACTCCCAGAATTTTTTAGTATCATAGTTCTGCACTCGGCTTAGCAACAATTCTTTGGGTGACCCGATCAGAGCAGATCCCAAGACCACTGTGTATATGGTCCAAAGACCGTTTTGTGTGGAATCAGATGCCACTAGGTATTTGTATCCTGGTGCGACTTCGTCGAGATTTTGATATGTCAATTCAGCATAGGTCAATACACGCTTGTTCCATTCACCAGATGCTGATGTAGGCTCGGGCTCTTCGCTGTTCAGTAACGTGAATGGCCGGCTGTCGCTGATAGGAAACTGCGCCAGTATAGCATTGGCACGTTGGAGATAGTTTTCCAGTGCCAGGAAACGGTCGACAAAGAAACTCTGACGAGGGCGGAATTGCACACCATACAATTCTGCAGGACTCAGTGTGGGATCTGGAACCTTGTTTCCTATGGTATCTTCGCCGCAGAACGAATCCAGCAGTTTGCGATACAGTCCACCACTCAAGAAACTGTTGGGGTTGTCTGTGGCAATGAGATCGTATTCCACGTGGACATTGTCATCATTGGCTATGCGATCAAACTCTACGTGCAATATGGTATCTTGGGCCGATATGAATGATCTACCATTGTAGATGGCAGTGGTGCTGGGGCTGATAAACGCCACATAAGGTATGCCGGAACTGCGAGGATTTTCGATGTATTGGGCCACGGCCTGCACACTCAATGTCTTTTTCACTTGGGTAGCCACTTCGCGTATGCCCTTGACCCAGAAGAAATAACGAGCCGCAAACAATCCATCAGGATTGAGTTTGCTGGTCACTGTATAGCTGGTAGTGCTGTAAACTTCGCCTGGACCTTGATAGGCAGCCGGTGGTGTAGGACTTTCTATCCACTGATAGACATCCACTGTGGATCCCGGGAACAGTTGACTCCAACGGCGCGAACGATATGCTATGGAATCCTGATGATAATCAATGAATCGCACTGTGGATAAGTCCCACCATATCTCTCCAAGATGGTTGTCAGTCCAGGTATCTCCATAGTTGTTCACTAATCCAGTGTTATAGGCTGCAGGATCCAGTGCGCCAAGATAATCAATATTCTGTCTAGCGGCACCTAAAATTTTGCCTTGTAGTGGATCAATAAAGTCAAAATACTGTGTGATCTTGCTTTCCAGTCGATCATACATGAACACCGAGTTCATGAGATTGACATCTACTATAGGAGTCTGGCGATAGACCACGTTCCAGGCTGGCAATCTATCAATGTTGTTGAGTTGTGCCACACGCCCAAAATCTCCCACGCTGTCATCCAAATCGTCTTGGGGACTGCCTACCAATAGCACACCACCTTGATAACTAACAGCCGTTCCGAATTCGTCCAAGGATCCAAGATCTTCATCATAGATCTGTTGTCCAAACACAAACTTGGAAGGATTGGTTACGCTGCCATTGGCCGCGGATAGCAAATCAAATGTATAGACCACGCCGCTTTCGGGCAATGGATCAAAGAATTCTGTGGACTTGCTGTCAAAAAATGTAGTGCCTTCATCAAAGGTTGTGGGTTTGGCCGCTGTGCCTTGTGGCGAACCGACGATCAATGTAGTGGCTTCGTCGGATATATTGAGGCTGGCTCCAAAATGCGCATAAGCGATAGGCAACGGAGCTTCTATGGTCTGGGTATAGACCATGGGCTCTAACCCAAGATCATAGTATGCTGTGCCCAGGCCTGGCATGACCAACAGTTGTGTAAACGGAACAGCGGCATCGTGGTTAGCGATGGTTATATTGAGATAGCCGTCAGTGGTGAATGCGTTGACGTTGGGTAAATTGGCAGTGACAATATCAGCGGCATACAAAGCGGCCCAATCGCTGGCTTGCCAATATGTGGTGTCCGTCAATGCCGCGCCCACTGGCACAGTGCGGATGCTACGATAGATATCACTACCTGATATCACGAAAGTATTTGCGGCCCAGCCAATAGCACTGTTCCAACTAGCAGGAGTCGATACTGCGACATCAACATTGTTGATCCGTATGGTATCTCCCGGAGTCAATGTGGGATCTTGTGTGATGCCTTGGATGGATCCATAGAGACGATTTTGATTAACGAATCTTTCCACACTGCCTGCTTCAGGCAACACAGTGGAATCGTTGGGCTGACCAATGTATAAGCTACAATTGGTAGGACACTGATCTACCACTCGACCAAATGCGGCGGCAGCCACAGGTGCGTTGCTCTGCACCGCTTGCATGAGTTTGAAAGTGTTGGTAGAAATCTCCACTACATCGCCCACGTTCAAGGGTGCAGTGATAGTGACTTCGTTGGTCAGATAATCCACAGAGAACTCACCGTTGTTGTTGCCATTGGCATCTGGCACTAGATAGGTAGCATTGACTTTGACAGTGAACGGTGTATAGGCTCGCACAGTGCCGGTGCCAGATCCTGTTCCAGTGGCACGGAATATTTCGCCCACGGTGTTGGTATCAGCACCAATGGCCACATAGTTGGTAGTTCCCACAGTGAGTATGCGATATACTTTACCTATTTCGATTGTTGTAGCATTTTGTATCACCGGCCTCAGAGTGGTAAACGTATCCTCACCCGCTGTGGTAACTGTGAAACTTTCAATGCTACGATCGATCACATAGGTTTTGCCAGCCAGTAATTTAGCATCAGCGGTGTCATCAGGCGCACCTACCACTACCTGAGCACCGTCAGTGGTAGTGGTCACACTGTGTCCAAATCTGCCACCCGACAATCCTGGTGTTTCAATGAAATCAATGTATTCCCAATAAGTTCCGCTGGTGAACAGTATGGTGCCAGTGGGTGGTGTCAACAAGAAAGTTACTACCTTGGTAGATTCGTCAAAACTGTAGTCCATATTAGGACGTTGCAACACATCATTGACATACACACTGAAACTGCTGAGATTGCTCACGGTATACAATTCAGAGATATCAAATGTAGCCTGCGGCGAAGTAGTGATAAATGTTTTGCTTTGCAATCTTGTGCATCTGACTACGTCACCGTCGTTGGGTGGTGCGTCAAACACAACAGTGCCATTGGAATAGTTGTATTCAACTCCGGCTGTCTTAGGAATATTATTGACCACAACACCAATTTGCGTGGCACCAATACCGCCATCGGCAGAGTCATCATCTACCACTATCACATCGCCTACATAAAATTCTGTTGTTGACCCATCACCAGTGAATGATTTGGCTTGGAACTGTATGTTTACACGATTGTATGCATACACCCGATCGCCCGATGGAGCACCCACATACATCCAGCGTTCATCAGTGCTGATGGCCACACTGTATCCATACTCATCAAACAAAAAGATATTGACTGTTTCGCCACCAGCCAGAGGTGTGGTCAGCACCACGTTGGGTGCGCTGTAGGTCCAGTCAACACCACGGATCAATACAGTGTCATCGACTACCACTCCCACGTCAGCGGGATCAGTTATGGTGATAGAACCCGAAGGATTGAATGTGGTTTGGCTGGCGCTGGCCGTGGTCTGATACAATCGATATGGAACTTCAGTGATCAGTTGGCTTTGCAAGAAACTGCCTGTGTTTTGATTGCGAGTGATGGCCACGCTGTAGCCTTGTTTGGCCCAACTGTCGGGAGCCCCGGCCACTGCCCACTGGAGATTGCCAGTGGCCACGCTGGCACCATAGCCCTGCAGATTGTTAGCGTTCATGGTCAACTGCTGGGTTTCAACATAGGTCGCGGTAGATGCTTTGCTAAAACCATACAGCGCACCTGCTCCTGAGTTTGCACCTGGGGCACCTACTAGACAGGCTAGATTGTTGAAACCTTGAGATATGGCTGTGCCAAATCGTCCATTGGTTTCTGGTTCCTGAGGAACTAATTCAGCAGGCGAACCAAAGGGATCGATCTTTTCTAACACTACCCAGTGTCCTGTGCCATCATCGTCTACCCAGGCTTGATTGCCAGGCAACAAGCGATTGGCATAACTGAGAGCACTGACATCAGCGGCTTGTCGCACACGCATGCTTTCCAGCACAAAACACACACCATTGCCCGTGATTTGGGTAGCAGGCGCTGGAATAGCCAGGATCACTGTGACTGTGAACAAACTAGGTATCGATAACACACGATATGCACCATCAACTACACTACCAAAATATTTGATCACGATCTGTTGGTTGACTTCAAGATCGTGCGGACCGGCAAATGTTAGGGTGCAAGTTCCGTTGAGATTGTCTCGGACCTGGGTGACAGGATAACTTACCAGATTGCTACGATAGATATTCCAATCATAGGCGTTGTCTTTGGCTACCCAGAAACTGGTGCCAACCAAGATGTTGTCAATGTCTGCGATGATAGGTGTGAGATCTTCAAAACTAAACACTTTGACATCGGCGTCGTCCCAGTTCACATAACCAGCATTGGGCAACTGTAGATCCGGTTGATTCAGCGTGATCACGGGCAGTATCTCAGGATCAGTTATCTTGTAACTTTCTTTCCAGAGTTTGTCGACCTGCACTGTCTGATCTGCATCGCTGAATTGTTGTGGTTCAATGATCTGGATGGTAGAAGGATTACCCAGCAACAATGCCTCGTTGAGGCGCAGTTCATAGTAACTGCGATTGGCATTAGCACCGTAGATAGAGCGCAGTATGGCCCAGTTTTCAAATATTTCATATTCGGCTACTTCTTTGCCAAGATTGGCTTTGCCAAAGATATCTGTGGCCTGTGTGGTGCCTTTGGTGCCCAGGAACTGGCTATAGAGATTAACTTGGCTGATATCGTCCAAGTTGAGATTCTGCATGTATCTGCGAGGGCGGAAACCTATCAGGCCAAACGCAAACAGGTCGGCATCACGTTCTAGATTAGCGGAATATTTGTCATAGAAATTGCGGATGTTTTCAGCCTGGGTGGCAGCATTAGGCAACAGGCCTTTCTGTATCTGATCATAGTCGCTCTTGAGCCACTTAGCAAAGTCAAAAACAGATTCCGGAGGAATGATCTCTACCGCGGCCCAGTAAGCATCTTTGTATTTGACGATCTGTCCTTTGCTGTAACTGGTGTTGGGAACCCATGGCAAGATGTTGTCTTGATTGAGTATGAAACCTTGTGCGTCAAGGCTGCCATCCCAATCGTAGGTGGTGTAGCCCACAAACAACAGGCGACTCTGGCGAGCTCCGGTGGCAGGATCATAGATCAGATCAGCAAACACAGATTGATTGTCAAGCACGATCATGTGTTCATAGGCACTGAACTTGGCATTGAGGTAACTGAATGTGTTGTTGTTCACTCCACGCAGTGTGAGATCATTGCCAAAGCGTTCAACCACATAGTCCTGCCCTTGCAGGGCCTGCTTGTTCTGATTGAGCAGGATGTCTTCGGGCGCCGTGACACTGAGTGGTTCAGCCACTAGATCAGGTTTGAATACATTGAGTTTGTTGGCCACGGGGTTGATATTGATCAACGATCCTGGTGCCCATCCTTGCTGGCTCCAGTAGATGAACTCTTGTGCCATCTGTGTCCAATTCAGTATACGGCTGCCGGCTTGATCTTCAAAGGTCATGCCTTGTGCTTCCATGAAACGACCATAACTCAACAAGAAGTCAACCACAGATGATATACCTGTAAACTCATATCCATAAGGAACTTGCACCACGGTGTTGCTGTAATCCTGTGGTGCGCGAACTACTGTGTCGGCCGCTGTGATAATACGGAAATTGCCATTGGGGATGGATGCAAATATTTCAAAGTATGGACGTGTGGTCGAATAGCCATACACAGCGTAACCAGTCTGTGTTTTTTGGATGATCACAGAACTCCAGGTCAACTGTGCCGATGTAGGATTGCGATACAGCAACAGTTGATAACTTTCATCCGGCAACAAAAGACTGGTATTGAGACTGTTGGGGCTTGACTTCTCTGTGAATATCTTGATGTATTGTTTGTCACTGAAAGCAGCCATTCTATAACACAATCTCACGTCTAGATTTTCTAGTTTGATTTCAAGATCTCTAGTAGAATCCAACCCTGTCTGTCGATTGTAGTCAACGATCCAGTTGATGTAACTGTTCTTGATGGTGCCATTGCCGTAGATTTCCAACTGGCTGGGCTGTATGCGGAATCTATTGTCGTAAAGATACTGTCCAAATTGTTCATTGTAACGATAGAGATCTCTATCGGCAAACAGGGCAAAATATTCTGCCGGCCTTGTCAACGCCAACAAGCGTTGCACAGCAAAAGGCCATGATGATGACTTGCGCCATGATGCTTCTACCGGTCCATCGTCGCCCACTGTCCAACTCTTGCGGAAGCTTCCGGTGTCGTATTCGCCAACCATGACATCAAAAGGTGACAGCAACTGACCCTCTGATCCGGCTGGAACCACGCCGGTCAGTCCAGGACGTTTGTATTTTTCAATCACGTATGGACCCATGGGATCCAGGACTAGACCATTCTCGAGATCTTCCCACAGAACCAAGTTACCAGATGTATATGGTGCAGGACCATATTCTAATTCCCACCATGTGGGTTTCTCTGAGAAACCCAACATCTCCCAAGGTCTGGTATTGGGTGCGTCGGTGTCATAGAAATATTCGTAGATACCGCGCCAATTGCCCAACAGCAATTGACGGTTGAGTTTGTTTTGGCTTGCGCTGTAATTCCAAGTAAATTGGTTGTCAGGAATGTAATCTTGTTCTCTATAGGCCAACTTATTAGCACCCACCCAGGCCAAAAAGCTCACACCCAGGATCTGATTGACCTCAGCGAGACTGTAATCTGTAGTGCGGAACTGTCCTGGAACCACATCCGTATAGGTCAGTGGTATAGGATTATCATTGGGGCCATGAGTAGGGCATTTGAGATTGTTAAAAATGCGTTTTTCAAATTCTAGCAAAACTTGATCACGTATGTCTTCATAGGCCACAGTGATAGATCCATCGTGCCCGCGGATGACCAGTGTGGGTTCTACATAAGCATCATCGAGATAAATTTCAGGCATGAATGAAGCATATAATCCCAACTTGGTTGGTGTTGACGGAACAAAATTACCATAAGTGGTAGTGTATTCTCGAATGGTGATGGTATCACCAATGGTCAATGGCACCAAGATAGTCACACGAGGACCGTCGACGGCCACAGTGTAGTCAATATCGCCGCCCAACAATAATGTATCATTGAGATATATCAAGATAGCACGATAATTGGCCGAGTCAAAATCATAACTGTAGAGAGTATCAAAGGTATCGTCAGTGATAGGTGTGACCGTATACACTGTTTGTTCGTAGGTCTCACCTGTGGGCAGACTGTCAGTCCAGTAAAACGGTGTGAGTTCGTTCTTGCCAAGATTGATCAACTCCACGCATTCGTCCAGTATCTGCGCTGTGGTCATGTTTTGCCAGTCGTAGCGGACCACAGTATCCATCAAGACATTTTTGAATTTTTCATACTGCTGGGCGCTGAATTCCAATGATTTAAAGAAATCAAATCCGGGATCATTGATAAACGTCGAAGCCAGAGTCAGCGGAGAACCTTGTTGCAGTATGATCTGGCCGTAAGGGATAAGATTGCCTAGGTCTCTAGTGTTGTTTGGACCGGCTATGTCTCCGGTAAAAGGAATGAGATTCTGGCAGATGCTACCATAATGATTGCGCACAGTGCCCAGAGTCACTTGAGGAACATCAGCATTGATCGCATTGTTTTCTAGGTTTACCGGCACGGTGTAAAAGCCCACAGGACTGGCAACCTGGCTGATCACGCTGACTTCCACGATGTCGCCCATGGCCGGAGGAGTGATGAAAGTGATCACAGTGGAACGGTTGGCCTGCACAGCATAGGTGTAGGCATCAGTATCTACGAAAATAGAATTTGCAAAAACCTTGACCGGAATGGCTTGGCTGGCAGTATCTACCGGAACATCTACCACTAGGTCTTCGCCTTGATAGGTAAATCTAAAAGTCTGGCGGCTCACTGTATCTGTATAGGCAGTCTGCCATCCCAGAAGTTGGCGGAAAGTGTCTCGAGTGATGTATTGTCGCACCACACCGCTGTTGATAGGTGTGGTCACACTCACTGTGTCTTGCACATAAACGAATTCATCCACAGTGAGATTGTTATCAAACACAATGTCGCCCACGTTGTTGATGGAGAGATACTTGAGTGGTTGACCAATTATGCTGTCTGTGACACCTTCGCCCACGGCATAACTAAACAATTTGGAACCCGAAAAGTTAGAACTGGGGTATGCCACTTGGTCTGCGAAACTCACTCCATTTTCGTCGAACACATCAAAGAATGGTGCTTGGTTCACACCAGTTTTTTGTTGTGCTGGCATCCAGGTGTCGCCGTTGAAATAGAAAGATCGACCTTGCTGGGTGATGCCACTCAGGCACACGGTATTTTGATTGATCAGTGCATCAGGAGTGTTGAGATCGGCTGGTTGCAGATCGATGATGGGTGTGCCTGTGCCTGTGGGTTGGATCAGTTGCACTGAGTAGATTTTGTTGCGCACTTCTGGATCACGGTCAGCGGCAAAAATAACTCGAGATCCACTCTGGAATGCGTAGCCATCCACACTGTAGCCCACTGAGCCGTTGATGTTGCTCATGGCATCTGTTTCGCGGAAATCTATGATGTTGATAGGATCCACTGCTTGAGTGCCCATTTCAAACAGTTTTATGTCTGCTCGGAATTCAATGATAGGTCGCTTGGCACGTTGTATGTTGTCGACCACGGCCACTTGATTGTTGTATTCAGCCGTGGCGTTGATGATGTCCACGTGGAACCAACGATTTGAACGGCTCCATGCATTGTAATCAAAACTGGCGCGATTGATGGTGATGTAATCTTGATCCACTGGTGCGTTGAGACTCTCATCAAATGGAGTAGAATCGTAGGGCACCGAATCATAGGGCACAGTGCTGGATCTGGTATAGGTTTCTGGAGTGACGAATTTTGTTACCGGCAACAGATCGATGGCTGTGCCCACACCTTCAACGTAGTATTCTTTGCCGGCGTATGAGGCCGGATTAGTGGTCCCTTGGAACTGTATTTTTAATCCGTTAGACAACACCACACCATTGGGACTGGTATAATTTTTCTTGCCAATGATGTCAGCGATATCTATGGTCTGATCTCCAGAACTGTCAACCAGTTTGATCACGCCAAACAATTCTGGATTGTCGGCGTCTTGATAGTAGAGGAAATCAAGATCCGCAGTGATAAGCGGAATGCGTTCAAATGCAGTGCCTCCAGAGTTTTTATAAAAACTGATGTTGGAATATTCAGCACCATACAATACCAGCAGTTTACTGAGAGGATTTACCGGCCTATCCACAGTGAGTTTGATATAGGGATTTAGTGCATCATCGTAGATCAAATTGATGCGCCATACGCTGTAACGTTGGCTGTCTAAACCTATCTCTACTGTTTCATCAAAAGGTGTGGAATCATAGGGTTGACCTGCACTGTCATACAAGCCAGTGAAGAACCATCCACCGTTGGTCAAGAAAATGATGGTGCGATTGTTGATGTCAGTGATACCATCAATTCCGCCATACTTCTCTACGAATTCGCTGAAGTAGACATTGTTGATGTCGTCAAACTGTATGGATGTGGCGAAATCTACTGATCCCGCATCGGCCAGTTGATAGTAGAAATTCTGTGCTGATTTGGCAGGCACGTTGAACGTGATAGTTCCATTGTCATCACCATTGTTCTCTACTCCCAATACCTCGCGACTGCTTTGGTTGGGAGTCTGTGGCAACACACCCGATGTGCCTGGCACACTCTGTATCCAGAATCGATGGCCGGTCTGTTGCACATCGAAGGTATAAGAACCTTGGCGCACCAGAATGATTGTGGGATTCTGTCCTGCTACACCGCTGAAGGTGTAAGCGGATGTGCCGCGCTTGACCTGGAAGTCGTCGGTGAGTGGTACGGGAGTGGCAAAGATATCAACTGAATCTGGGCCTTCGGGCAGCCAATAATACTGGCTGAAGTTTACAAATTTGTCAAAGTCTACGAAAGGATCCCAGCTATAGTATTGGCTGGTAAACAGCCGATCCTGGCGTGTGGTGTTGCCACCCTTGACAGCAATAGAATCGATCAGTCCTGGGTATGTCAATGCACCGGTAACGGTATTGGTGTTAGGTTCAAGGAACACAGTGCCCGGCTCAAGTTGATAATCTGTTCTAGTGCGAGTAGGCTCTAACACATAATTGTCTTCAGGATTTACTCCCGGACCAAGACGACGACCAATATAACCCTGGGTGGGCTTGAGTTTGGGATCCTGCACCAATTGATCCAATGTGGCATGCAAGAACTGCCGATTGGTATTGGTCCTGAATATCTCAGGCAGGAAATCTACTGTGCGTATTCTAGTAGTCGCCATGTTTATACCACGCCACTGTTAGGAGCAGTTCTCAATTCGCTGGATGTCAACGCATCAATGACCTCAATGTCATTGACCGTGGCAGCATTCACAAATATCTCATTGGCTGCACAGCGTATTTCAAATAGATCGCCAAAACTCTTGAGAGGATCTTGTGGCACCAACACCACGGTAGAAATGATATCTCCTAGTTCTTTGTGTAGATAGGCTGCCAACTCTGAGAAGAAAAAGGTCAAGCCAAAATCCCATTTGTCTATGGTAAAGTATTCATTGAGAGCGGCCACCACACGACTCTTTATCTCACTCACCGACACCACTGAGTTGTTGGCGCGGATCACTTTCAGCGTGGCTCGCAGTTCAGGGTCACTCTTTAGACCAAACAAAGGTTTGAATACCACAGAGTTAAGGATCACGTTGTCAGAAATCATTTTGTATCTTTGCAAACTGTTGTATGCTGTGGACAGTTCGTCGATGGTAGGAGGGCTGGGCTCGGGTATAGTTCCAGTGGAGTCTTTGATATAATTTTGATAGGCATTGTAGTAGGCCGTGGTTACCACATAGATGTCGATGATGTTGCTTGATCCAGGGTCGATGCGACGGCTCAATGGTGCATTGTGTCTGTATTGGAAATACAACCCCTGGCGGCCGACCCTGGCTATCAATGAATCAATTTGGGTCAGAGTGCGCACGCCGTTGAAGGCCACGTTTAATTCGTAGAACAAGCCCGCAGTGTAAGCGTAGAAGAATTGTCCGTCACCATATTCGGCTTTGGCCAACTCAATCTGATCCAAGGTGCCATACTCGCTGACCACTGCTCCAGCTGCCAACGGTAAAAATCTCTCAAGATTGTCAAAGTCCACAGTGCGCTGGAAGAACACATATTTCTGTGTGGGGTTCACATCTGGTGCGACCAGTGTCTGGAAGTAGTCAGGATCGTCGGCCACGCCGTCGTTGTCGCTGTCTCGGAAACTGATGCGCACTTCAAAATCGTTGACAAAACCATCGGCCTGCACGGGCTGTCCAATGATGTCCATGACAATGTCAGAATTCTGCGGCAGACTCACGTCTGGCAAGTTATTGGTCTTGAGAGAATTGATGAAGTCATTGATCACTGTGCCAGTGCGTGGATCATATACTTGCTGTGTGCCGTCGTAGAAGAATCGTGTCTGAAGGATACTGCCCCAGAATCGTTGCAGGCTGCGGCTGGTCACTGTGTATGTGACGCCGTCGGTTTCAAATGCTACCAACCAAGAATTATCAAGATTCTGACCGCTCTGATCTTGTGCATAGGTCAGGCTGAAAGTGGTTGCAGGGTTGAGGTTGTTGGCAGTGATTACATACCATTCTTGGGTGAGATTATCAAATCCTAGACCAAAGTTGCGATACAATTCTATCTGCTCAGTCATAGACTGCTCTATGCTGGTAGGCAAGTCTGTGATAAACGTGGCGATGACCTGCGTAGCAATAGCACCTGTGGGTATAAAATCGTTCAGCACCACCGGTCCTTCACCGGATGGCAAATTGCCTGTGCCAAAGTTTGTGCCGTCCAACAATACTGCACTCACGGTGGCCCAAAGAACCACCTTGTCATTGGGTTGAGATGGCAGTCCTAATTTGAGTCGATTGTTAGGATCAAAATAGTATCCCGCTGGTGGCACGAATTTGACCAGTGCACCGCGATCGATGTATTTCTTATTGTCGCTGGTGTTTGAACCAATGGGTGCAGGTGCACCGCTGCCGATGAATTCGAAATAACCTGTTGTTTCGTTGGCCTGGGTGGTGCTTTGTTGCCACTTAAGACCAATAGGAATGAGACTGGGGCGAGGGAAATAATTGTAATAAAATTCCAGCATGCCTCGGCTGGCCAGCACAGGTTCTACTTCGTTGATTATAACATTGGCAATGTCGTTTTTGTCAATGAATGTAAAAGTGAAACTGGGGCTGGCAGAATTTTCATAGATCAGACCGTCGCTGCCAAACACATTGGTCGAAGAGTATTTGCCGGTGATGTCCGTGAGATCCAAATATCTGCTGGTACCAATGGAACTGCGATTCACTGCCTTAGATTTGATGATGGTTCCAAACAGCGTGAACGGTAAGTTACTGTAGTCTTCGCCGTTGACCATCCTGTTCTGTGTGTAGTAACGTGCTGGTGCACGTTCTTTGATAGCGCCAATGGGTTCGCGTGTGGCAGCGTTGCTGACTGGTTGGCTGAGTCCGCAAGTGAACGTGATAGTTTCCAATCTACCACTGCGGCTGGTGTAGCCGATGGAGATCTGCACAGCCTGCATTTCTTCAGGGTTGATGATGTATTGCAGACCATTGGAAGCACGAACATATGAGCGGAAGGTGCCCACTGGAATCTCAGAAAATACTCCGTCGCCAAAGTTTAGATCGATCTGATCGTTGGTGCGGCTTGACACTGAGAAAAACTTGCGCACATTTGGTCCCAGTTGTTCCACAGCGGCTGCATAGATACTTTCTACTTTGGTCCATTCCTGTGAGATCTGTCCCACGTCATCCAGTTGATAGAGCCACACATCTTCGTTGTTGATACCTTCGATGTTGACACTGACCACACGATTGGAAATACGTTCGCCAAGATTGAAGTCTTGATTCTGCAAACTGCCTTGTTTGAAATAAAAGAAAAATCCTGTGTTAGGGCTGGCAAAGCCCAAGCGATCGTTGCGGAACAGCACGTTGAATATGCCCGACGGTCTCGGTGCGGGTTCATACACATAGTCTCGGTCCTGGAAGGTAGAACTCACTGCTTCAAATGTCATTGATGTGCCGTCTACTGTGGAAGTGAAAGGGACCACGGGCAAATAGCCGGGCACAAGATTGAGACTGTATTCCGATGTTTCCACGCCCAAGATGTTTTTGGTAGCCCCAGGTTTGCCGAAACGCTGGCTGTCAACCAAGGCCGCATTGACGATGACTGTGAACTGTTCCTGCCAAGACACGTTGGTAGGATCGTTCCAGTTGACAGTGACCCCAGACAGATTCACACCATTGTAATCTATGACATTCTCTGTGGTTGATACGTTGAACACTTTGAGATAGCCTTGCGCTTCTTCATTGCGCTTGGGTGTGTAACTGACCAACTCGGCCAACTTCACCACTGAATCTCTGCGCTCTGCTGTGTCTATGAAGTTTTCACGGATGTTTAAATCATTACGGAAAGCCAGAGCCTGACCCATGAAAGCCATGACATCCAAGAGAGCCACGAATTCCGAACTTTCAATATAGTCGTTGAAATTTTCCGGGTAATAGATACGGATGTAGTCTATGAAACTCTTGCGCAGGGTCTCAAAATCGTAACTTTGGAAATCAGCTTCACGATAGGTTGTGTAGATGCGTTTCCAATCTTCTACACCAAATATCGCTGTTTGTCTAGTGGTCTTGGCCATAATACCTTCCGTTTGAGTATTTATGGTTTAGAAAAACTGGGTAGTTTTAGACGTAGGAGGCAGTGCGTGTTTGCTGGTCAAAAAACACAGCTAATCGCTGGGCGTTTTGCCCTTGCACAGTCTGGATTTCCAGTTCGACCAAGATACCATTGACCTGTGGATAGGCATCGGCTGTGGTGAGATAGATGCGAGGATCTTGTCCCACAATCCTTTGCAGTTCTTGGAGCACTAACTCTGCGGTAGATTCAGTCTGGGGCTCAAATACCAAGTTCCACATAGTGGTTCCTACGTCAGGACGCCCCACTTTTTCACCCTGACGTATGTTAAGGTAGTTTAAAAGATCGCGCTTGATCAGTTCAAAGTCGACCAAGGTGAACTTTTTGTATTGATTGATGGTGTTGAATCCGATGAATGTAGGCATGACAGTATTTAAGCCGTGTTAATGGGTGGCAATCCACGACGAGCACGTTCTTCGTTGATGCGGGCTCGCACTATCTCATCATCACCCGAATAGGTGAGATCTGAATCAGACACATTGGAATATAGATTAAACGTGCTAGTGAAAACAGGTATGGGCACTTTGGGATTTCCTATCACTTGTCCCACGGCTTGATCAACTGCTGAGCGAATAGTAGTGCCAGTGGCCGACGGGGAAGTTGTGGAAAATCCCTGCACTGCCAGGCTGATCTTTTGGTTCACCAAGTCCACAGCATATTGCCCGCCGCGCACCAGTTTGTTGACGTTATCCAACAATGTGGCGTCGCCCACAGTGCCGTTGATCCAACTTTTCACTGTATCAGCACCATATTTGGCGCCGGCATTCACCAATCCTGCTAGTTTGCTGGGATTTTCTGTGCCCGTAACAACACCTTGACCTCTGAGATCCACCAGCGATTTCTGTAGCAAATCGGCCTGTATGTCATCTTGCAGTTTGGGATCGTTCAAGAGATCGGCTGCATTGTTGACGCCGGCATATCCAGTCCATACCGTGGGATTGTTCAGGATATCAGTGACATCGGTTTCACTGTCGGCCAGATAAAATTCATAGGTTCCGGGCTTGAGATATCCAGCAGCCTCCAACTGTTGAGGACTGAGTCCATACTTGCCCACACCATACTCGTTGCTGATTTCTATGGCGTCTTGAGGCACATCTTTGCTGGCCTGTGCCAGCATGCCTGTCACTTGCTCGGGTTCTATGGATCCCACGCTCACAGTGGCCGGAGTTTGTTCTTCATAATCAGTTTCATTGATGGCGTCAAATTCAGTGTTTTGTATTTCTACATAGCGAGTTTCAATTTCAGTGGGCAACAATGATTCTGCATCAGCGAAGGTATCAATACTGGTCTGGGCCTGGATACCACGATTGGCAAAAGGATAAGGCATGTGCGTGGGCGCACGAGTCACTGCTGTCTTGATCGCACCACCTTCTACTATCCATCCTTGGTTCTGTTCAAACTTCACGTCAGGAAGATTCTGTATGGAAAGGTTATTGGGTTTGGGCACATCAGGAGCAGAGCCGCCATTGAGGCTGATACAACCTGCGGACAGCACCATGTTTGATCCTGCGTCCCAGGTTCCGGCTTTTGTTGATTTCATGCTCAAGGTTCCATCGCTCTTGATACCAATGAAACTGTCTGCGTATTGCAACATGGCTTTTTTGCTGTTGAGCTGGATGAGATTTTCACTTTCTGCTGTGACTGATCGTTCGCCGCGGATGTTGATGGAGTTCCGGGCATTCATGTTGATGTTGCGATCAGCGTGCAAGTTGATGTCACCTTGGCTGCGCAAGTTGATACTGTTGGTAGAATAGATGTCCACTGTGCCCTGGCTGCCAAACTCCAACCATGACTGACCATTGGCATGGGTGATAAAGAAACAATCGCCGGTGTCTGACATGGTTATCTGATGACCTTTGGCAGTGCGTATGCGCACTAGGGCATCCTGTCCAGTGAGATCGCCGTCGTCCATCACGAGGCTATGGCCACCACGTCGGCCAATCACTTGCACATCTTGCGGTAACAATAGACCTTGCTCCAACTGTTGGCGTATGTTTTGTTCGCTCAGTCCACCAGCATAGATCGGTCTTCCTGGTGTGGATATGCCGTAAACCGAACTGGGACTCTCTCGTTGGGCATTGGATCCAATGGGACCGCGCAAGGGATCATTGATCAAGCCCTGCTGTAACAGCGTGGCAGCGACCACGCCGTGTACCGGTTTGGTCTGATCAAAGAATCTGGGATTTTCGCTCAGTGTTTGATTGTCGTCATTGAATTCTACCACTGGCAGTTGAGGACTGTTTTGGAAATAAGAACTTTGATTGTTGTTGTCTAGTTTGAATTTCCTACTGGCACCGATAGCCGGCAACATGTGATTGAGTCCGGGTTGCACGATGCAACCGAGATAATAGCCGCTGTTGGCATCCCCCGAAGCAAACACGCAAACTACTTGTGTGCCGATATCCGGCGGAGTGAACCACATGCCGTAACTTTGGCGGTTACCTATGTAGCTGCCTTCACCAGTGTCTTGTTCGGTGGTAGGATTTGTGGTTCCATAAAAAGGACTCACAGGGCTCACTGTGCGCCAAAGGTCGGGATTGTTTTTGTCTGGGCCGGCAAAGTCTTCAATCCAGACCTGCACTCGACCGCCACGAACCTGAGAATCTACCACGGATCTCACTTCGCCTATGTAGATGCCCACCTGAGTGGGAGCGTTGCCTCTGTCTAGTTTGTAGGCACCGGGTATGCCCGAGGTGCGTTGGACGTTTTCTGCCATTGTTTTCCTTTATGGTGCTATGATATCTGATATCTGCGGGGCATCATCGCTGACCACTCTGGACCCTGGTTTGGGTGGTACTTCGCTGACTCGACTGCCCGTCGCATTACTTACTGCATCAGGATCACTGGATGCACCAAACTCTAACTCCAACAAACTGGGTGCAGGCACAGTGTTGGTAGACTGGCTGGCATCTCGAGCGGCAATCTCGTTGTCCACGCGACGCACATCAGCCTGGCTGAATCGGCTGCCTTGGGTGGGCTGTGCCTGTCCCAGCAGAGGTTTAACACCCTTGCTGAGATCAAAGTTCTTGATATTTCCTGCCAATCGCTGTGTGAATTTACCACCTTTGAACATGCTCCAGATAGTGTGTGCAGAGAACACAGAACTTTCACTGGGCAAGTTGCGCTCTCCGGTGCTCTGGCTATAGGCAGTGTTGTTGGCATTGACCTGGGCCAAGCCTGTTGAGATATTGTAGTCTGCCACAGGATTGAATCGCAGTTCATACAGGATTTCTGATGCATCGGCGTTGACACTGCCGTCGGGCATGCTTTGGGCTAGACTAAATGATCCCGTGTAAAACACATCGCTCTGCACCAACCAATCTGGATCTCCAATGATCACCACTTGAGAATTGGCAATGTCCGTATCTTGATACAGTCGATCGGCCAGATTGGCCGCGATTGAATTGGTATCGCCGGGGCCGCCAGTGCCTTCCATGTTGGGCTTGTTCTGATACACCACTTTTTCGTAGAGCCTACCGCTGCCACCCACCAAGGGTTGTGCCACTCTGTTCTGGTTGTTGCCAAATATGGTCACATAGTTGGCATTGACATTGATTTCAAAATCCATCACTTCGCTGTTGAGTCCCGTGAACCAATAGTTGTAGATCTTGTGTGCGCCGCGATAGCCTGCTGTGGGGAACTCAGCGATGCGAGGATCGTTGATCTGATATCGGCTGATGAGATATATGATCTTGTTGGCATACTGCCGGCGTTTTTTGTCATACTGATCTTGAGGTTCTATGCGGCAACGGATCTTATACCACTGCACTGTTTTCACAGGAGTCTGCACTTTCCATTGCCGTGTTTTTTCGTCCTGGATGAGATTCTGTTGGCTGACGATGTAACTGCTGTTGCGCATGATCAGATCGATCAACTGCACGATCTGCGTTCCTCGGGTGACAGAAAAATTCTTGTTGTCTTTGTTATAGCTGCTGGTCCGCATCAAAAGGTCATCTCGGGCGTTCTGTCCAGGCACAAACGCTGTGCGGCTCTTGTCTTGTTTGGCCGGGCGTGCTATTTTTGCATCGGCCAGGCCAGCCACATTTTCAATCCTGATCTCATAGATGTCCGCAGTTTCTTGTGCGCCAGATTTTTGTAATTCCAGTTGGTGCTGATTCAGCGCCTCACAAAGACCCTGTGTGTAAGTCTTGCGGGCAGAAAGTTCACTGGCCTTGGCTGGTGCTTGGCTGGATGATTCAAGATCTCTAATCTCATCTTGATTCAATTGCCGCTGTGTGGCAGTGACCGGTGCCAGCAGAGGTCTGCCATTGAGCAAGGTTGCTATGTCTGGAGCCTTGAGTTCAAAGTCAAAGGGTATGGTTCCATAGGACTGGCTGAATCCCACTGTGGTCTGAGGTATAGAAGCCTTCACGAGATATTCCACGTTGCGACTGGCTATCTTGTAAGTGAGTTCAGATATGGTGAAAGGTATCCATTTTTCCACGATGCTGTCTCGATCGCTGCCAATTTCGGTCTGTCCTAATTGGCTGCCGTTGATCAGCTGTCCGTTGGCGTCATAGCCATAGAATCTAATGACCATGAGGTAGTTGCACGTAGTGTAACTCACTGTGGGATCACTGTTCTTGAGATGTGCTCTCACGGCATCCCTCAGCGTGGGCAGGAAGGTGATACCATTGGGTTCAATGATCTTGAACTCCATCTCTACTGCGTTGTGTGCCCTGGCGCCGCTCTGCGTGCCGATCTGGCTCATTATAGTGAGATCATCAAAATAGTAATCATATTTGAAAAAAGGATTACGACGTCCTACTCCCTGGATGGGAGTTCCGTCAATGCCACCGCTCTGCACGATCAGAGATTCTGTGGTTATGGACTTGCGTTGGCTGTTCAGCATGTTCACATACTCACGAGGTGTCATTATATACCAGCTCACTGTATAAGTCATGGATGCCAGCTTGGCCAGTGGATTGGGGCGTGCGTCAATGGGCGACAGGAATTCCGGCGCGATAGCGGGCCTTCCGTCGGTAGATGCCGTGCCGCCCACATTGACCGTGGTAGTGTCGCGTTGATCGTCACCTCCATCGGCAGGACCAGATTGAGTTTGATTCACAGTGACCACTGGTCTAGCACCGCCTACCGTGGTAGAACCTTGGTCTAGCCCAAGATCCGCATTGTTCAGCAGTTGCGGTTGGTCGGCATTGGATTCCCGACTGTAGCCAGGATTGGCATCTACTAGATTGCCGTCATCGTCAAAGGTTTGGAGCGGCAGTGGCGGGGACGATACGTTGGCATCTTCTTGATTGCCTCGCTGTGCGTTGACCACTTCGTCGCCGGCGCTGTCAGCTGATGCCTGTGGACGATTGTTGGCTTCATCGTAGCGCACTGTATTGAGACGATTGATCAATGCACTGGCTTCTCTACGGGTTCCGTCAATGCCGGCCTGAACAGCGTCATAACGGGCACTGAGGCTCCGGGTATTTTGACGCTCTAGTTCATTGGTGCTCTGGCGGCCCATGTCTTGTATTTGGGCGAATGCTCGACTGTTGCTGGATTCGGCCAGCCCCAGATAGGTATTGACCTGCCCAAACAGATTCTCTGCACGGGTGACGGATCGCGTGGCCACAGCAGCTCCAAGATCGCCAGTGAGCCTCACTGCTGTGCCCAATTGCCGATCGGCTTGATCTAGATCGACAATGGCCGCGGACTGGCTCAGGATAAAAGTGGCTGCCATCGATTAGAATCCCAGGGCGGCTTTGAGGGTGGTTATCTTGGGCAAGTAGATCTGCACACCATCACGGAAATCATACAGCGGATCAGGCAGAGTGTTGGGATTGCGCTGGGCAAACACCCACCACAGACCAGCATCTTGATAAAGGTCATAGGCCAAGAGATCCGGGCGCAGATTGTAAGTGGCATTGATGCGGAACAGGATGTCGTCGGCCTGTTTGGGGATGGGCCGATTGGTCATGAAGTCAAGATACACACCATTTTTGGGCGTGGTAAAATAAGCACTAGTGCTTGCATATATGGCCATTACCAGAATCCTCCTTTGAGCAAGTTACCATTGGCATAACGATCAAGGCTGAACTGTTGCGTGACTTGACTGCGTGTGGGCATGGGCAACAGTGTCAGTATGGCCTGCATCTTGGTGGGCACATAGGTGGGAGAATTCAATCCAAGATTGGGCGGCGCCGGGGGATAATTTATAGCTCCCTTGGGCAAGTTGGCTCCAGTCAATCTGGACCAGATGTTTGATAGGCTGTAACTGTTGGTTGGTCCGCCAGTCTGTTGTCTGCGCCACAGCAGACCATTGCCGCCTTGTGTGACACCGGCCGATGTTGACTGGCGTCCTCGAGACCGGATGTAGTCCACATCATTGGGCAAGTTGTAGTTGAACTGGCTGATCACGCAGGGATGTTCATTGAATTGGAATTCGCCCAACCCTGTGAGGAATACCAAGGGCGGTGGGGCTCCGCGATCGTCGTCTTGACCGTAGAACATCTTGGTGCATGATCTGAAAAAGTGTATGGTGGCCAATAGGTAATCGGCCTCGGCCGAATCCTGTGCTGTGAAATCTGCCGTGATCGTCACTTCGCCTACCCGGCTGCCTTTGTAGAAATAGCCACGATAGTTGGAATGCACCAAATCTGTGGGATTGTAATCTGCGTTATAACTCATGTCGATGCGCGGTGTATAAGGAAATACCACGCCATCGGTGTTGCGCAGGGGTTCCATGATACCTGCGCCTTCGGGATTCTTGTAGAGATAGGTAGCGTAAGGTGCCAGGCGCAAGCGCACACGCCAGTCGCCATCGCCCACTGCTTTGCCATTGGCCTTGCGTATTTCCGACACTTCGGCTTGCTGGCGGGCCTGTGACAACAGTGCTTGCGCTTGCGAGGCCAGGGCCACATCATCATCGGTAGCTACTCGAACAAGATCGCTATCGTTTGGATCATCTTCATCTCGCTGGGAAAAATATGCAGGATCGCCTTCGGACAATTCGCCGGCCAATCTAGTGGCTTGGGCGTCAGTGAGTCCTGATTGCACTGTTTCACCAGTGTCAAGATTTTCTACGTTGAACTTGCCAGTTTCGGGATCATATACCGCGGTAAATCTGCCGCCCAACGGACCTGGCTGGACATTGATCACTCTGTTGAATTCCGCATCGGCTTCGCGTCGTTCAAACTCGATCTGTTGTGCTACCACGCTGTCGGCTGGTAACAGTTCGCCATTGGCATCAAAAACAAATTGTCCAGGTCTGGAGATTGTGGCCAATGGCTCAGCGTTGGGATCTCTCTGCGGACCTTGATCCACGGGCAGAGGAGAAGCAGTGATGTTGGATATTGTCACTGGACTGGTAACTGCTGGTTCAACGGTGGGATCGGGGGGATTGCCTTGTGGTGGTGCCGCGGAGGTCAGCGGCGGAGGTGGTGGTAGCGCAGGTGGGTTGTTGTTGACCTGTGGGTTCTGTGCGGCATCGGTGTCGGGCTGGTTGAACACCGTGGTATAGTTCTGTAGGGCCGCTTGCGAGGCATTGACGGCCTGTTCCAGTCGCGCCGCGGCCTGGGTGACTCCGTCTTGTGCTTGTGCCAGCAGACCGGGATCAACGTCTGATCCTGCTTCTTGTGCTCGTGCCAGGATACGCTGTGCTCGATTCAGCGCACCTAGCGCATCTAGCCTTTCTTGGTTTGCTCGCTGTAGTGCGAGATCCGCTTGATTTGTTTGGGCCTGTGTAGACATCGTGGATTCCTTGATGTATTTACCGGATGTCAAAACGGCTAACATAATGATTGAAATGATTTGACAAAGATGCCAAATGTTGTATAATAACTACAATATAGGAGAATCATCAACGATGTCTATCAAGACTCCAGCCAAGACCAATTATCTCAACAACAAAGATATATTGAAAGAAATACACCACAGCAAGAATTCATACTGCACCTATGTGAACCCACAAATGGATCATCAGTATGACATCATCTTGCCTTCGCTGTCCAAGATCAATCAGCGAACCATAGCCGAAGCCCGGCGCAACAGGGCTGATAGGATCAAAAAAGAAACCGGCGAAGCAGTCAACGAAAAGAAGATTCCGCACACCGATCTTGTGTTCCGTATCACTACCTGGGAACACATACCCATGGCACCCAAAAAGCAAACCAAAGCCCAGGCCAAAAAAGCCAAGATGGAGGAACTGCTGGAACTGGATGACACCCAGGAAAGCGACGGGCTCGAGGACATCGTAGATGTGCCTGTGCTGGATACTGCACATGTCAGATTGAATTTTCCGCCGTTTTGGCACTATCGTTTGGACGAAGAAAAACAGCCGTTTGTGGTGGGTAAATCACACTGGCGGGGTAGTCTAGACGGGGGCGAGTTCTGCAGGGAACATGGCAAAATGACCCCAAAATTGGCGCACATGTTTATCAAACTGTGCGAAAGATACGCTACAAGGAGCAATTGGCGTGGATACACCTACAACGAAGAAATGCGGGGTCAGGCCCTGCTACAGCTCAGCCAGATCGGATTGCAGTTCGATGAATCAAAATCGCAGAACCCTTTTGCGTATTATACTGCCGCTATCACTAATAGCTTCACTCGTGTGTTGAACATAGAAAAGAAGATGCAGAATATACGCGATGATATCTTGGAAATGAACGGACTCAATCCTTCGTGGACCAGACAGTATTCGGAAAGCCATAACAAAGCAGCCGAAGCGGTCGCATCTCCTTCAGAAGAATAGTATACTGCTACTCTATGGATAGTGGAATTTATTGTTCGGCTCCCTGGAGAGGAGTGACCGTGAGAGAAAATGGAGACGTCAAAACCTGTTGTTCAGGCAAAACATCTCTGGGCAATCTCAATTCCAAATCTATTAGAGAGATATTGCACCACTCTGACGCTTTGGAAGAAATAAAATCCTATCTGTTGGACGGTCGTGAGCATAGCAACTGTGCCGAATGCATCATGCACGACAAACAACACAACACGGCTTCATTGCGACAGCATTACCAAACTCACTATCCGTTGGATGATTTTACCCACAAACTGAGATTCGTTGATGTGAGATGGAACAACAAATGTAACCTTGCGTGTCAGTATTGTTCGCCTACATTCAGCAGTGTTTGGGAAGATCGAATGGGAGTATCCACAACCTCTCCTCGTAAAAGCTATCAGGATGATTTGTTACAATGGGTGCTTGAAAAATCACACGAACTCAAGGAATTAATGTTAGTGGGCGGTGAGCCCATGTTGATGAAACAAAATTATGAGTTGCTAAAACAATTACCACAAGATTGTAGGATCAGCATCATAACCAATTTTGCCTACGACCTAGCCACGCTGCCATGTTTTGAAGATCTGCTACGGCGACCTCGAAACAATGTCATATGGAACATCAGCATCGAGAATATTGGACAGCAATTGGAGTATGTGCGCAACGGCATACAATGGGATAGATTTCTTGCCAACTTAAAGTTGGTGTTACAGTATTGGCCCGACAGCGTGAGTTTCAACATGGTTTACAGCATGTTCAATGCGTTGGATCTTTACGATATCGTGCGATACTATCATGAACACGGTGTGAAAAAAATAACGTTGATGCCGATCGCCGGACATCCTGAAATCAGTGCGTTCAACATGCCAACTCCTATCAAACAACAACTGGTGAACGTTCTGGATCGCATATCAACCTGGCACGCACAGACCCATGGCATAGATGCTGATCTATATCCTATCTCTGGGTTACAGTCGATTCGCCAAGGGCTGATCGAATCTCACAGCAAAAACACTGTCAACAAAAAGAATTTCTATGAAAAAGTTCAGTGGTATGACTCCTGGTCAGATCTAAAGTTCAACGTTTTATGGCCGGATACCATTGATATGATCGAAAGATATCTACAATAACATGACCAATCTATTTAAAAAAGCCATAGTCTTCACTGACATCCATTTTGGACTGAAATCGAATAGCCTGTTGCACAATCAAGATTGCGAGCAGTTTGTAGATTGGATCATCGCCCAGGGCAAGGAACACGGTTGCGAAACCGGCATGTTCTTGGGTGACTGGCATCACCATCGTGCGGCTATCAACTTACAAACACTGAACTTCAGTCTACAAGCATTGGAAAAACTAAGCAAAGCATTCTCTCAGTTCTTTTTTATTCCGGGCAATCACGATCTGTATTATCGCGACAAACGGGATATCCACGGTGCGGCCTGGGCCCGGCACTTGCCCAACATACATATCTGCAACGATTGGTTCCAAGAAGGTGATGTTGTCATTGCTCCTTGGTTGGTCGGAGACGAACACCGACGCATCGAAAAATTGAATGCCAAATACATGTTTGGTCATTTTGAACTGCCACACTTCAAAATGAATGCCATGGTAGAAATGCCCGATCATGGAACCATACAGGTAGATCATTTTGGACATATCGATCAAGTGTTTTCTGGTCACTTTCATCTTCGACAACACAAAAACAACATCAACTACATTGGCAATGCGTTTCCGCACAACTTTGCCGATGCTGGTGATGCCAATCGTGGCTGCATGATATTGGAGTGGGGCAAGCAACCCGAATATCATGCATGGCCCGAACAGCCCTTATACAATGTCTGGGATCTCAGCCATGTCATTGACAACGCTGAACAAATCTTGAAGCCCAACATGCATGTGCGTGTGCAACTAGACATCGAAATATCCTATGAAGAAGCCACTTTCATCAAAGACACATTTATCGTCAAGCATGGCCTGCGAGAAATGGCCCTGATACCCAACAAGCGATCTGCCTTGGAAGAAGACATGGCTCCCGGAGATGTGAAATTTGAATCAGTGGATCAGATCGTCACAGATCAGATCACCAAGATAGAATCAGAGTTCTACGATCCTAAACTATTACTCCAAATATATCAGGCGCTATGATTATTTCCACCCTAGAGTTAGAACACCAACTAAAGTCAACCCACAACGTCAAAGTAATTCACGATCTTGGCAAGCTGTCAACCGGCCCCACGGAGTTGTTTAAGCTACTAGACAGTGTTTACCAAACTAGTTACGAGACAAACGATCGGTTGGTTTTTTACACTTCACATTTTATTCCTGAGAGTTTTCTACAGTTCTTTTACGAAACTATCAATTTTATAGATATCAGCAACTGGTTCATAATGATATGTGGGCCAAAAGAAATTGAGCACGACGTGTTGTCGTGTTGTAAAAAGTTTTCACTTGACTCTGTTCCAATTTGGTTCCACCCAGTTGAGTTAGACAAACAAACACACAAGATTGAAAACAACTTTAATTTACCCGATACTATTTGTTCTATACCCTGGCACAACTTACAGATAACACAAAACGGAACTATTACTCCTTGTTGCATGAACAATCTTGATCTTGGTAACGTCAACCGTATCAAACTAGATCAAGCGTTCCATGACGAAAAACTACAAAAGTTAAGGGCTAGTTTATTGGCTGGAGAAAAACCAAAAGAGTGCGACAACTGCTGGAAAGTGGAAGAAAAAAATCTAACTTCTATTAGACTGCACAATGTCAAGCATTTAAAGAGAGAATTTTTAACCAAATATCTTGATCAACCAAGAGTAGCTACATTAGATTTGAAGTTTAATAACACCTGTAATTTCAAATGCAGGATATGTAACGGTGGAAACAGCTCGTTGTTTGCCCTTGAAGATCAAAAGTTCCGCGGATCTAAGTTAGTTGTACAAGATGCTTGGGGGGAGAGTCAAGATTTTATTGATCAAGTTCTAACGTACTTGCCTGACATAAAAAATATTGACATGTTTGGCGGCGAGCCGTTTTTGATTAAACGTTTTAAATCGGTGTTGGAGATGGCAGTTGAAAAAGACTACGCCAAGGACATTAGATTACACTACAACAGCAACGGATCCATTTGGCCCAATCATTTGCTACCTGTTTGGCCTAGTTTTAAACTGGTAGACATACATTTTAGTATTGATGCTGTTGGTTCACATTTTGAACTACAAAGAGGCGGTCAGTGGTCTGAAGTTGAGGACAACATACTAAGGCTCAAAGATTTACAGTTACCCAACCTGTCTATTAGTATCATGCCCACTATCAGTGTCATGAGCGTTTACTACATAGACCAAGTCTACGACTGGGCTTGCAAACATGGTTTTCCTATATTTGTTAACCATGTGCAAGGTGAAGGAATGGAGCTACAGGATCTTACAAAAGAAGCCAAAAAAATTATTATTGACAAGTTTCAAGATCACCCCTGGAATGAAATCCAAAATGTTATTAAGATAATACAAAATTTGCCTGACAGTGATGGCAAGAAGTTTCAATCTAAAATGCAATATTTTGATCAGGTTCGAAGTGAAAGTTTTTCAGCAAGTCACTCTGAGATTGCAAAAGCCATGAGATATATGTAAAATATAAAAATGATACAAATCAAAGACCTAACCGTTAAAAACTTTATGAGTGTGGGCAATGCCACACAAGCCATCAACTTTGATCGTCAAGACCTTACATTAGTTCTAGGTGAAAACTTAGATTTAGGCGGCGATGGCAGCCGTAACGGCACAGGTAAGACCACTATAATCAATGCACTGAGTTATGCGCTGTATGGTCAAGCTCTCACCAATATCCGACGCGACAATCTCATCAACAAAGCCAACAGCAAGAACATGTTGGTCAGTTTAGATTTCAACATCAATGGCCGCGACTACCGCATCGAGCGTGGTCGCAAACCCAACATACTGAAATTCTACGTCAACAACGAAGAACAGGCAGCAGATGACAACTCGCAAGGCGACAGTCGAGAAACACAAGATGCCATAGAGTCTGCCCTGGGCATGACTCACGACATGTTCCGACATGTGCTGGCGCTGAACACATACACAGAACCGTTTTTGAGCTTGAAGGCCAATGATCAACGTGTGATCATAGAACAACTGTTGGGTATCACCCTTTTGAGTGAGCGTGCTGAGCGCATCAAAGAACTCAATAGAGAAACCAAAGATGCCATTGCTCAGGAAGAAATGCGTATCCGAGCTGTGCAAGAAGCCAACAAGCGTATAGAAGAACAGATCGAAAATCTGCGGCGTAGGCAAACAATGTGGAAGACCAAACATGAGGAAGAGACAGATAAAATCCAAAAGGCCTTGGAAGAACTGCGAAAGATCGACATTGACGCAGAGATCCAAGCGCACAAGGACTACAAAATTTGGGATCAGAAGCGCAAAGACATCAACGATCTTGCTGGACAAATATCCCGCACGAAACTTGATGTTGATCGCGAGACGAAAAACATTGGCAAACTTAGCAAAGAGATTGCGACTCTTGAACAGCATACCTGTCATACATGCGGTCAAGCCTTCCACGACTCAAAGCACCAACAGGTACTGGCAAGCAAGCAGGAGGATTTGGCAACAGCAAGAACGTCTTGCCAGGAGCATACACAAACGCTATCAGAAATGGAGGCTGCCCACACCTCCTTGGGCCAGTTAGGAAAACCTCCCAAGATGTTCTATGATGCGGAAGAAGATGCCATACAACATCGTGCCAACGTAGACAACCTACAACAACAACTGGACATCAAGGCACAAGAAACAGATCCCTACGGTGAACAGATCGAAGAGATGACAGGACAGGCCCTGCAAACAGTGACCTATGACACTCTCAACGAACTCACCCGCTTGCAAGAGCATCAAGACTTCCTGTTAAAACTCTTGACCAACAAAGACTCATTCATCCGCAAAAAGATTATTGAGCAGAATTTGAGTTATTTGAATGCTCGGTTGACATACTATCTTGATCGCATCGGCTTGCCACATTCGGTAATATTCCAAAACGATCTCACTGTGGAAATACAAGAATTGGGACGAGATCTAGACTTTGACAATTTAAGTCGCGGAGAGCGCAATAGACTGATCTTGTCAATGTCATGGGCCTTCCGTGATGTATGGGAATCATTGTATCATCCCATCAACGTGCTGTTCATCGACGAACTGGTAGATTCAGGCATGGACACACAGGGTGTGGAAAATTCGTTGGCCTTGCTGAAGAAGATGAGTCGTGAACGGCACAAGTCAATATGGTTAGTATCGCACAGAGACGAACTGGCTGGACGTGTTGAAAACATCCTGCGTGTGGTCAAAGAAAACGGCTTTACGTCATACAACACCGACATTGACATAGCATGACATCCCGGATCATACGAGTCACACCTACCGAACAATACTTCAGCATCAATTGGCAATTGGCTGTGCGTTGCAACTATGATTGCATGTATTGTTCTCCCATGTGGCATGATGATCATAGCCAGCATCATGATCTTGACACTATGAAACAGGCTTGGTTAAACATATTTGAAAAGACCAGCAAACAAAATCTACCCTATAAGATCGCATTTACCGGTGGAGAACTCACTTCAAACAAACACTTTCTACCGTTTGTCACTTGGTTGCGGAAGGAATATGATCAGCACATATTCAAATTGCTGGCTACCACCAATGGCAGCGCCAATCTCAAGTATTATCAGAAAATGTTCCAAGCGTTAGACAACATCGCATTCAGTGTGCATTCGGAACACATCAATGAAGAGAAATTTTTTGACATGATCATACAACTTAAGAAAAGTATCTCACCTGATAAATTCTTGCAGGTCGCTATCATGGATGAATACTGGAATCAAGATCGTATTCCGTTGTATATCAATCTGCTAGAACATCACGACATCAGCTACACTGTGAACAAGATAGATTATTCCTATCAGACTCGCACCGTGCCCATATTCAAAGGAAAATTGAATCTTGGAATTTGAAAATCATCAATACTATAACTGTGAAATAGAACTGTCAGATGGGAGATCGTTCAAGGTCAGTGCCAACTGGATGCACAATAACGATTTAGATCATTGGTCAGGATGGAGTTGCGATGCAGGTTATCGTCGATTGGATATAGACAAGGATTTCAACGTCTACAGCGCAGTTTGTCAAAACGATCGCTTGGGCAATCTTTTCAAAGAATGGAGCCCGTTTGATGCTCCCGGAATCTGTCGACGGAATCGATGCACAGGTTGTACCGACGATCTTTTGATTGGAAAACGTGATATTTCTATATCTGAGAAATAATTGATAATTATGTGCTCATGTCATGGCTTTTCGAATCCCGAGAAATCACAGAGTTACCCGAAACGTGTGTCGGGTTTGTTTATTTGATCACCAATAAACTTACCGGCCGGCAGTATATTGGCAAAAAATTAGCAAAGTTCAAGAAAACAACATATCGAGTAGTCAAACTCAAAAATGGCAAAAAGAAACGCAAAAAAATCAGAGGCGCGATAGATTCAGATTGGCAGACATATTATGGCAGTTCTCCGGAGTTATCTCGAGATGTTGAACTGCTAGGCACCGAAAACTTCTCACGTGAAATACTGTATTACTGCCAATCCAAATCGGAATGCAGTTACATAGAGGCTCGCGAACAATTCTCCCGACGTGTATTAGAAAGTGATGACTATTACAACGGACACATACAGGTCCGTGTGCATGGCAGTCACATCAAAGGCAAACTAAGCAGTCAAGGCTAGCACAGGCCAATGTCGTGTGCCCTAGACCTGGATCCAGGATCACAGGGATGGAAGACTCACCGCGCTAGTGAGCACTCAATCAGTATCCTTGACAGGACCACGATCGCAAACACCTGCGGTTTGATTGTTTGAATAGAATATAAAGGGAAAAAGACGTGCTAGTGATAGCACACGTCAGCATGATATGATAGCGTATGTCGTGTTGGCCGCCGTTGTAATAAAGACGGAGCTCGAGGTATCGGACAACCGCCTCTGTAATGCTCTAACGCTGTGTGACTGAGTCGACTCGGATGATGACACCTCTTTGCCCTGGGCGGGCAAAGTGTGACCAAACAATCTGGATGATAACTGTTATCTCGCTTCGCTCGATTATGTAATCAATTCATGAGCGACAGCGAATGAATAGACTTGCGTAGCAAGTCTCAATTGGATGTTAGAACTGATCAGGCCAATCACGGAACAGTGCGTGCTGGATGTTGCCCGAAACAAACTGATTGAAACTTTTGTGTTTTTCTTCGAGTTCGCCTTCCAATGGCGCCACACGACGAAATGCTGAGTCCATCTGTGCCATGTCTTTAAACTCCATGATGATCATCCATTCGGGCATGTCTGCGATTGAACGGAATCCCATCTTGCAACGGGTTATCCTATAACTCATCATCTTGCCCTCAGACATCAGGTGCTCAAAAAAACTTCGCATTCCTGTGACCCAATCAAGGTCTGAGATATCACCTTCTTTGTCTGCCCATATCGTGTATAAGTCGCTCATGTCATTGGTCCTAGTATTTCAAATCCTTCTATCTCTTTTTTGTAAAGATGTGCCTGCTCGAGATAGAGATAATCAAAGCCCCTTGCTTTGTATATGGCACATTCTGTTTTCATGGTTTCAATGCCCAATCTTGATTGCGGATCATGATATGTCCATGCAAATTGATCACAGAGAGCATTTTTGTCGTCATACCTTCGTATGAGACTGAATGCTACCATGCGTTCTTGATCAAAATATCCAATGACGTCAGTCATTGGATCGGTATATCGGCTTCGAAACATGGGTATCACACTACTGAAATGCTTATAGATACAGTAAGTTCTATAGATATTGTCAAGTTCCACCATTTGCTGTTCGGTAGGTATGAGATATCCCCACTGGGCTGATGCTTGATAATTGGTTTTTGCTAGATTGATACGGGCAAATTGATAGGTCATTGTCTTGGGTCCTTTCTATGTTGGAACAGATCTTTTAGGTATTCTTCTGGCCAAGTGTGGTAGAAGCCTTTCGTGGCCATGGACCGGGCCTTGCTGTCAAGATCACTCACACTCTGGCACAGTGCCAGGGCATAGGTTCCTTGGTTCATGCACACACCATTTACCCATTCAAGATCTGCAGGATGATCTTCTAGCGCAATGATATCTTGAGGCAAGAGAAATCCAACATTCACAGAATGAAGATCGCGGGCAAATTGTTCTCTGGGCCATTGCGCGGGATCATATGCATAGATGATGACTTCTTTGTTGCCCAATCCTGTGGTTGCTAGATCCATGAGATCGGTGTAAACATCAACACCTATGCGTATTTCGTAACTGCGATCCAAGCGTGCTCGGCGTGCATAAGGGCAAGGTGGCCATCCGCCCAGCGCAGGATTAGGGACTTCAACAAAGGTTTCTATCCATCGTTCGATATCTTGTTTTACTTGCTCTAGTTGCATTAGAAGAATGCCATTCCGGTTTTTTTAGTGGTCTCGAGATTTTCTTTGATCAATGCACCCACAGATTCTCGCTCACCAAAACTGAGATTGAGTGCTTCTTCATAGGTCAGGCCTCCTCGCATATACCAACACATCTTGAATATGTCGTCTTTGATTGCTTTGACTTCACGATCATATCCTTCTACTATTTTGGTGATGCGCTCAGGACTCGAGGTCAGGAGGCGGATACGAAAAAATTTGAGACATCCAGGGTGAATGGTGTTTCGTATTCTTTCTGGCATTCTGGCCCGTTGCATTTGAGTCTCAAGGGTTTGAGTTCGCTGTGCTCACGCAGTTGTGTGGCATGATCACGTATGGAGTTGAAGATCTCTCTGTCGCAGTTTTGAACAAACTCTTCTATGTGTTCGGGTTCCACCACTATTTCACCATCGGCACGGATCATGGAGATCACACCGCTCAGGGCAGACATAGTCATGACCGTGAGTTTCTGGAAGGCCTGTGTGAGCAAGCGTATCTTTTCTTCTTCGGGCAGATCGGAATTTGGTAGGCTGTCCAGGATTTTCTGATCCTGGAACTGCTTCATGGAATTGGCGTTGGCCTGTTCATAACTCAGCGGCCGGAAAAATATCTCTACGTCGCCGTGTTTGATAGATTCGCTGTAGTCACCGGCTTTGATGTTGTCCAAGACTTGTCGGAGATCTAGGCCAAATGAGTTCTCGTTGTTGCAGTGCGGGCAGTTGCTTTCAAAATCCATTTCGTGTCCATAACTGGCGATACGGATAGCGATCAACAGTGTGTCAAGATCCATCTGCGGAACATGCCATGCGTTCTTGATGGCAGGAATGCAACTCTGGATCACATTGACCAATGCTGATCCATTGAACAATGCATCTGCTGTGCGATAAGTTATTTCATCGATGGCAGTCATGGGATACACTGGCAGCTCTCGATTTGGGGGCAGTTCGAGCGAACCTTGAGGGTAGTAGTTTCCATCCGACGGCAGGCGGATGTAAATGGCCGGCTGACGGAAAAATTTGCGTAACGGATTAGAGGTTTCTGGCATATTTGGGCACCATAAATAATTGATACAATACTTATCGGCGTAGATAATGGACGAATCAGAAAAACTAATCAAGATGATGCAAGAGGCCATGGCGGAATTCCGCAAAAGCGGCAGCAACAGCGCCGAAACCATGGCCAAACTCAACAAGGCCATCAATACCAATACCAAAGCACAAGACGAGAATACCAAAGCACAAGACGAGCATACCCAGCAGACCATGAAAGCTGCCGAGGCCATGGAAAAGTTCAAAGACACCACTCGAGCAGTGTTGTCTGGGTTGGGATCAGCTGCGCAAGGTGCTAGAGACAATCGCGAAGATTTCCGTTCATTAAAACCAGCAGTGGGTGCCGCAGGCACTGCGCTCAAAAACATGACCGGTGGACTGGGCACTGCCATAGATGCCCTGGGCCAGGCCGTTTCGGGCATATCGTCATTTGGAATAATGCTGGGTCCCAAGGGTGCGATTGCCAGCATGATAGGCATGGGCCTTGGTTCAGTGACGTCAGTGATTGGCAAGGCTATCAAGGCACACGGTAAAGATGTAGTAGACGCAGGCACTGCTTTCATGAACTTCTCGTTGGACGAAACCCAACGTGTGGTCGGAGCCTTCCAAGAACTCAGCAAGATTGGTGGTGTCACTGGCAACAGTTTCCAAGGACTGCAACAGGCTGCTCTGGAAACTGGGCTCAGCATGGATTCCTTTGCCCGCGTCATTGCCAAGAACAGCCGAGGTCTGGCCCTTGCAGGTGGATCGGTCACACAGGGCATGCGAGCAGTGGTGGACATCACCAAGGCCAGCAAAGGATTTGAAGACCAGTTTCTTAAGTTGGGAATTGGCTTTGAAGAACAGCGAGATCTCACAGCACAGTTCCTGAGTTATCAGCGCACCCAGACAGGAGTCAATCTCCGCGACACTCGCTCACTGGCTGATGCGTCTAAAGAATACATCTTGCAATTGGATCAACTGGCCAGACTCACAGGCATGAGCCGACAAGAAGTTGCGTCTCGGTTGGAACAACAAAATCGAGAGTTGAAATTTGGCGCTGTGTTGGCTGATGCTGGTAAACGTGGTAAATCATTTGCAGATGCGATCAGTGGTGCCGCAACAATGTTGGAAGCTAAAGGGTTGAAAACTATGGCCCAAGGTTTCAAAGACAGCTTTGACAATCTAGGCACTAAAGAAGCACAGTTGTTCTTCCAGGCCACTGGTGGTGCTGGACCAGAACTGGTCAATTTCTTGGAACGCACCGGCGATCTAGCCACGTTCATGGAACGACTAGGGCAAGCCACAGCCGCAACGTATGAAACCATGGGCGGTACCAAGCAGGAACGCATGGTGGGAGGCCTGGGCACATACTTTGATCCTGTATACGCCGAAATGCGCCTTGTGACCAATGGCATCCTTGGAACGGCAGAAGCTATAAATGCCGTGGGTAAAGAGCAAAAAGATGCCAAGAACAATCAAAGTGACCTCACAAACACAGTGGTTGGCGCACAAAAATCGCTGAGAAATTTTGCAGTGGGCATAGACAGCGTGGTAGTGCAACAGTTTCCCAAGATGGCAGGTGCTGTGGGAATGTTTACCGATTCACTGGCCTCTGGTGCCAGCGCACTGGACAAAATATTAGGCACAGGTATCACCAGAGGTGCACCTCCCGGCTCCTACAGTCGCACCCAGGGAGCGGGGCCGCCTGGAACAGCAGGTGGTCCTCCTGGTAAACCACCCATGACAGGATCAGCTGGACTCATGGGTGCTGCCGCAAAGAATCTCAATCCTGGCAATCTACGTTTTGCAGGCCAGGACAAAGCCACAGTGGGCACCGGCGGATTTGCCAAATTTGAAACTGTGGACGATGGTCTGGTAGCATTGGCCCGTCAGTTAGATCTTTACCTGACAGGTAAAAGCCGTAGTGGCAAAAGAGATACCATCTCCAGCATCATTTCGGCTTACGCACCGCCCAATGAAAACGACACCAGATTGTATATCGAGCAAATGGCCCGCTTCATGGGCAAAGGTGCTGATGAAGTCCTGCCCAGAGATCCAGCCACCATGGCCAAACTCATGGTAGGTATCATTGGCAAGGAAAGCATGGGCGGTCTGGAAAAAGGTTACAACATGCGCGGGGGCATACAGTTTGCTGTGGCCCAGGCGCTGGGCATAGAACCCAGCAAGGTAGGGAATTTCCAATATGGTGGCATAGCATCTGGTCCAAAGTCGGGATATGCGGCCATGCTACACGGCACAGAAGCAGTGGTTCCCCTGGCTGGCGGCAGATCCATACCGGTAGAGATGACTGGCATGACTGACACCATGGGCCAACAAGTGACCATGATGGGCGAGCAGTTGAGCCGATTTGATACCATGATTGGTCTGCTACAGAACAACGTGGACATATCTCGCAAGTTACTGTCAGCAACCCGCTGATAGCGGTAAATATAACACTATGTCATGGAAAAAATATTTTAAAGTCGCTGATGTTTCAGGACAGTTCAGCCCAATTTCGGGGCAGGTTCCACGCGGTCCCAGTTATGGCACAGGCTACGGTGTAGACGACAAAGCCCATGCGGAATTTGCCTTCCGCAACTATGCCAGCAGACTGCCAGAGGTCTACACTGGCCATCCCAACAGGATGGAACGCTACAATCAATACGAGAACATGGATGGCGATTCGGAAATCAATGCCTGCCTTGACATCCTAGCCGAATTTTCCACACAGACCTGTGAGGCCAACGACACACCTTTTGAAATAGGTTTCACAGAAACACCCACTGAGCACGAAGTAGACATCATCAAGAAACAGCTCCAGCAATGGACCAAACTCAACAAGTTTGACAATCGCATGTTCAAGATGTTCCGCAATACTCTGAAGTATGGCGATCAAGTGTTTGTGCGTGATCCTGAAACCTTTGAACTCTACTGGGTGGATATGACCAAAGTGGCCCGTGTGATCGTGAACGAAAGCGAAGGCAAGCGTCCTGAACAGTATGTGATCCGAGACATCAATCCCAATTTCCAATCCATGTCAGTGGCGGCCAAGACCATCAATGACTACAACACACAGCCACCATCGGGTGGGTATTCAGCACCCTACAACTACACAGCACCCAATGCTCCTAACTCGTCAGGACAGAGTCGATTCCAGCGTTCTGTGAACGAAACCTGCATCGATGCCAAGCACGTGGTGCATCTCAGCCTGAGCGAAGGTTTGGACTACTATTGGCCATTTGGACAGTCAGTGCTGGAGATGATATTCAAGGTATTCAAGCAAAAAGAATTGCTGGAAGATGCTATCCTGATCTATCGCATATCTCGTGCGCCAGAACGCAGGATATTCAAAATTGATGTGGGCAACATGCCCAGCCATTTGGCCATGCAGTTCGTGGAACGTGTGAAAAATGAAATCCATCAGCGACGTATTCCGTCTAATACAGGTGGTCGTGAAAATATCATGGATACCACATACAATCCGCTGTCAATCAACGAAGACTACTTCTTTCCGGTCACAGCCGAAGGTCGTGGCTCGGATGTTACTACCCTGCAAGGCGGACAGAATCTAGGCGAGATCGACGACTTAAAATATTTCAACAACAAGATGTGCCGCGGTCTGCGTGTGCCGTCATCATATCTACCCACTGGGCCAGATGATTCTGATCGCCCTATGAATGACGGGCGTGTGGGCACTGCGCTGATACAGGAATATCGTTTCAATCAATACTGCGAGCGTATGCAACGTCAGATCGTGCAGAAACTGGATGACGAGTTCAAGATGTTCCTGCGCTGGAGAGGTTTCAACATTGACTCTGGCCTGTTCAATATCAAGTTTGCACCGCCACAGAATTTTGCCAGTTATCGCCAGGCTGAACTGGACACCACACGGATGACAGCGTTCAGCGGGCTAGAACAGTTGCCCTATTTGAGCAAGAGATTCCTGATGAAACGCTATCTTGGACTGTCTGAAGAAGAGATTGCAGACAACGAAAAACTATGGAAAGAAGAGCGAGATCAACCCGAACTGAGCACGCAAGGTGGTCAAGATCTGCGTTCAGTAGGCATCAGCCCTGCTGATATCGAAGCAGACATCACAGCTGGTGAAGAGATCGCAGGTGCCGCAGGTGCACCCGAAGGTGCTGTGGCACCCATGGCTCCAGGCATGGCCGGTGCTCCTGGCGCTGCCGCAGCTGGCGCAGGACCTGCCGGTGGTGCCGCTCCTGTGCCCACTATCTAATAAATACTGCCATGAACCTCTTTGAATTTTTCCACAAAGATCCTGCTGGTTACCAAGATCTTGCTGATGACAACAGCCAACCTCAGTTGGGCAAACTGCGCAAGACCAAACTCACGCTCAAGCAGATCAACAAACTGCGTCGCATGAACGATGTGCGGTCATACGAATACAAAGAAAAACTCCGAGATATCCGCAAGCAATATCAGCCTCCGGCCGCTCCGGCCCTGTAGAACCGGTCTTATCTCGGTTTCACAGTCATTTTCTACCACTTTTACCCCATAAACCGCATAGATTTAGGTGTGTGTCGTAAATATCACACAGAGCCATAACATTGGAGGAACCTCATGAACAAATTTGAACAGCTCATTGAATTCGTTATCAATGACGAAGAGCAGAAAGCCCGCGATCTTTTCCATGAGATCGTAGTAGAAAAAAGCCGTGCCATCTATGAAGACTTGATGGCCGAAGAAGAAATTGAAGAAGCCAAAGACGAAGAAGAACTCGACGAAGCCAAGGACAAAGACGAAGAAGAACTCGACGAAGCCAAGGACGAAATGGAAGAGTCTGATTCTTTGGAAGAAGACAGCGATGACGCCATGGGCCGTATGGATCAATACGATGAAACCATGGGCGGTGATCAAGCAGATCAACTGATCGACGAAATCGAAGTGGAAGAAGAAGGTCTTTCCATGGAAGGTGAAGGCGAAGAAGAAGAGGCTGCTGATGATCTAGAAGATCGCGTTGTAGATCTCGAAGACAAACTAGATGAACTCATGGCCGAATTTGAAGCCCTCATGGGCGACGAAGGTGCCAACGGCGACATGGAAGTTGACATGGATGCAGAAGTTGGCGGCGGTGATGAGATTGAAATGGACAGCGAAGCAGAAGCTGACATGGACGTAGAAGATGAGACCATGGAAGGTCTTGAAGAAGCCATCAACTTGAAGGCTGCTCCTGCTCCTGTGAAATCAGAAGATGCTGGTATCAACAAAAAATCCACTGTTGCAGCTAACAGCGGAGCCAAAGGTATGGATGGTAAGCCTGTGATGAGCACTGGTGCAGACGAAAAAGGTCGCCCAGCACCCACAGCCAAGGACATCATGAGTGGCGAAGTGCAAAACGCACCTGCGAAGAGCACAGTCAAACAAAGTCCTGCTACCAAGCCACATCTAGCACAGGCCACTGGTGTAAACACCAAGAGCCCTTACTAATAGGTTAAGTTCAGAGTTATGGCTCGATACCTCAGAGAACACCTTACTTTTGATGCCGCACGCATAGTGCTTGAAGGCGTCGAAGGTAAGGACCTTTACATGAAAGGTATCTGCATCCAGGGTGGTGTGAAAAATGCCAACGAGCGTGTGTATCCTGTAAACGAAATTGAAAAAGCAGTAAAGCAAATCAATGAGCAAATACAGGGTGGATATTCTGTGTTGGGCGAAGTTGATCACCCCGATGACCTTAAAATTAACCTAGATCGTTGCAGTCATATCATGACAGAAATGTGGATGGATGGCCCCAACGGATTTGGTAAGTTAAAAATTCTCCCAACGCCAATGGGCAATTTGGTGCGCACCATGCTTGAGTCAGGTGTGAAATTAGGAGTTTCAAGCCGCGGTAGCGGAAACGTTAACGAGGCCAATGGACATGTCAGTGATTTTGAAATTGTCACTGTCGATGTTGTCGCCCAACCCAGTGCGCCCAACGCATATCCCACAGCTGTCTACGAAGGACTCATGAACATGAAATATGGTCATCGAGTGCTAGAGATGGCCAAAGATGCTGGCGGAGACGACAAGGTACAGAGATACTTGAAGAGCGAGATTTCTCGTTTGATCAAAGATCTCAAGATTTAGGAGAAACGCATGCTAGATGCCATCAAACCGTTACTAGATAGCGACCTAATCAACGAGGAAACTCGCACAGCAATCTCGGAACAATGGGAATCAAAGCTGAGCGAGGCTCGTGAAGAGGTGCGTGCAGAACTCAGAGAAGAGTTTGCACAACGCTATGAGCATGACAAACAAGTGATGGTGGAAGCCCTAGATCGCATGGTAACAGATGGTCTTGCCGCAGAGATCCAAGCAGTGGCAGCTGAAAAGCAGTCATTGGCCGAAGATCGTGTCAAGTTCCAAGTCAAGATGAAGGAATCAGCAACGAAGTTTAACGACTTCATGGTTTCTAAACTTGCCGAAGAAATTGGCGAACTGCGCAAAGATCGCAAAACACACAATGAATCAATCCAGAAATTGGAAAGTTTTGTTGTGAAAGCTCTTGCCCAAGAGATTACAGAATTCGCACAAGACAAGAAGGACGCGGTGGAAACCAAAGTTCGTCTAGTCCGCGAAGCACGTAAGCAATTGGAAGCATTGAAATCACGTTTCGTGAAAGAAAGTGCTACCAAGATGAGCCAGAGTGTTGCCAAGCATTTGAAGGCTGAACTTAGCCAGTTACATGAAGACATCAAAGTTGCTCGCGAGAACAATTTTGGTCGTCGTATTTTTGAAGCATACGCCGCAGAATTTGGTGCCACTCATCTCAATGAGAACGCTGAAATCCGCAAACTGCGTGATACAATCGCTTCAAAAGATCAGAAATTGGCCGAAGCCATCCAACTCACCGAGAAAGCAAAAGTTCTCGTTGAAAACAAGGAACGCGAGATTCGCGTGATCAAGGAATCCAATGAACGTGCAAACGCCATGGAAGAATTGCTTGCTCCTCTCAATGAAGAGAAGCGAGAAGTCATGAAGAATCTGCTCGAAAACGTCCAAACGACCCGTCTCAAGGGCGCTTTCGAAAAATATCTACCAGCTGTGTTAGCTGACAATCGTCCTGCGAAAGCCCGTAAAGTGATCGCAGAGAGTGTTAGTGAAGTAACTGGTGATAAATCTGCAAAGGTTGTAGCGGAAGAAGACACTGCTTCTAAGAGCAATGTGATCGACCTCAAACGCCTAGCAGGGCTTTAATTCTTAGGAAGGAAGAAGGAGACATTATGTCACAAGAACTATTAGAAAGCCGTTGGGACGAGACCAAAGAAGCCCTCATGGAAGGTTTGAATGGTGCTCGCCGCAACACAATGGGTGTGATCCTCGAAAACACCCGCAAGTATTTGAAAGAGAACGCAAGTGCTGGTTCCACAGTATCTGGTAACATCGCTACATTAAACCGTGTGATTCTGCCAGTTATCCGACGTGTCATGCCAACTGTTATCGCTAACGAGTTAGTTGGTGTTCAGCCAATGACAGGTCCTGTAGGCCAGATCCACACTCTGCGTGTGCGTTATGCTCAGTCATTGACTGACAATTCAGCTGCTCAGACATCCGTCACAGCAGGTGAAGAAGCACTCAGCCCATTCAAGATCGCTCAGGCTTACTCCACAGTGCCACAAAACGAAGGTACAGCCACCACTTATACTGGTGCCGCTACTGCTACCCTCGAAGGCAACGGTGGTAAGCAAATTTCTGTGCAAATCCTGAAGCAGGCTGTTGAAGCTAAAACACGCAAATTGCAAGCACGTTGGACATTTGAAGCTGCACAAGATGCACAAGCCATGCATGGCATTGACATCGAAGCAGAAATCATGGCAGCTCTAGCGCAAGAAATTACCGCTGAAATTGATCAGGAGATCCTCCTGTCACTCCGCACTCTTGCATCAACAGAGTTTACATACAACCAGGCTACTGTATCAGGCACAGCCACATTCGTTGGTGACGAACATGCCGCATTGGCAGTTTTGATCAACCGTGTTGCTAACTTGATCGCTCAGCGCACACGCCGTGGCGCTGGTAACTGGGCTGTTGTATCGCCTGCTTCATTGACTGTTCTTCAGTCTGCAACAACATCAGCTTTTGCCCGCACCACAGAAGGCACATTCGAAGCACCCACAAACACCAAGTTTGTTGGTACATTGAACGGCGCTATGCGTGTGTTCTGCGACTCTTATGCCGCAGATACAACACCTGTGTTGGTTGGTTACAAAGGCGCAAGCGAAACAGATGCAGCCGCGTTCTACTGCCCATACATCCCATTGATGTCAAGCGGTGTCGTGCTGGATCCAAGCACATTCGAACCAGTCGTATCATTCATGACACGTTACGGCTATATCGAACTCACAAACACAGCATCTTCGTTCGGTAACGCCGGCGACTATGTTGGTGAGATTGCTGTTTCCAACTTGTCATTCTCCTAATCCGTTACGGAAAAGGAAAAAACAAAAACCCGCTTCGGCGGGTTTTTTGTTGGCTATAAATATTGTCATGATTGGCAAAGTAAACATTGGGTTGGGCACACCGGCCATCCGACCACAAGCACCCATAGGTGTTGCTATTGGTTATGTTGTGATCAAACCTTTGCCCCCACCAGCCAATCATAGTCTGATAGTAAAAACACCATAAGTATTGCGATGCAAGATCTGCATTGGCGCTACAACTTCAACACTGATCAGTTTGATTTTGTTGAAAACAATCCTCACCAGCACTATGAACCGTTGTTGAAACAGGTCCATCGTCCAACCCTGGTCATTGACTGCAATTTAGTCAAAGGTCAAGACATAGAACATTACGTAAAGACCGTGGTTGATCGGGCCAGCGCCGATAACATCAGATTTGAACAGATCATATTTGACGGCACGCAAGATCCTGTCACAGACTATCGAGACAAGTCTATCATACTGGATAACATCGCTGGTGAATTCCGTATACCTTGTTTTTTTGGTTTGAGCCAGTTTGATCTCACACAGCATCAACATCTCCGAGAGATTACATATCCCAGTTGGTTGTTTGTTTTTAAAAAACAATCGCTGTGTCGCGAGTTCCCCAGTCATGATAGAACACATGCGTTCTCCTGTCTCAATCGCAATCCCACGTTCCATCGTTTGGTGTTCTATACCATGGTCAAAGATCTTGGACTGCTGGACAAGTTTATCTACAGTTTCTATGATCGCTGTCCCTATCAGGGGCATCCAATCACTGCATACCAATATCGTGGATTGGCCAATCTCATAGGCGATGAACTGGCACAACGATGCATCACAAACATACGAGATTTTCCCATGGCATGGCAAGGCGAAACCTTAGGACAAAACGACCATTCTTTGGCGCATCCAGCCTATCAAGATGCATGGTGCAATGTGGTCACAGAGACATCGGCCTTGATCAGTTTTACTAGCGAAAAGATCTGGAAACCCATCGCTGCCGGACAACTATTCCTTGTGGTGGGTGCGCCTGGAACCACTGCATGGTTGAAACGACTGGGATTCCATACTTTCTGTGATGACTATGATCTCAAACAGAATTTCAGCAGTAGGTTGCATCTCGTGGCCGAAGTGGTCAATCAGCATCACGCAGACACACGAGATTGGTGGCATGCCAATCGTTTCCATATTGAACACAATTTCCATTGGTTCCATTCAGGCAATGTGGAACAACAGATCCTGGCACCGGTGGTAGCCTTGCTTAATGGCGAAAGATCATAAATACTCTTACACAACGCAATTCAGCGTTTTATGCAGGCATCAACCCCCTGCGTAGCGGCTAGAACCCGCATTGGGCTTCTTTAAGGAGAAAACAAAATCGGACGTCCTCTCAAAATCAAAAACATCTCGGAAACGAGTTACAACTCTTCAACTGGTGCTAATCCTGGAGTCGACATCGGCTTCAACCCTTTTTCAGCATTGACAGCACCTGTGGTTCCAATTGGCTTCACACCTGGTTCGGCCACTGAATATGAAGGTGTGGTCGGTGGATCCAACACAGTGGATTCAGCAAACTATCCCACTGTGAAATGCCGTGTGCGTATCACAGGTTTTGCTGAAGAAGATGGTTACATCATCACACAAAAAGGCGCACACAAGTTCTTGGTTGGTGGCACGACCGCTCGCACAGCATTGGTATCAGGCACAGCGTATCGCATCACTGTTGTTGGCGACACCAATTGGACTGCTTACGGAGTAACTGGCACACCCACAGTGGGTCAAATCTTTACTGCTACAGCCGCACTTGGTAGCACCGGCACAGGTCGAGTAAACGCAGTTGGTGTTTGCATCTTAGCCGACGAAGCCGATACAACATTGACTTCGGGCAATATGAACATCACGTTCACATTGAATGACTCTACAGCACGCCGTATCAGCAAGTTGACCAACAAGTTCATCTTGGACTTCACAGGTGGATCTACCTATGCTGCCACCAGCGTGGTCAATGATGTGCGTTATGCTGCCAACTTCTTTACAGACGAAGGCACAGTTATCAAATCGGGCACAACCGGATCTGGTAACACAGGCACACAGCAGAATCTTTTGGATCTTGGCATCGTAGAAAACTACAACAGCTAAAATACCTAAGGCTCGGAAATCCTCCCCAGATACATACAGGGAGGATTTTTTATGACCACAGCATTTGTTTTGGGCAACGGCCGCAGCCGCGAACCCATCGATCTTGCACAATTGAAAACACAAGGGCCAGTGTATGGATGCAATGCCTTGTATCGCACGTTCACACCTGATGTGCTGATAGCCACTGACCGTCCCATCGCCACGGCCATACAAGATTCGGGCTATGCCAAGAAGCATCGTTTCTACACCCGCAAACCCTTGCCTGAAAGCGGTGCGCACAGATTGGACAGCAAATATCAAGGATTCAGTTCCGGTCCCAATGCAGTGGCCTTGGCTTGTCTTGATGGATATCACTGCATTTACCTGCTGGGATTTGATCTTGGAACCACCAATGGGCAGTTCAACAATCTCTATGCTGACACGCAGTTCTACAAAAAAAGCCAGGATCCGCCCACATTCAGCGGCAATTGGGTCAAACAGATCATACAGATCTGTGGGGATTTTCCTGCCAGAGAATTCATACGGGTAGAAGGCCTGCAATCCGCTCGAGTGGCCGGTTTTGACACAGTGAAAAATCTGCGTAGCATGCCAATTTTGGAATTCCAAACCCTGCTAAATACAGCAAAAGGGCAGATATGACCAGTTACAAACGCATCGACGGCGATTACTACATCCAGACCATTGATCCTCCCACGCAGAAGGTCTATATCGACACGGATACCACTGTGAGTGGAAACTTGACGGTGCAAGGTAATTTGACCTATATCAATGTGGACGAACTCAATGTCAAAGATCCGTTCATCCTGGTCAACTCGTCCAACACAGGAAGCTACGCATCAAATTCTGGTTTGCTCACGCATCGCACTGCTTCAAACTTTGCGGGCCTGCGATACAACAACAACACAGCACAATGGGAACTGACCTCGTCCACAGACACCACGGGCTTGACAGGATCATGGACTCCTATCGCCACAGGTAACACAGTAGTTCCGGGTGGTTCAAACACAGCGGTGCAGTTCAACAACGGAGATGGCACATTTGGTGGCAATGCCGGTCTGACATTTGATTATGCCACCAGCGAACTCACACTAGATGGAACTTTGGTGCTGGAATACAACGGCGCCACTCCCACTGCCATTGGCAATGCGGCCACAATAACATCCGATGTGCCTGGTAGCGGAGGCACTGGCATATACTTCAACAACGATGCCAATCAGGATGAGTTGATAAGCAAATCCAAAGCCATTGTTTTCAGCATAATATTCTAAGGAACAGATCATGACTATAGCAGTAGGAAACGTAACAACAGCAGCCGGTAATATCTACACCAGTTCGGGCAACACGGCTATCACATTTTTGAGTTTCACAAACTACTCAGCTGGCAACGTGGTTGCCAATGTGTATGTGGTGCCCAGCGGTAGCTCAGCCGGCAACAGCAACACCATATTGAGCCAACTGTTGATCACTGCCAACGATACCTATCAGTTGTATGCGGGCAGTGAAAAACTGCTGTTGGGACCAGGCGATACAGTGCGGGCCGATGCCAATGCCAACAATGCTATCACCACAGTCGCAAGTTTCACCACTATCTAATGGGTTACTTTGTCAAAAATCGTCAACTGCAAAGCGGTAGTTCCAGCATAGTGGTTCCTGCTGGCGATTCCAGCACACGTCCCACAGCACCGGTTTTTGGCAGTTTCCGTTATAACACAGACATAGGCACGCTGGAATTTTTCAACGGTTCTGTATTTCGCCCTGTGGGCATAGGCGGAGAACTCAATGTAGATGTCTACAGCGACACCGGCGATGGCTCTACCTTGACTTTTAGCCTCACCAATACCACAGCAATTTCTGCAGATGATCAAGTCATTGTGTTCATAGGTTCTGTGTATCAGCAACCTGGTACCACATACTCAATCACGGGCGGTGGTTACGACATAACTTTTACTTCGGCTCCGCCCGATGGCGAGCCCATAAACGTCATCAGGAGCGTGGTCGCGCCCACACAACCATAAGCCCATAAATAGTAAAAAGGGCTATCGATGGCAATATCTCGCATTTCCGGCAATATATTGCAGGACAACCTGCAACGTGGTGCCAATCTCAGCATCCAGGGCAACCTGATCTACTTTGATGTAGACAACAATCGTGTTGGCGTGCTAACCAGCACACCTGCGGATGATTTCACAGTTTTGGGTGTGGCCAATGCGTCAAATGTTCGCATCACTTCGGCCACGGCCAATGGCGTATTTTATGCTGGGTCTACACAGTTAGCTCTAACTAATTCTGGATTTACCTATGATGGCACCAATGTAGCCGTCACTGCGAATTTAACTGCTGGTAACTTGATATCCACCGGCGCTGTGATAGGTAATGTCAGCATATCTGGCAACCTGGTAGTGGCCAATCTGGTGGTGCAGGAGTATTTCACTGGCAATATCGTAAACATTTCAAACACAGTCACAGTGGGTGGCAATGTCACAGGTGGCAACATCGTGTCCAATGCTGCCATATCGGCCGCTACCACTGTCACTGCCACTGGTAATATCACGGGTGGCAATGTCATATCCAACGCCGCTATTTCAGCGGCCACAACAATCACGGCCACTGGCAATATCAATGGTGGCAACTTGTATTCTTCTGGCAACATAGTGGCCATTGGCAATGTGACAGCACCCAACATTGTAACCAACACTGTCACAACCAGTTCTGGTGATCTCACGCTGAATTCTGCCAGCGGTGTGCTACAATGGGACGGCACTGGCAACATAGTGATGAACTCACAGTGGATCAATGGGCTGTCCAATCCACAACAGTCCTATGATGCCGCTACCAAACAATATGTTGACGATGCGGTGTCATCGGGAATCCATATCCACACTCCAGTCTATGTTGAGACTCCGGTAGCATTGCCCGCCGCAACTTATACCCAAGGCGGCAACACTTTCACAGTGACAGATACCATAGCAGGTAACGTGGTAGTGTTTTCTTCAGCGGCCAATCTGCAGATCAATGATCAACTGTGGTTTGCAAATTCTTTTTCTGGCATCGCAGGCAACACTGCTTATTTTGTAGTATCTACTCCCAATGCATCAGCGGCCGTGCTCACTACCATTTACAATGGTGTACCAGTGGCCAACATCACATCGGCGGCTGGTCTCACACAAGGTGTGACAGTGAATTCTGGTATAGGAGCCACGCTCACTGCCAATGTCAATGCTCAACTCACCGTGGATGGTGTCAATCCCACAGTGGGTCAGCGTGTGTTGGTTTATCAGCAAGCCTTGGCCTATGAAAATGGTGTGTATGTGGTCAGCCAGACTGGTAATGTGTCTGCGCCATGGATACTCACACGTTCTAGCGATACGGATACATACGAACCAGATACTTCCACTGGTCTGGACCAAGGTTCCTATTTCTATGTTCAGGCAGGTAACACCGGAGCCGGAGAAAGTTATGTAAAAACAGCACCTCCAGGTCCATTTATCATTGGCTATGCTAACATTGAATTCACACAGTTTAGTGCCAGCCAAGTCTACTCGGCCAACACAGCCGCAGGTTTGGTGCTCAATGGCACTGTGTTCGCTGCCAAGGTGGACAACGACACCACGGCCTTTGACGGATCGGGCAATATATCAGTCAAGCCCGGGGCCAATTTGGTCACACCCAACATTGGTAATGCTGTAGGCAACAGCCTCACAGTCAATGGCAATATCACGGCCGCCAATCTAAATGCCAATCTTGGTGTCTATACCGCGACTCTCACAGCCACCGAAACAGCGATAGTCGGTAATCTCAGCACTCAAGGATTTGTGGCAGCCACGGGTAATGTATGGGGTGGCAATGTGATATCCAATGCTGCCATATCAGCCACAACCACTATATCGGCCACTGGTAACATCACCGGTGGTAACTTGACATCAAATGCCGCTATCAGTGCCGCTACCACTGTGAGTGCCACTGGCAATATCACAGGTGGTAATTTAGTGTCAAACGCTGCCATATCTGCTGTGACTACAATTTCTGCCACTGGCAATATCACCGGTGGCAATGTGACTTCAAATGCTGCCATATCAGCCACAACCACTATATCGGCCACTGGTAATATCACGGGTGGCAATGTCATATCCAATGCTGCCATATCGGCCGCTACCACTGTCACTGCCACTGGTAACATCACGGGTGGCAATATCATATCCAACGGTTCTATCAGTGGAATCACACTCACGATCACCGGCAATGCCGCAGTGGGCAACATACTCACTGATGGATACTATTATGCCAATGGTGCTCCTGTTGATTTCCAACAGCCCGCTGGGTCCAATACCCAGATACAATACAACCTCAACAGTGATTTTGGCGCATCCGCTAATTTAACCTATGACCAAGCAACCAATATCTTCCAGGTAGGATATGGCACCGGTGGTAACATCCAAACAGACACGCTCACTGTGACTGGGTCAATCACTGGCGATGACATCACTGCCCAAGGCAATCTACAAGTCAACGGCGATGCTATCATAGATGGCAATCTCACTGTCAATGGCGATTTAGTCTACAACAATGTGACCAGCCTCAACATTGAGGACCCAATCATTTCCATGGGTCGTGGAGCCAACAACACTCCATTGACTACCAATGATGGCAAGGATCGCGGCGAGCAACTGTGGTATTATTCAACTTCTGAGAAATCTGCTTTCATAGGTTACGATAATTCCGCAGGAAATCTCCTGGCAGCCAAAGATGTGACCATCGCCAACGAGATAGTGACCGTCAATCAATTTGGAACTTGGCAAATTGGTAATCTCTACGGAGAATCTGCGCTGATTGTTGGCAACACAGTCAGCGGTAATCTAGCCACAGCAGGCCAAATTTCTGCCACAGGAAACATCACTGGTGGCAATGTCATAGCCAACGCATTGATCACTGGTCAAGATCTTTCTATCGCTAACAGTGCTGTCATTACTGCCAACGTCACAGCAGGTAATGTTTCTACTGGTTCTGGAAATATTTCAACTGGAAATATCACTGTAACAGTCAATGTAAACAGTGGTAACATCGTTAATCTTGGAACAATAGACAGTACCGGTAACATCACCACTCCTGCCAATGTGCAAGGCAACTATCTCATTGCTAATTCAGCCGTGATTGGCAATGTCACGATCACAGATCTAGATGTAGGAAATATCTCAGCCACCGGATACGTCAATGTTACCGGTAATGTTACCGGTGGTAACTTGACATCAAACGCCGCTGTATCGGCTGCTACTACTGTATCAGCTACCGGTAACATTACCGGTGGTAATTTAGTTTCCAATGCCGCGATCAGTGCGTCTACAACAATCACTGCCACTGGTAACATCACTGGTGGCAATGTCATATCCAACGCATTGATATCGGGACAAGATCTAAACATAGCCAACAGCGCAGTCATTGTCGCCAACGTCACAGCAGGTAATTTATCTGTAGGATCCGGCAACATCAATGGTGGTAATATCACTATCTTGGCCAATGTGACCAGTGGTAACATCATCAATCTAGGAACACTGACCAGCACAGGCAACATAACCACGCCAGCCAACGTGCAGGGCAACTATCTCATTGCCAATTCAGCAGTGGTTGGCAATGTTAGCATAACCGATTTGTATGTGGCCAATATCTCAGCCACAGGACAGGCAAACGTCAATGGCAACGTCAGTGTTGGTAATTTAATTTCCAATTCTGCCGTATCGGCAGCAACTACCATATCGGCCACAGGCAATGTCACCGGCGGAAACATAGTAAGCAATGCCTTGGTTACTGGCGCCAATGTGCAAGTATCCACCCTAACTGCCAATCGTGTGGTATACGTTGGCACCGATAGTTATCTAGTGGACAGTGCTAACTTTACCTTCAATGGAACCACAGCCAATATCCAAGGCCAGTTGATAGTTGATAACTTTACCATTGACGGCACAGCAATCACATCCAACACCAACGTTACTTTAACAGCCACAACAGGTAATCTAGTGCTGATACCTGCCTCTGCTGGTGTGACACAGATTACTAGTACCACTGCGCTGACCATACCCACGGGTAATACTGCACAGCGTCCCGGATCACCTGATCAAGGTGCGTTGCGATTCAATACCAATACATTGTTGGTCGAAGTCTATGACGGCACTGAGTGGGATGTGGTAGGTCAAGATTTAGTAGATATCACCAGCCAAATTATCAATGGCGATGGCGCAACTTCGGTATTTGCCTTGAATGAAACTGCTACATCTGATTCTATTTTGGTCAGCATCAACGGTGTGAGCCAAGTTCCTGTTTTTGCTTACTCTGTCACAGGCAACGTCATAACATTCACAGAAGCTCCATCGGTGGCGGATCAAATTGAAATACGTTTCATAAGCCAGTTACAAGTGGTCACAGAAATCAGCAACTCCGCTGGCAATGCTATTGTAAATGTCAGTGACGCTACCGCACAAGTCAATATCACAGGCAATCTGTTACCGACAGCCAACGTCACTTATGATTTGGGCAACACCACTCTGAGATGGAATGATCTATATCTAGCAGGCAATTCGATCTATCTTGGCAACGTGATACTGACCAACCAAACTGGCAATGCCATTGGTTTCTTTGCCGCAGATGGGACCACTCCTGCCACGATATCCAGCGGCGGCGGGCTAGATGTTGGCACTGGCAATTTAAGTGTAGGCAACATATTCAACAACAATGCCAACGGCGTTGGCAACATTGGTTCCAGCGGCACATATTTCAATACTATATTTGCCAAAGCAACATCTGCTCAGTATGCGGACTTGGCGGAATATTTTGCTGCCGATGGCGCTTATCAGCCCGGGTGGGTAATGATTTTTGCGGGCGACAGCGAAGTCACAGAAAGTTACCAGTATGCTGATCAACGATTGGCCGGTGTGATTTCCACTGATCCTGCCTATATCATGAACGCAGGTCAAGCAGGTGTGCCCATAGCCATGGCAGGACGTGTACCTTGCTGGGTGGTAGGTCCTGTGGCCAAAGGCGATGTGCTGACCACGTCAGGCCGTGCTGGACATGCAGAAAAACTAGCAGATAATGACTGGCGCCCGGGTGTGATCGTGGGCAAAGCACTGGAAACGTGCGGTGCAGGCCCGCACAAAATTATGATAGTGATTGGCGCCTGGTAACAGATCTTTTTGGCCGGACCGCTAAATAATACCATAGAGCGGAGCGAAGTGACATATTATGGCCATTACACGGATAAAAAACAATCAGATTACCGATTCATCAACCGGTAACGTATACCTTGGTATCAACGCAGGCGTCAAACTGCAAGATTACTCAATCACAGCAGGCAAAATAGCCAACAGTCTGGTCTACGGATCAGATCTTACAGTATCTGGCAACTTGACAGTCAACGGAACTACCACAACCATTGACACAGTCAGTGTTGTTATTGAAGATCCCATACTGTTGCTGGCCGCCAATCAATCAGGTGCTCCTAGTTTGGACATTGGTTTCATTGGCGAACGTGGCAGCAGCCAAAACATCGCTTTTGTTTGGGATGAATCTCAAGGTGAGTTTGTCACGGTATTCACCAATGACACCACTACCAATACCACGGTCACTATCGCTAGTTACGCCAGTTTCCACACCAATGACGCCAACATTGGTGGCAACATCGTCATCAACGGCACCACAAGTTTGGTCGGCAATATTATCACGGATGCAGCCATCACTGGCAATGTGCGTGCCGGCAATCTTTCCACAGTGGGTCAAATTTCCGCTACCGGTAACATCACCGGTGGTAACTTGGTTTCCAATGCGGCTGTCATAGCCGCAGGCAATATTTCAACAACCACTGGTAACATATCCGGTGGTAACATTTCTACCACTGGCAACATCGATGCCACAGGTAATGTCACTGCTGGTAATTTGATTTCCAGTGGCGCTGTGATTGGTAACGTTACCATTACTGGTAATCTGGCTCTTGGCAACCTCAGTGTATCTGGACAAATAAACACTACCGGTAACATCACTGGTGGTAACCTAGTAAGCAACGCCGCAGTGTCAGCGGCAACCACTGTGAGTGCCACTGGCAATGTCACAGGTGGCAATGTGGTAAGTAATGCTTCCGTATCTGCTGCCACCACTGTATCCGCAACTGGCAATATTACCGGTGGTAATCTTATATCAAACGCCGCTGTTGTGGCAACCGGTTTGATTTCCAGCGGAGCAAACATTTCTGCCACTGGCAATATTTTTGGTGGCAATATCACTGCTAACAGCACTCTGTATGCTGTTCATCTGGAGACCACAGGCAACGCTACTATTGGTGGCAACTTAGTGGTCCAAGGCAATCTGACCTACATCAACATCGATGACTTGCGGGTAGAAGATCCCATAATCATCATGGGCACAGGTGCCAATGGAGCACCGTTGACCTCAGATGATGGTATGGATCGTGGTATCTACATGGAATACTACAAAGCAGCCACAGGCAAAGGTAATGCTTCGGTATTCTGGGATAACTCTACCGGCAACGTTGTAGCTGCTGCCAATGTAAACTTCAGCGGAAACAACATCGTCAATGTGGTGCAGTATGGCACGTTCCAAGCAGGCAATATCTATGCTGAAAGCGTAGTATCAGTAGGCAACATTTCTGGTCCATTTGTAGCGCCAGGTTCTAACACACAGATTTTGTTCAACAACAACGGTTTAATTGCCGGTGATGCAGGAATCACATATGATGCCACTACTGATGCATTGACCGTTCTTGGTAACATCACAGGCGGTAATATATCCACAGGCGGCCGCATCGATGCCACAGGCAATATCAACACTTCGGCCAATCTCAATGCGTTGAGTGGCAATATCAATGCACAACAACTCTACATAACCGGCAATGGCACAGTAATTGGTACCTTTACTTCCACAAGCAATATCGTAGCCAATGTTTCTGGTATTTTCTTTGGTCAAGCGCCCACAGGTAACTTGGCCATACAAGCAGGTGTTGCAGGATTTACCCCTCTGGGTTCCAACATAGTAGCACAGTTTTCGGGCAACACCAATTCATACAGCCAGATTAACTTTGAAAACATCAACGCTGGCCCCATTGCATCTACAGACTATGTGGCCACTGCTGACAACGGAACCGACTCCACATTTTTCATTGACATGGGTATTGGTTCCAGCACTCATGATGATCCTGCTTTCTTTGGCGACACTTCTTCACTCAATGACGGTTACTTATACGTAGTGGCCAACGCACAAACAGGTGGAAGCACGTCACGTGGTAATTTAATGCTGGGTTCTACCAACGGCAACGTAAAAATATTTGTTGGCAACACAGCAGAAGCCAATGTGCGTGCAGTAGCATCTACACAAGGCATTGATATCACCAACGGCAATTTATATGTTGCCAGTATAACCAGCCGCACAGGTCGCGTCACAGTAAACAGTGACAGCTCTGACACAGACTTTGCGGTCAACAGTGACACCACTGCCAACATATTCTATGTTGATGCAGGCACGTCTACAGCGTCATTTGGTAACTCCACACAGGTAGCCAATGCCGTAGTTTCATTCCAATCCAGTAACTCAATCCTGATACCACGCGGTAACTCCGCACAGCGTCCGGCCACTGGCGTCACTGGTATGATCCGTTTCAACACCACGCTGGACAGTTTGGAATTCTATGATGCAGACTCGTGGGTATCTGCGGGCACTGTGTTCACAGTAATCGATTCAGAAGTGTTCAACGGAGATGGATCTACTGTAGCATACACATTGGGCACTAGCCAGACCACAGACTCCTGTATCGTTTCGATCAACGGTGTGCTACAGATTCCTGTGTTGGCCTATTCCGTGACAGGCAATGTGCTGACATTTACAGAAGCACCTCTGGTGTCTGATACTATCGAGGTGCGAGAGATCACTACCACGGTCACGGTCAAAGGTATTTCTAACGTCAACGGCAATGCTGCCGTGGAAGTGGTTGACACCGACAACGATGTGCGTATCACCGGTGATTTGATACCCACAGCCAACGTCACTTATGATTTGGGCAGTTCTGCGCTGAGATGGAGAGATGGCTACTTCAGTGGTAACTCGATCACGCTGGGCAACATCGTCCTCAAGAACACCTCGGGCAACACCTTGGCATTCTTTGGACCGGATGGAACAACACCTGGCACACTGAGTTCCAATAACGTTGATACCACTACCATCGCCAATGGAACGTCCAATGTGAGTTGCGCTACCAGCAACGGTAATGTCAATATCAATGTAGGCGGTTCTGGTATTGTGTCATTTACTTCGGCTGGTATCAACAATCTGCAGGCCAACGGTGTAGGCAACATTGGAACATCCAGCAGTTATTTCAATACCATATTTGCCAAAGCCACCTCAGCACAATACGCTGACTTGGCCGAGATGTATGCGGCAGATACCAATCTAGAACCCGGCACAGTGGTATGTTTTGGCGGATCAGCCGAAGTCACAGGTTGCACCGAAGAAGCATGCAAGCGTGTGGCTGGTGTGATTTCTACCAATCCAAGTTACATCATGAATTCTGCACTGGAAGGTGATCACATTGTTGCTGTAGCACTCACAGGTCGTGTACCAACCCGGGTCACAGGTCCTGTGCGCAAAGGCGACATGATGGTATCCACAGCAGATGGTCGTGCTAGAGCCGAACCAGATCCACGTGTGGGCACTGTGATAGGCAAAGCACTGGAAGACTTTGATGGCACGGAAGGTGTGATAGAAGTCGTAGTAGGGCGCCTGTAATCTGCGCAAACTTACCAAAAATAGGGCCACTGGTTGGCCCTATTTTTTTCCATAAATATATCAAACCTGGGTAAAACATGGGATTAACTAAACCTCGCGCCTATCAGATATTTGACATAGACTACAAACAAGCGGTCCGCGTGATCACGCTGACCGACGTCACACTGGCAGGCGGTGCGCCCAGCACAGTGGATGGTGTGAGTTTGAGCATAGGTAGCAGAATCCTAGTAGCCGGCCAATCCACTGGTAGCCAAAACGGTGTTTATCAGGTATCAGTGTTGGGCACAGGATCAAATGGCACTTGGATTAGATCAGTAGATACCAACGAGTCCGGCGAACTCAATGCTGGAACCATCGTCATGGTCACCGAAGGTGTGACCTATAAAGACACCCAGTGGAAACTGACCACAAACGATCCCATCACCATTGGCGTCACTGCACTGACCTTTGAACAGAACTCTGCATTCGCGTTTGGCAACATCTATGCCAATGGCACTGCGGTACTGGCAGACATTGTGGGCGACACAGTTACATTCTCAACTGGCAATAACATTGTAATCACAGGCAATGCTACAACAGATACTATAACATTTGCAGTCAATGACAGTCCAACTTTTTATGGTAGCGTATTACCTGGGGCCAATGTCACTTACGATCTAGGTACAACTACTAGCCGATGGAAAGATATCTATCTAGCCAACTCCACTATCTATCTTGGCAACGCACAAATCTCTGCCAATGCCACAGCAGTTATCATTACCAATCCTGCTGGCGGCACGACTGTATTATCAGGAGCTTCTCCAGAAGTCAATGCCAATACTGTTGTGGCCACGGGCAATATCACCGGCGGTAACCTTATAACCAGTGGCGTGCTGTCAGCGACGGGCAATGCCAACGTTGGTAACCTGGGTGCTACCAATGCTAACTTAACTGCTATTACCGTTTCTGGCAATGCCAACGTGGGCAATCTTGGCACAGCAGGGCAGATCACAGCCACTGGCAACATAACCGGTGGCAATATAAATCTATCTGGTAATATTGTTGATACAGGTGCATTGTTCTTGATCACTGGATCAAGTGGTAATGTTACACTTGCTCCAAATGGAACAAACGTAGTAGTCGCAACAACCACAGGCGCCAATGTCACTGGCACCATCAATGCCACTGGCAATATCACAGCTCCTAACTTTATTGGAAATCTTGCAGGCACGGCCAATGTCGCAAACTTTATATTTGTTACAGAATCTCCAGATGACAACGTAACCTACAATTTACCTTATGTAAGTCCAAGTGGCTCAGCTGGTGGTTATAGATCACTATTCGCTGATGATACAGGCCTAACTTTCAATCCCAGCACTAATATTTTGACTGTTGCGTTAGCCAGCCATGCTACATCAATGTCTACGCCTAATGTGGCAACTACAACTACCACCGGCACCACCAGTTTATTCACTACCATAACCAGTGGCACACTCAATATAATGACCGGCCAGACCAGTGGTCCTTTGACCATTGGTGGCACCTCAGCCACTGGTGCAATTGCCATTGGCCGTAGCACTGCAACTCAAACTATTGCCATTGGCAACGGAGTCACTGCATCTGGGTCAACCAAGACCATTAGTATTGGAACACTCGGGGCGGCAGGATCTACAACTAACATTAGTGTTGGTCCAGTAGCAGGTAACGGCACTGTGTCATTTTTGGCCAATGCCATTGTTTCTATAGCTAATTCTTTAAGCGTGTCTGGCAATGCCAATATCACCGGCAATGTGTCGGGTGCCAATCTTTTACTCAGTGGTAACATCTTTGATTCTGGAACTTCACTACAAATCAATACCACATCTGCTGCCAATATCGCGTTGGCTCCAAATTCTTCCATAGTGCTTGTAGCCACCACAACAGGTGCTAACATCACCGGTACACTCAATGCTACCGGCAATGCCAACGTGGGCAATCTTGGCAC